CACAGAGACTAATGACTCTTGTTGGAAATGATTCCTTAAGTACCTTTACAAATGTTGCATATCCCTTGAAATGACTATAGAATATATTGACATCTTCACCAATCCTGTCAAACACATATGGCCTGAATGTAACATATTCACCAAATTCCGGGTTGTTTTGACACATCTTGAATTCAACATTATCATTATTCAAAGCCTCACCAACCTTTTCTTTCAAGAAATCAAAAAGATTTGTATCATAGATATCATCCATTGCTATATTTACAAGGATTTTATCAAACTTCTTATATTGTTCCTGGAACATACTTAACATATGAATATGGAATTTCTCAATATCATTCAATTCCATATTTTCTCTTTTCTTACCCCAGATATGTATTACCCATTCATTTCTGTTCTTTTCCATAATTCATTACAAAGTTTATAAAATCATTAAATGCAATACTTTCAATATTTTTATAATGTTGTGAACCTCTTGCATTCTGAAGAGTATCCTTTTTTTCATCATCAGTAAGACATTCACACAATAATCCCCTTTTGTTTATGAACCATTGTAATGTCTTAAGTGTAATATCTCTATATTCACTATTTCCTTCCTCATACCAACAAGGTCTGTTCATATCAAGATATACCTTACAGATTATATCGAAAGCACACTTTCCAATTTCCTTTTCATTTATTTTTAATAAAAGCATTGTTTCAAGTACACTATCATTAGAATAAATCAACTGATGAAGTGTCTTCACTATAAATTTTGGGTCATTTGTAACAGACTGTGGATTACTTCTCCAACAATAAATAGGAACATCCAATGCCTTTATTTTATCCTTTGCATAAAGATTTGTTGATATATTGAAGAAACTATCTTCATTTGCCCAAATCTTTTCATTCCAATAAAGGAAATTTTTTATAAGAAACTCTCTTTTATAAACTCTACCATGAATGAATATATTGTTATGATCACCCATAGTAAGTCCCCAAGATATATCTTTTGAACAAGTGTTTTTACTTCCTGTATGTCCTTCATCACTTGACCTTTCACAATAAAACTTTGATGTCAATAAATCAAATGGGGTGTTGGTCTTGTCACTGATATCAATATTTTCAAATATGATTTTAATTCCAAATAAGTTACAGAAACCATCATCAGCATCACAAAACATAATATAATCAGCATCTGACAATAAAAGTGCAGAATTCCTGGTTGAAGATACATTCCTGTGAGGACATATGATATAGTCAATATCATAAGAATAACTGTCAAGAAAATTTCTGTCAAGTATATATTCCCCACCATCAGAACAGATAATTACACCTATATCTTTCTTATCAATAAGAACCTGACATTCTATTGAATCAAGAAGAAACTTGATAACATCCTCTGTCTCCTTATATTGGGGAACCAAAAACTGAAGTCTTTTATGTTCCATATTAAAAGATATTTTATATACATTAAATATAACAAAAAAAGAAAAGGACTTGAAATCCAAGTCCTTTTCAATCATATATTAAGTGTTTTGATTATGCATTATTTGGTTCTGGTTGAAGAACTGGAATCAGTTGAGCACTGGTTGAAGAACTGGAACCGGCAGAGCAGTAGAACCATTTACTTCAACATCAGTTACAAAGACACCAGAAGCAATTGTAACAGTTGCACCTGTAACATCATAGTTATCAGCAGCAGCAACAGAAATTACACTACCAGAGATAACACCTTCTGCTGAACTGTTAGATGTCAATGTATATGTATCACCACCAGCAATATTTCTCTTATCAGATGCGACAGCAAGCCAAGAAACAGATGATGTATCCAATGTAGTACCAACAGAACCTGTGAGTGTACCTGATGGTGCACCAATTTCTAATGAAGGAAGTGTACCTGCATTAAGTCCAACAACAACTGTTTCAGCTGGGATAGTAGCTGTAATGTTTGTACCTGTAAGTGTAGGTGAACCTGTTGAGGTTGTTGCATCAGTCAATGAAAGTTTCTTATAACCCATTGTTGCTGTATATGCATGATCTTCTGCCTTATCAGCTACATACTTGGTTGCTGAACCAAGAGCAATGTTAATACTATCAGTTGTAAGACTCTTATAAGAAACAGTTGTTTCAGCCTGACTGATACCACCCTTTGTAAAGGTATCTGATGTTGAACTAAATCCAGTAAGTGAAATACCTGTCTTTGTGAATCCCTTCTTACTAACTGAAGAAGAAGCCTGTGAAATACTTACAGGTTTCATAAATGTACCAGTTGTGAATGAAAGAACATGGTTACTTACAGAAGCGGTTACAAGAGCAGAATCTGTCATACCTGCTGTATCATTACCACTAACAAATGAAACTGTGCCAACAGTAACATCAGTAACAACATCACTACCCTCTGTGAGACCACTATAGAACCACTCTCTTGTGCTGTCTGTTGAAGCATCACCAAATGTAACACCTGTAATAACTGAATTACCTGCACCAGTAAGACCAGTTACAATGTCTGTACCAGTACCAATAGTAACTGCACCAACTGAAACTGATGAAATAACATCACCAGAAGCTGCAGCTGCACCAAAACCTGTTGCAAATGTACTTGTACCTGTTACAGTAACAGCACCTGGGATTTCAAATATAACATCTGTTGAAGCATCTGGGGTTTCTCCATCTGATACAAATGTGCGGATTCCGGTTACAAAATTTGTACCTGAAGCAGAAGTAAGACCAGTTACAAAAGCAAGGTCATTACTTACATTTGAACCCTCTTCAAAAGATACACCACCAACAGCTGAAACTGATGTTACAAATGTACCTGTAACTGAAATATCTGTTGAAGCATTGATAGAAATAGCAGTAGTATTTACACTTGCTGTTGGGAATGAACCCTGGGTAAATGAGAAGTCAGATGATATAAGAACACTCTCACTGATTGTAACTGCACCAGATGCAAGGGCTGTTGGAAGAGCAATAGTCTTTTCTGTTGCAATATCCTGTGATACACCGGCTGTCTTTGCGAGAGCAATATTCATAGAATCAACAGAAACTGTACCATTTACAACTGAAATAGCAGCAGAACCACCCTTTGAAACATTAACCTTACTTGCTATATCATCATAGTCAAGTTCAACACTCAAAGTCTTACCTTCAACTGTAAGGATAGTCTTTGCTGTACCTGAAATTGAGAATACTGTGTCATTACCTGTAACTGTACCGGCAGAGGTGTTGATAGTAACCTGATTCTCACCAGAAATTACATGCCAAGCACTATTATAATAAACTGCCATATCTCCAGCCTCACAGAGCTGACCATCAATTGTAACACCATCTGCACCAATGTAATACAAGTCACCATTTGATGCAGTTGAAGGAATCTGAGAATCGTTATTAATTACACCCTTAAGAACTACAGGGTTTGAAACGATATCAGCAAGTGTAGGGATAACAACCTCAAGTTCCTGAACACCATTCCATACAACACCAGTGGTATCAGCACTACCATTAAAGAAGGTTATACCTTTTTTAACAGCAACAGCATGAGTGTTTGTACCATCATAAATTTCCTGAATATAATTGGATGCAGCAGTATCTACAAGACCAAAAACATCATTATCATTTAAACGTTTTGCCATAATTTTATTTGTTTTTATATTGTATATTCTTTATGTATTTATGAATCATTAATTCATTTTCTTGTACATCTTTGAAGTACTAAATGCAGAATCCATCTCCTGTTCAACCCAGTTTCCAGACACCTTTTTATATACTCTTTTAACCGGTGTCCAGACACCTGACAACTTGACAAACAAACCTGCCCTTACAGTAAGAGTTCTCTCCAAAAGAACCTGTTCTACCGGCAATTTATAATTGCTTCCATCTGTTCCTGAAAATCCCACTGCTGTTACTGTTGTTGAACCAATATTGGTAATACTGTTTCCAGACAATGTAACAACACAATCATCACCATATACCTTATTACTAACAACACATGTTGTATAATGTTGTTCCCCATCATATACCCAAGATGTATCTCCCCACTCAAGTATTGCAGTCAAAGGTATAATTGTAACCTTATATGAACCCTCATTGGTTGTATGGTTCTCTGCTATGACTTGGTAATATACTGTGTAATATGATGTACCTGATGTCTTGACATCCCTGAACTGTGGTGCTGTTGTAAGGTTGTATGTTCCTGATGATAATCCATATTTAATTGTTGGTTCTCCTGAAACAAGTGATACTGAAACTCCAATACCTTGTGATAAACCATTATATGTATATTCCTGATCAGAAACATCAACAATAATTTCAGCACTGTTGATTGTCCAGGTTGATGATACTTCTCCACTATAATTTCCCTTACCTGTTGCGGTCACTGTTGCAGTACCGGTATTGGTATTGTTTGAATATGATAATGTATAATCAGTGTCTTTGACAAGAACAATAACCTCACCACCCACAGTAGCAGTTACTGTGGGTGTTGGATACTGTGGGTTGCCATCATATGTTGTATTGTTTGGAGATGCAATTCCTCCAAGTGGTACAGCAACAACTGTCAGACCTTCAGTATCAGATAATGCAGTAGTACTATCGTATGTTGCGGTAATATCCGCATAACCTACCTTAATACCCTTTACTATACTCATACTTCTATTAACTCTTTGTTTTTATAATGTTTTCACATCCTCCTTAATGGAGAATGTGAAAACAAAATTTATATGATTATGATACTGTTGCAACAGTTGTATCGCTTGATGTAACAGTCTTTGGTGAAACTACACCTGTTGAACCAGACTTATATGTTGCCACCAACCTTGTGTTCAAGGATGAACCAAATGCAACACTGGTCTTAGGAGTATTTGTTGAATCTCCGGCAGTTACCAATGACAAAGTAATTCCAGTTACAGGGTTGGCCTCCTGGTTACCTGTTGAAACTGATGCACTCTTTGTCTTGCTTCCCTCACCAGATGCAGTTACAGTGAAACTGATGTTTCTTGAAGTAACTGTTGATGTCTCTGATGTTCCCAATGATGGAATACTTACATTTGTACCACTCCATGTATGTGTGATTGTTCCACTTGTTGTATTTCCAGATGCCCAAGTTTTTGTTTGTGCTGCTGTACTTGTATAATTGAAATATGTGGAAATATTACTTGTTGTCAATGTTACACCTCCTGCTGGGAAGTTTGCCTTCTGTGTAATGGTTATTGTACCTGTAATATCACCATAAGAGGTAACAGTATCAACAACTGTTGTAACTGCACAGGTCTTTGAACCAGACTTATAGTTGTCATTACCAGCAGCAGTTACAGTTATAGTTGCTGTACCGGCAGCAACATATGTAACCAAACCAGAACTATTTACAGTTGCCTTACCAGTAGCACTTGAAGAATAACTTACACTGCCCTGTGCTCCTGAAGGAGTAATCTGAACTGTGTTATATCCTGTTGTATTGTAAATAGTTGCTGTGGTAGGTGAAATTGTAAGAGGATTAGCAGCCCTGGCAATATAAACTGTGAATGATTTCTTGGCTGTTGTATAACCATCCATATCTGCCTTTACCCAATATGTTACTGTTGCACTTTCATTTGCTGATGTTCCAGTGGCAGCAGTACGTGTTGGCATTGATCCATAAGTTCCATTTTCAGAAGTTGAATAAGTATATGTAACACCTGTAACGGTCTGGTTGGCCTGGTTCTTTGCAGAAGGTCCAGATGCAACAATATTATGAGCAGAACCATCATATGTAGCACTATATCCTGTTACTGTGATTGTCAATGTACCATTGTTGATAGTTGAAGTAGCATCAATTTGTTTATTTTCAATTGTTGTACTGTGGTTACTATCTGGGGTCAACTTATAATGTATATAATATGTTCCAGGATTAGTAGCTGAAATTGTTGTTGCATCCTGAGTACCCCAAGTTACTGTACCATTTGATGTTGTACTGTAACCCAATGTGAAGTGAGCAACACCTTCACGATCAGTCATGGTTGCAATAACCTGAGCAGAACCAGTATAATAAAGAGTACCTTCTACACTTACAGTAATATCATTATCACCAGATGCATTAATCTTTGCAGCAGCAGACTGTGCATATTGTGATGAACTACCAACTGAATTATAATTTGAATTATCTGTAGGTATAAAGTATGCATAAATTGTAGTTGTACCTACACCATTAGATTCAGTTCTGCTTGTCACAGTTGTTGCAGTATTAGCAGATATAGACTTTGTGCTTGTCATAGCACTGGATGTTGTTCCCCAATGAACTGTACCTGCAACAGATGCAGTTGCCTTGATGTCTGCACTACCCTCATGATATGTCTTGGTACTACCTGTCAATGAGAATGTAGGTGTTGCCGGTGTTATAGTCAAGGTATATGAACCGGTCTTATCAGCATGGTTAGGTGCTGTAACCTGGTAGTATATAGTCTTTGAATCTGCAACATTGGTTATCTTTGGAGCAGATGTCAAGTCATATGTACCTGATGTTGTACCATATTTAATTGTTGCAGTCTGACTATTGACTGTTGATGCAGAAATAGCAGCACCCTGGGCAGAACCATTATATGTGTAACTCTGATTATTGGCTGTTACTGTTATTGTAGCATTGGTTACTGTGATTGTTGCACTTGAAGACCAACCACTTCCACTGTGGTTACCATCTGCTGTATAGTATGCCTGAACATATAATGTCCTAACAGTTGAATTACCCGGGTTTGTATTTGATGTAGACCAACCGGAACCATCTGTTGTTGAATATCTATAGTTGGTTATAGTTGCATATGAAGCAGCAGGGAATGTTGCATAATATGTTGTACCTGTATATATATGTTCATTACTTGTAGGAGTAGGTATGGTTATTCCAGCAGGATTGATAGTGATTGTATATGAACCTGTCTGTGTATTATGGTTTGAAGCAGTTACCTGCCAATAAACTGTTAATGGTGACTGTGAAACATTGGTTATCTTTGGAGCAGATGTCAAGTCATATGTACCTGATGTTGTACCATATTTAATTGTTGCAGTCTGACTACCCTTCAAGTTAGTTACTGAAATAGCATTACCCTGAGCATTACCTGTCCAAGTAAATGATTGGTTATTGGCAGTTACTGTAAAGTCAGCAGCATTAATAACAATTGATGCTGTTGAAGACCAACCACTTCCATTGTGGTTACCATCTGCTGTATAGTATGCCTGAACTGTTGTTGTACCAACAGATGTCCTTGAAGGAAGAGTTGTAGTTTCAGTCCAAGATGATGTAGCACCAGAAGTATTATAACGATATTTGGTAATAGATGCACCTGTTACTGAACCAAATGATGCTGAATAAGCACTACCATCATATGTCTTGGTGATACCAGTAGGAGTAGGTATGGTTATTCCAGCGGGATTGATAGTAATTGTATATGAACCGGTCTTATCAGCATGGTTAGGTGCTGTAACCTGATAATAAACCGTTAATGGTGACTGTGAAACATTTGTTATCTGTGGTGCAGATGTCAAGTTATATTCACCACTTGATGCAGTTCTATACCTGATTGTTGCTGTCTGACTATTTGTTGTTGTTGCCACAATACCAACACCCTGGGCAGAACCATTGTATGTATAAGTCTGGTTAATAAGAGATGACTGACCAGATGTCTTAACTGTAATTGTAGCACCAGTAATATTGTATGTTGCTGTTTTTGAACCTGTATAATTACCCTTACCTGTAACAGTAACTGTAACAGTACCAACAGCAATACAAGATGTGGAATCTACACTACTACTCCAAGATACAGTATAGTCAGTATCCTTTGCAAGGGGAACATCTGTACCAACACCTGTTGCGGTTACCGTAACTGTAGGATTAAGTTTAATAGCACTACCTGTATATGTCTGATTTGACAATCCAGAAATGGTACCAACTGTTCCCAAATTCAAAGCGGTAACACTCAAAACAACTGTATTACTGGTTAAAGATCCATAAGTGGCAGTAATGTTTGTTGAACCAACTTTTATACCTGTTATTGTTGCCATATTGTATATATTTTTTCTTATATTATTTATGATATATTGACCATTATGATACTGTTGCAACTGTTGTATCACTTGATGAAACTGCCTTTGGTGTAAGTGTTCCAGTTGAACCGGATGTATATGTTCCTGTCAAGACTATGTTTGAAGAAGCAATACTTGAACCAAATGGAACAGAAGTTGCATCAGTCTTTCCATTAACTGCCAATGAAATACTTTCCACAGCATTGGTTATACTCTTACTTGCAGTTGCAGTTGCAGTTGTATCTGTTGAGTTTGTAGCCTTTACTGTGACACTATCAGTTACAGCATTAGTAGTCATATTACTATGTGATAAGGTGGTATTGTTTGTCTTGGTGAATCTACTATTTCCATTAGAGGTTATTTCCCAAGTAACACTATCACTAACATTGTGTTGATTGTTATATGATCCTGATGTATAAAGATCATATGCCTTGTGTGATGCACTTGCTGATACAGTTGCACTACCACCGGCAGCAATCAAACCATTACCAATTGAAATACTTGCTGTATAATTAGAAGGTGAATAGTTACTATTTGTAATAGCATTACCTATACTTACTGTCTTCTCACCACTTGTCTTTGTTGGATCACCAACATTATATGCTGTGATACCAACAGTGTCTGTTGTAGCATTGGTTGTCATATTACTATGTGATGCATCAGTACCAGTTGAATAAACTGTCACATTAGAACCACCTACAGTTATAGTACTTCCACCAGATGATGGTTCAGAGAACCTACTGTTACCATTTGATGTTATCCTCCACTTTGCAGTACCTGCTTCTGTACCTGTCTGTTTTGCTGTATATGAACCAGAGGTATATCTTTGATACCAGTCTGTGTTATTGGTTACAGAACAGGTAACAGTTACACTACCACCAGCAGCAGTAAGGTTATTTGTCAATGTGCAGGTTGGTGCAACATAAGTTATATTGTAACCCTCTGTACCAGAAGTATTCTTATATTTGGTAGAACCAAGTGAATTTGTTACACTCTTACTTGCTGTTGCAGATTTTGTTGTATCACCCACATTATATGCTGTAACTGTAACACTGTCTGTTGTGGCAGAAGTACCCATAGAACTATGTGATACAGCACTACCAGTTGAATAAACTGTCACATTAGAACCACCTACAGTTATAGTACTTCCACCAGATGATGGTTCAGAGAACCTACTGTTACCATTTGATGTTATCCTCCACTTTGCAGTACCTGCTTCTGTACTTGTATATTGTGAAGTGTAATTACCAGAGTCATATTTATAATACCAATCTGTGTTGTTAGTTACAGAACAGGTAACTGTTGCACTACCACCAGCAGCAGTAAAACCATTACCAATAGATACAGTTGGTGTAACATAAGTTATATTATAACCAGTTGTACCACTTGTATTCTTATATTTCTGAGTTGTGATAATTGCATTGGTTATACTCTTCTCTGCTATTGCAGTAGCATTACTATCTGTAGAGTTGGATGCTGTAATCTTTACATAGTCGGTACCGGCATTTGTTCCCATTGATGAATGTGACAATGTATTACTTGATTTACTGAACCTGGTTATGGTTGATGAACTTCCACCAGTTGCAGGAGCAAATGTCTGTGATGTAATAGACCATGTTGCACCATCATTAACAGTATGTGAGTTATCATAATAGCCAGAAGTATAGTAATCATATGCTGTATGACTACCACTTACGGTTACAGTTGCACTACCACCGGCAGCAGTCAATCCATTACCAATTGATACACTTGCTGTATAATTAGAAGGTGAATAGTTTGTACTATCCTTTGAGTTGGTTACTTCTTTAGATGCTGTTGCTGTACCACTACTATTTACAGAGTTAGTTGCAGTAATTGTAACCTTATCTGTACCAACATTATTATTCATACTACTATGTGACAAAGTATTACCTGATTTACTGAACCTGGTAATTGTAGTTGATGTGTTAAATGTCTGTGATGTAATAGACCATGTTGCACCATCACCAGTAACAGTATGTGAATTATTGTAATAACCAGAAGTATAGTAATCATATGCTGTATGACTACCACTTACTGTTACAGTTGCACTACTTACACCAGGACCAAGACCATTACCAATTGATACACTTGCTGTATAATTAGAAGGTGAATAGTTTGTACTATCCTTTGAGTTGGTTACCTCCTTAGATACTGCTTTTGTGGTTGATGAGTTACTACCATTGGTTGCAGTAATTGTAACCTTATCTGTACCTACAGTATCATTCATACTACTATGTGACAAAGTATTACCTGATTTACTAAACCTGGTAATTACAGTTGATGTGTTAAATGTCTGTGATGTAATAGACCAAGAAACACTATCATTTACTGTATGTGTTGATGGATCAGCAGATCCAGATGTATAATAATTATAAGCAACATGTGATGCACTTGCAGTTACAGTTGCACTACTTGCACCAGGACCAAGACCATTACCTATTGATACATCTACTGTATATCCTGATGGATTAAAATTACTATTGGTTAAAGCATTGGTTATACTCTTTTCTGCTGTTGCAGTGGTATTATTTCCTCCAGTAGCTGTAATCTTTATATAATCTGTACCTACATTTGTTCCCATTGTTGAGTGATCTAACTTACCAGTTGATGTATTCTTACTAAACCTGGTTATGGTTGATGCACTTCCACCAGAAGGAGTGAATGTCTGGGTTGTAATAGACCATGTTACAGTATCACTTGGGGTTGAAGTGTAAGGTCCACTTGTTGAACCAGAATTATAATAATAATAATAAGTACGAGTGTGACTTCCTGATGCAGTCACAGTTGCACTACCACCACCAGCAGTCAAACCATCACCTATTGATACACTAACATTATAATTACTATTGGATGCATTATAATCATAATCAGTTATAGCATTGGTTATACTCCTACTTGTGCTTGCAGTTGCAGTATTATCACCAGTATTGATTGCTGTAATCTCTACAAAGTCAGTACCTACATTTGTTCCCATTGATGAGTGATCCAACTTACCGGTTGATGCATTCTTACTGAATCTGGTTATAGTTGATGCACTACCACCAGAAGGAGTGAATGTCTGTGATGTAATAGACCAAGATGCGCCATCAGATACAGTTGAGGTGTAAGGTCCACTTGTTGAACCTGAACAATACAAGTAATAATATGTGTGGGTGTGTGATGCATTTGTTGTTACAGTGGCACTACTTGTACCAGCCACAGGACCACCACTAATAGTTACACTGACAGTATAATTACTGTTACTTGCATTATAATCAGAATTAGTGACACTATTGGTTATACTCTTTTCTGCTGTTGCAGTAGCATTACTATTTCCTGCATTAGTTGCTGTAATCTTTACATAATCAACACCAACATTTGTTCCCATTGATGAGTGTGACAATGTATTACCTGAACTACTGAATCTGGTTATAGTTGATGCACTTCCACCAGAAGGAGTGAATGTCTGTGATGTAATAGACCATGTTACAGTATCACTTGGGGTTGAAGTGTAAGGTCCACTTGTTGAACCTGAACAATACAGGTAATAATATGTGTGGGTGTGTGATGCACTTGCTGTTACAGTTGCACTACCACCGGCACAAGTAAGTCCATTACCTATTGATACACTAGCAGTATAATTACTGTTAGTTGCATTATAATCAGAATTAGTGACACTATTGGTTATACTCTTCTCTGCTATTGCAGTCTTTGATGAATCACCAGAATTAACTGCTGTAATCTTTACATAGTCAGTACCCACATTTGTTCCCATTGTTGCATGTGACAATGTATTACCTGAACTACTGAATCTGGTTATAGTTGATGCACTTCCACCAGAAGGAGTGAATGTCTGGGTTGTGATAGACCATGTTGCTGTTCCGGTTGGAGAACCACTGTGTGGTTTTACACATCCTGATTTCCATTTCTGATACCAACTACTACTGTTAGTCACAGAACAAGAAACTGTTGCACTACCACCGGCACAGGTAAGTCCGGGAGAATTACCAATAGTTACAGTTGGTGTACCATAAGTTATGTTTACACCCTGTGTTGTACATGCCTGGTCTTTATATTGTGTTGAATATTCTTCATCAACATAACATGTAACAGAACAGGTCTTTGTACCTGAATTGTAATTTGAGTTACCAGGGTCTGTCACTGTTATTGTAGCTGAACCCGCACCAACATAAGTTACAGTAAATGTATTGTTGGATGAATTAAATGCAGATACAGTTGCAACACTTGTATTGCTTGAAGATGCAGTTGGTGTACCTGCATTGTTATTTACAGTAATGGATGCAGTCTTGTATGTAGAACAATAAGCATCACTATAAAGTGTTACTGATGATTTTGACAATGTCATCGGATTGTCACCCTTGGTTACAGATATTGTTGTACTGGCTATACTACCACTATCACTTGGACTGTTATTATATACATCATTGCATGTACTATCAGGTTCAAACCACGCCCAAACATTTCTACTTCCAACATCTCTTATTTCAGCATCTTCCAACCATATATAACCAGTATTACTATCATAAGATACATAGTGGTCACCTGATGAACCGGTGTAACCATAATGTATTGTACCTTTCAGTCTCTTACCTCCAGAAGGTAATGATACAATTGCGTTTGGTGTAAGGACTGTTCCATTATATTTTTTGGTTAAATTGGTAAATGTGATAGTAGGTGTGTATTTCTGAACAGTAACAGTTACCTGTATGGAATCCTGGTCAGGATAACCTGGGAAATGACACCAATTTTCATAATTAGGTGAAACAAAGCATACATAAAATTCTTCATAACCTACTTCTTCCAACTGATAAAAAGTTGTGCTTTCATGTGCCCCTATTCTTCCCTCATAATACAAAATATAATCAGATGATGCAGGATAACCTCCAGCATAAAAATCAACAGGTGCATATCCGGTTGAAATAGTAAAATCAGCAGAATCTGGATATGTGGATGTAATATTAAGAGTACCTGAATGATCTACAATATAATCAGCATCATATCCGGAAATCTCAAGGTCAGGTAGTCTGCAGGCAATATATATACTCCATGTTATAGATTTTGTACCGGAACAATAGTTTCCATCAGATGAAGCAGCAATTGAAAAACTTGCTGTAACTGACCAGGTTCCTCCATGAATACCAGCAGGAATCATAATATAATATCCACCACTATCAGAATAAAGAGTCCATGTTCCGGAAGTAGAATAACCATCGGCATATGTAACACTTCCTGGTTGGGTTAGACTACCAGTATTATTCTTTGTTTTAAGATAGACCTTCTGGGAGTCCATAGGATTATACTCCATATACTGACTTCCATTATGTGTCCATCCATTTGTTGCTACATAAGCATCACCACATCCTATGACCTTTGAACCCACATAGGTATATGCGAGATCACTTCCACAATAATCCCTATTGACAGTATACTTTTTGTAAATATAATATGTACCAGCATCAGTTGCAGTGAGTTTACCACCTGAAGGGTTTGTCTGCCATGTTATCTGACTATCACTTGTTGCTTGAGACCCCTTCTTATAACCCAATGAATATGATGATATACCAGATGTACTTGTTGATGATGTGAGATTTTTTGCGGAACCGTCATATTTCAAGGTCCCGGTGTTAATGGTAGTACTAAAAGATGCATTACCATAACATCCCACTTCAGCATTAAAGTTCCTGGTATAGTTTTCACAGGTTATAGTAAAAGAACCTGTTCCGTGATGTAATGGTGATATTAGTAAAGCATTGGCCATATTTAATTGTTAATTATTTTATTTTATTTAATACCAAGATATCATAACCATAGACAACATATCAGAAGGAGATGCATAATAACTATAATGGAGATTACCGTTATTATTTAAGATTTCCCTTTCTTCACCAGATGTATACCTTGCAACTATTAAAAAAAGTCTTTGACTACTATTCGGGTCAGCCCAATAAAGATCATCAGGTTGTGATGATTCCTGATTATAAGGTTCAAGCAGATACAGATTTGTAATTACATTTGATGCAACTGTAGCAGTTGATATATATGCTTTTGAAGAATATATACTGTTTTCACCCTTTGCACAAACATATACACTGTTATTGAAATTGACTGTTGAACTACTAGGCATATATGTCATACCCAAATCCAATGTTTTACTTCCGCCCCATTCATATGTTATACTTCCATTTCTTGTGGCACCATTGGTATAAGTAATGGTCTGTGTTGAATTTTTTCCGCTGAAAAAGGTTGTCACATTATTACTATTTATAGAATATACTGAAGGATAAATATTTCTGGTTTGTGTAATTGTAGGAGTGGTGGGTGTACCATATGTAGTTACAGCAACTTTGGAAAGTCTAATGGATGGAAGAGATTTTGACAGTTCCATAGACTGATAATTACTTCCACTCTTGGATGAAATATACACATTAGGACCACCATATGTCTGACCTCCAGCCAATCCATTTGATACAGTCAGATATTGTGCATCACTGTTTATAGTAGGCCACCTGTAATTAGGGCTGACTGATACAGACAATGTTTCACCAGATGCACACTTTGCAGGTTCAGCAGCCACCTTTACTGATACATTTCCTGTAGCACTATTAGCAACAGATGCTGCTGTTGTACAATATGTACCGACTGTTGTGGTATAAGGACTGTAGGAAATTGTGTTTCCCCAACCAGCATACACATTATAATAATATGAACCATTGGAATATAATATCTTATCTTTATCCACTATTTTTCCGGTAGAATCAAAACGACTATCACCACCAGCAGAAGAAGTAAAGAAACCTTTAAATGTATATGCTATACCATTTGAACCAGTTCTGGTTTTTGGAGTTATGATTACACCACTATTGGCAACATATGGTGCTATTTTATATGTAGTAGTAGAATCACCATTACCATTACCATACACAACCACATTGTTTTTCATAACAATTTTTATATATGCACGGCGCCAATAATTACTTGTTATAACATCACCATTCCTCCTAAAATAAAAATGAAGAGTTGTATTTGAAGATGGAGTATAATCAAAATTTTTATATCCACCATTTTCATTTGCCTGACAATAATACAGTACACCACTTAAGTTTTTTATTTGTGTACTTGTTTGATTATTTGATTTTGTAGTATTAAATACAGCAATACCTTCATATGCATTAGTTGGACAATATACCTGAAGTGTAATATTATAAGTAAAACCACCATAAAATAAATATGAGTAATGATACCAACCATTGTAACTATCAGTATTCAAAGTTATGGCAGCATATGTATAACCATGTACATCTGTTATGGATGCCCATGTTTCCAACCCACTACTGGTTTTAACATATCTTGCCTCAAAATCTTGACTTCCATCTCCATTCCTTTGACAAGAGCCCTCGGCATGACCATAAATCTGTGATTGGTTAGGATAAGACTCCATTGTAAATATTGCAGTACAGGTATTACCTCCATATGTTCCATTAAAAGTTCCTCCAGGTCCACCACCAAGGTCTGCTACATAATAACTTTGATATGAATATAAACCAGTTGATATCCAAGTGTTTCTACTACCACTTGGACTATTACGCAATCCCAAATAATCTCCAGACATACCTGCTGTCAATGTTTCCATATACACAAGAGTTGTTCCCCTAGCAACAGTTATTATACTTGCATCAGGAGCAAAAAGGTCTGCACCTCCGGATGTACCATTTTTATATAAACCTCTTCCTGCATAACTACCAACAGATTCATTTGACCATGTTTTATATCCCATAATATTATATTTTTTAAAATATTATTAATTCTTATTATATTTATTGTCCTGATACATCTACAAATTGATCAGATACCTTTACATATTCCAAGTGTGAAGGTAATGACAGACTAAAAGAAACACTATCCTCAACTCCATCACCAAATATATCCCTTTCCTCACCTGATGTATATCTTGCAACCATACACAAACCAAACATAGAACCATAACTCACATGAAAACTTCCTGAAGTGGAAGTGGATGAAGAAGGGTTATTAACCAAATATGTATATACATTTGTAACCACATTTGGTTCCTGGTTTGCCTTTGTTATTTGAGAAGTATTACTCATTCCTCCCTCACCATTTGCCTGAACATATGGTTTCACACTGCCATTGATATCGGCTGATGTATTTGTACTTTTATAACTGATACCCAATGAAGGGATTTTTCCAGTTCCACCCTTGGTATATGTAATATCTCCACTTCTTGTCCTTCCATTGTTATAATTGATATATTGTACTGAACCACCCCAAGAAAAATAATTACTCAAATTTGTACTGTTCAATGTAACCCCATATGCAGGAATTATATTTGTCTGACTAATACTTGGAGGATTTGGTGTACCATATTCACTGACCATAACAGCAGAAACATAAACAGGTGGAACAATATTTGTATTCATTGTCATACCTTCACAAGTTGGATATGTTGTTTTACTTGGAGATGTAAAATGTATTCTATCATTATGACTATATGAAACCCCTGTGGCTTTTCCATCTGGTGCATATAAGTATTGTGCAGTACTGTCAATTGTAAAACCAGAACTACTGCTGAATGATGTTGATACAGTTCCACTAGATGCACATTTTACACCTTCAGAAGCTATGATAACATATGTACTTTCCTTTGTTTCTGATGCTTCTGTTGCTCCCAATGTCGCCCACATATATATTGGACTTGAACTTGTAAGATTATATGAGATTGTGTTTCCCCAATGAGCATACCAATACAAATCAGCAGAAGATGTTACAATTGTTTTATCAAAGTTGTTTATATAATATCCAGAAGTTGAAGTATGAGTATTTACACTTAACTTCAAAATCATATCACTTCCAAGTGTTGAGGTGAAAAAACCATCACTAATGAATGTGTATGGTATACTATTTGAACCCATTCTTGTTGGTGCAGATATACCTGGTATTATATTAGAATATTCTGCTGTATAAGGTTTCAACTTAAGTGTTTGTGTACTTCCACCATTTGAACCTATATTTACATTTATATGTCTGATAATCTTTATATGACCAAAATGTATACCTCCAACTCCAAATTTATTTTTTCTAAAATAGAAATAACCTGTTGTATCAGAAGTGGGATTATATACAAATTCTTTATGTCTATTATCACCATCTACAAATATAGGATTATCATCTGCATCATGTTCCAAACCTGATATTTCTGAAGTTTTTGTACCTACATTTGGTTCTTCTTTGTCATAACTAAAAAAAGCAATACCTTCATAATATCCTGCATGATTTGTATCAGAACAATTAACATCAAGTATAATAGTATAAGTATAACCTGTATAAAATGTATAATTGTATTTTATCCATTCATTTACTGTAACTGTTACATTCTCTCCTTGAATTTGTTCTGTAGATGTTGTATATTTCCTTGCTATAAAAGCAAATCTACAACCATACTTTTCAATATCTTTCCAACTTGAAGCACCATCATTTTCTTCAAGAAAATATGATGCCTTGAAGAATTTATTTACATCATAATACACATTTCTAAAATATCCAGAACCAGCCATCCAAAAAGTAATATCCTGTGAAGTATCAAAGTTGTGTATTGCATACACTTCTATACCTCCATATTTAGTGTATGGATCAATTGCCGCAACAGTTGTGTCTCCACCAGATATTACATACTTATTACTATTATCAGAACCAATACCCACAAATCCACTACAATCACTAGAAATACCTGTACTAGAAGGATATATTCCCACTGATACATTTTTATCATATTCTTCACCATTTTTTGTGTATTGTATAAACACAAGTGTTGTACTATTTTTTGCAACAGTTATAGGTACATTTTCATCTATTGACCTCAATTCGGCTGCAGATGAAGTATTACATGAAGTTATAGATATTCCTCTCCATGTATGTGATGTATCGGGTGCATCTGATCCAGATAATGAAGTCCAAGGATAATCTGCCATAATCTATATATTTTTAAATGTTACTTAATCTTGTTTCTATATTACCAATAATATCCCACATACATTTTGCTGAAGGATAATGTTCATCATCTGAACTTGAACTGATTGTTGTCACAATCTTACTTTCCTGGAAAGCACTTGCTGCCTTACCTCCGACAGTAACAGCATCAATAGGATGCTGGTCACCATCACCCAAATCAATATAAGAAATAGTTTCAACGTCTTTTGCCATAGTGTTATTTTTTTGACTATATAGATATTTATGGAGTTTATAACTTATTTTATTTTATAGTATTTCTCAAAAATACATCTCTTTTTGTTATTTTTAAGGCATGAATAATATTCCAATTGAGATGAAAAACGGTTACATTCTTATACAGGATATAAAGAATGAAACCATAACAAAGTCAGGACTTTATGTTCCTGATGAGAATTACAACAGGTTTGCCAGGGTGTTGAAGACATATGATGGTTCAATACTCAAGGAGGGTGACATAGTTGTCAAACCGATAGGGCGCTCCACCCCTCTGACCATTGATGGAGTCAAGTATGACTGCATCAAGGAATCATTTGTTTTTGCAAAGGTAGTGAAGGATGAGGATTAAGTTTACAGACCAGGAAATAAAGGACATCATTGACATCATTGAGAAATACAGGGATGTCTCAAAGGAACTTTATACCAATCAGGATAAGGCAAAGGAGATTCAGGAAAAAGTAACTGAACTCGAAGGTATTCTGAAATCAATCAAGGAGAAGGAGGACAGTATGATGTCAGAACTCCATTCCAAGTATGGGGAGTTCAGTATTCAGGACGTTTATGATTCAATATATGATAGGGGACTCTGAAAATAACACCCTGGACAATATAAAGAACAAGATCCAGGAAATACTCAACAACAAGTTTGCCAAGGACAGTTATATCAAGAGAAAGATTGATATCTACCATGACAGACTTAATTTTGCATGTCCTCTATGTAGTGACTCCAGGACTGACAACAGAAAAAAGAGAGGAAACCTTTATCTTGACTCCCTCAAGTATCACTGTTTTAATTGTGGGGAGCATATGGGTATCAACTCTTTCCTTCATCATTTCGGGGAGGATCTCTCACTTGAAGACAAGATTACGGTCCACGAAATTCAACAGAATGCGAAGAAATTTGAAAGGAAAATATCCGGGTCACAGGCATCAATGTCAATGACTCTCCTGGAGAAACTGGCAATTCCAAAGGACATTCTCTTCAAACAACTCGGAATCATATCTCCTTATAAGAATGAGACAGCATCCAAGTATCTGAAATCAAGGATGATAGACATAAAAGACTGGAAGTATTTTGCCTACAATCCCCTTACTTTGGAACTTTATATTCTCAATATATCACCATCTGACAGGGTTATAGGTTATCAGATAAGGCAGCTTGACCCGAAGTCAAATAAACAGAGATATCTGTCAAGCAGAATGACCAAGATATACTCTGATGTGTTCAATAAAGATATAGGAGGTATTGTGGAAAGACTTCTCCTGAAAGAAGAACTTGGACAGAAGTATATTGAGGAGGAAGATGGTATTGAGAACATTGTGGCTCACCTTGACAGATTGTCAGGTATTTTCAACATTATGAATGTCAATATGGGTCAACCCCTCACTATTATGGAAGGTCCCATTGATTCACTTGCCATTCCCAACTCCATAGCACTTCAGAGTGCAGCCAAACATCTTGACGGATTCTTTGATGATGTGGAGAATGTCAGATACCTGTTCGACAATGACAAGACAGGAAGGGAGATGTCACTGAAGAAACTGAAGGTAGGAAAGACCATATTCCTTTGGAGTCAATATCTTTCCAAAATAAAGACAAAGGAGACCGTGAAAGACCTGAATGACCTCCAGAAGAAGAATCTGTTCAACATTGACGAGATTGAGAAATGTTTCTCCAATGATGAGTTTGATGTGATGCTCATCTGAAATATTTGGATAACCAGATAATTTTCATTATATTTGTATTGTAAAAGAAATGTAATATGACACTTGAAGAAATAAACAAGGAAGTAAAGAAGATCCAGGATCATTATAATTCTGAAATGAGCAGACTACAAAAAGAAATGCAGAAAGCAAAGGATGAACTGTATATTACCTGGGCCAATGAAAATGCAAGGTTCAAGATTGGTGATGTGATTGCATATCCCCATTCAGATGCAATCATAAGGATTGAAAGGATTGGTTATGGTGTGACTTATGGTGACAAACCATATGTAACATACTATGGCCCAACACTCACCAAGAAACTCACAATCCGGAAAAACGGTAATCTGAATTTTAGTATGTATGATGACGGAAGAGATATAGTTAAATTATAAAGGTATGGAAAAGAGAGAATATTTAAATCAGTACATAAAGAGATTAGAACAGATTGAACTTCTTAAAAAAGAACTCAAGGAAATAGAAAGGACATATGTGGATGAGAAAAAGCAGATTAAAGATGAACTTCCTGTTAAGATCCATTATGTTCACACCATACCCGGATATATTAAACCTGAAATGCAGACCAGAGAGGGAAACGGATATATTACAGGTTTCAAGACATTCAATCCAAATAATATAACTTATATAACAGACCCTGACTATTCACATATAGGTATAGTTTTTCCTGTCATTTATCTTCCTAAGAAAACTGGTGATGGTATAAGTTCAAGGGAATATCATTATCCGAAATATGGAACCCTGAAGTTCTGGGAGATAGGAAAGGAGGATAAAGTCTATAAGATTTATTTCGGAGAATGACAAAAGAAAAGAGAGAACCAAAAGTTCTCTCTTCTTTTTTATTCAACTGAAAGGTCATCAAAGAACTTGATTTTGTCTCCATCAATTCTCCAGGGGAAGTATTTGTTCATCAGGTCCTTGATGATTTCCATACTGTTCTCTTCCCAACCATCTCTTTCAATTTCCTTATTGACAACCTCTTCAATATCCCTTTCAGGATATGCGGCGAAGAGTGTCTGCATTGTCTTTATGTAGTTGTTAATCTTGTACTCTGAATTATTCTTGAAAATATTCTTGATGATTTCCTCCATAAAGTTCTGGACAGCAACCATATCCTCCTTATAATTGATTCCCAACCAGGTGATGATGTTTGCAAGCTGATCATCTGAACAGTCACCAGGATTGTCCTTATATCTTCCTTCAAAGTCCTTGAGAAGGTTTTGGATAAGTATGAGTGCCTTTGCAGGGTCATTCACAAACTTCTTTGGAAGATATACTGATTCAGGATTCTCCATTATTCCATCAAGGTCAATCTTATCCATATGATCTCTCAACCAGCTTGTTATTTCAGCAACAAAGTCAGTGTCAAACAAACCTTTAAGACAATTTGCTATTTCCTCATCAGTCATCTGTGAAATATCTTCATAATCATGTTTCTCTTCAAACTTTATGAGTCTCTTGAATGCTGACTCCCATCTACGTGGGTTGATAGGTTCTACCTGTTTTGAATCACCGGCACCCTTTCTGACCATACTGTGCCATCTTGGATATTCATCTCCCACCATTGAGTCCTTCTCAAATATGAAATCAAGGAGAAGTTCATCAACATGCTTTGTCCTAATCCATGCTTTCCACTGGTCTGGATCTGGAACCAACTGGAACATCCTTTCCATACGGTCTTTTGATGCAGGAGAGTCATTCCAATCCTTCCATACCCTTTCTACCTGACCATCATCACAAGGTCTGTTTGAACATGCAATCACTGTCCATTTTGAACCGAGTTTCCAGTCATAGAGTTTTCTCTCAAGGAAGAAGTTCATAAGCTGACTGAACACACCTGGGTCTGCCCTCAGGAACTCATCAAAGAGGATGATACCACCACTACCTGTCTTACAGGTGAATCCGTCTTCATCCTCATATACACCACCATTGGCATATGCATCAAGAAGTACATCAATGTTTCTGTCACCGGTAGGTTTGTATGAAGGAAGCCAAGACTTTGGTGCATCTGTTGACTTGAACTGTGCACTTGCAGAAATGGTCTGTGCAATCTTTTCATTCTCTTCATCATCAAGTCCTGAAAGGAATTCATTTGCCTGTGGGAAGGTCTTTGAGAATCTTTCGATTGATTTCATAATGTCTGTCTCTTTAGGCATTGTAGGCATCATAAATCCTCCCTCCTCAAGAAGGGCACAGTTAATTGATATGAGTGTAATCTGTTTTGATGGGTCATCACCAACATTCTCATTATACTTCTTTATTACAGTGTTAGGAATTGTTGACTTACCTATACCAGGGGCACCGAATATCAGAAGGTTTCTTGATGGTTCAATTGACCTGCCTGTTGATGTGATTCTTGTCTTACCTCCTTCCTTTGATCTCTCCTCAACCATCTCATTAAGTATTTCCTCAAACTGATCATAATTGATTTCAGCAAGACCTGACAGTTCATTCCTGTCAACATATTTAACCCTGTTCTTGGTGATACCATCCCAACTCTCACCAATCATCATATACTCAAAGATTTCATGTGCTTCCTCATCTGTACAGTCATAATGTTCCTTTATGATTGAAGGAATTGAAAGGAAGTTCTTGTACTCATTACTGTTCTTGTATTCATCATCCCCATTCCAACTCTCATCATCATAAGTTTCATCATCCTTGATGAGAGGTGCCCTCATTTCACAACCTATACCTCCTGCTGAAATGATAGTGTTGTTGAGTGCGGCAGGTGAAAAAGCATCCACAAAATCCATATGTGAGATAAGATCAATTGTGGCCTGTGGGGAAACAACAGGAAAAACATTGCCCTCATTGTCAAAGATCGCTATGAAGTTCTTTACCTTCATCATACCAATCTTGAAAAGAGACTTGATTTTTTCCCATCCCTTCTTAAAAGTATCCTTAATGAAACCCTCTTCAACAGTGTTCTGAAGATATTCATTTCTACTCATTAAATTTTTCATACTCAAAACTTTAATATATAATTATTTATGTTGTTTATCCATTATTCTTTACAACCTCAGAGTTGATGAAAATAAGTCTTCCCTTCTTGATTTCCTTCTTCCAACTATCCTTAAGGGATTCCGGTGCATCATATATCATCCAGAATGTATTCTCCGGTGCTTTGGCAGCAACATCATTTCTCTTGATTGAACTCATAATAGACCTGGAAATCCTGTCCTCAACACCCTGATAGTCAAAATAACCGTCAGTAATGACAACATGGACATCATCCTTTTCATCCTTGTTTTCATCACCCAATGACTCTTCTATTGCATCAAGCATTGCAGCTATGACTGCTGATGCATCAGTTCCTCCGCCACACTGACTCTCACCTTTTGATATTATCTCAAGAATCTGTTTTGTTATCTCTCCTTCACTCTTACTATAGAAGTCATCAACCTTATGAACACCGTTACTCCTTGATGCCCAAGGACAGATATTCAGACCTGAATACTCCCATTGCTGTGTGAACACCACAAGAGACTTGCTTATTATTTCAAGAAGTTCCAAATCCATAGAACCAGATACATCCACATAGACATTCACATCCTGGGGATCCTGGGATGTATTCTTACGGTGGATTCCATATTCACCTCTTGCTATGTTCTTTTTGTTGATCCAGTCATTCTTTCCATTAGGCAAATCCCTACCCGCCCTTCTGGTCTTCTTTGACATAAAGTCCTCAAGCATGTCTTTCCACAAATTCTTATACTTGTTGGACTCTATTTCTATTGCATCAAGAGTTCTCCTTATTATATCACCCTTTGGGAGATCTCTCTTCATCCTTTCCATCTGTTTCTGGATATTGGCCTTTGAATTGTTGGTCTCGTTTGACTTTCTCACCTTATTGATTTCAGCAAGGTCTTCATCACTGTATCCTGCTTCTTTCAGATCATCATCAGACAAACCCTTTTCCTGGAATGAACCTGTACCTCCAACACCTCTGTATTCAATATCCTGCTGTGTTGAAATTTTATCCTTTCCACCATTGGTTCTCTTGTTGATGTCATCTGCAAGTTTATTGATGTCATCATCTGTCAGTTCATCATCATCCTTTCCATCATTTCCGGCACCGGCAGATTTTCCTCCTCTCATTTCATCTCCGGAATCATTACCGTCACCTTCATCATCACTTCCCTGTTTTATGTTTGAAGGGAGGGAATCATCATCCTCTTTCTTCTTGTCTTTACTTTTCTGTTTAGGAAATTCAATCTCATCAAGATCCTCATTCTTGAGACCTGATTTATATTTAGGACCAGAACCACCATTATCAGGAACATCCATACTTCCTCCTTCTGAAGGATTGACACTATCATAAAGTTTCTTCATAAGGTCTTTGAAAGCAGTCATGAATCCACTGTCATAAGTCTTTCCTGCATCTGAATTTGGAACATTCAAGTCTTCATTGATATAATCCTCATATGATTTTACAGTGAGGAATTCAATTGCCATAATGTCCTCTATGTTATTCTTTGTGTATATTTCACCTACAGCATTGACAATTCCTGCATCCATAAGTTTCTGCCAGGCACCCTTATGTCCATATTTCTTGATAAGTCCTGCAACCTTATTCCATGCATCCTTATATCCATTATCCCATTCTTCTGTAGTTTCAATTGTTTTGTTACTACCAGGCATATCCATTTCACTGTCAGGAGGACACATTGACCTCAATTTCTTCATATATTCCTCATCATCAAGAATAACCTCCATAGGAACAATATCCCTACTGCCGTCACTCTTCTTGAGGTACATACCTTTTATTTCTTTAACAAGTCTTTCCTCTTCAATAAGACCTATCCTTACCAATGTCCTGTTAACCTCCACATCAGCAGCAAGGTTGGTATCATGCCAGGTACTGGGTGTAGTTGACTTTCCTTTTGCCATCAACCAGTTCTTGCCTCTGTTGATATGATCAAACAGGGCATGGAATACCTCATGCATAATTACGGCTGCGATAAGTTCCTTATCCATCTTCAGTTTATGATATATGTAACCCACATTCATATAAAGGTTCATATGTTCATCAACAGCCATTGTCTTGATTTTATTACTGTGAGGAAGATATATGATATTCAATGTATTCTTTGCAAAGGTGAATGTTCTTGAAAATTCCGAATTGAGCCACATCAATGCATTGTTCACAGCATTGACAATCTCTTTAGGAGTGACGCTTGAACCATCTGCAAATGTAATAGGACCACCATTCATAAATGCCCTGTTCAGTGCAGACTGTTCACCATGAATCAGGTCCTCATTCAGAATATTAACATATTCATCATAATGTTTGATGTTTATAAGTTCTCCCATAAAATGATTAAAAAATACTATAAGTTATTTATGAAGTAAAATAAATTTGGAAATATCAAATAAATCCATTATATTTGTATTGGAAATAAAACAAAACATATGTTATCAACAATCATTATAACAGCATTTATCATAGTAGGTATAATCATTCTTGTACCTGTCATATGGAAACTTATATCTTTCATAATCAGTCTGTTGTATACAGGTATTAGGTTTCTTCTTATATTCTTTGTCTTTTATTTCATCTGTTATTTTCTGTTTGTCTATCTCGGATTTTAAATCTTTATATTCTTATAATATTACAAACGGGCCATTTGATAACAATTGATTTTATGAGATAAATCTTTAAGATATAATACATTATATTTTATTTACAATGGAGATGAGAAATCATCTCCTTTTTTGTTATCTTTCTTATATGAAAGGAGAGATTTACAGAGTAACATATAATGTAGGTAAGGAGGTTGCTGAGATCCATCTTGCTGGTGACAGTGTCAAACAGATACCAATGTCACAGGATGAATGGAACAACAACCTCAAAGGTGACCTCATTGAGAACTTTAAAAAGTATTTGAATGAGTAAATATATCATTGTGGGTCCAGGTGCTTCCGGAAAAGACTGGCTCATCAAGAAAATGGAGGAAAAAGGCTATCATCCAATGAAGCAATATACCACCAGGGAGAGGAGAGAAAATGAGACTGGAGATGAGTATCATTTTGTCTCTGAACCTGTATTTAAGGATATGGAAAATAAAGGCAGTTTCATATCAGTAAACTTCTATAGGATCGGTTGGTATGGAGTCTCTTATGATGAACTCATCAACTCCGATGTGGCAATCCTCTCACCAGCTAATGTGAGGGATGTGTTTGAACAGTTCCCAGAGTTAAGAGACAGATTTACAATCATTTATCTTGACATTCCAGAGGAAGTAAGGAGACAGAGACTGAACAATAGATACACAAACAAGGTGGGCGATGACAATGAAGTCCGCCTCAAAAATGATGCAAAAGACTTTAAGGATTTCAGTATCTGGAACTTAAGGTTGGAGAGTGAAAAATCGGTCGATGAATACATAAATAATTTATCGCCGAAATCAGAAATTTAAGTTTAATTTTAATCAATTTTTTATGATGAAAAATCTAAATCCTTGTGTAACAGGAGATACCAAAGTGTGGACAGTAGAAGGACCCAAATCCTTCAAGGACCTGGCGGATTCCGGTGATGATGTGAATGTATATTGCCTTGACGACGATGGTAATATAAAGGTATCAAAAATGTTCCATCCCAGGTTGTCGGGATACAATATAGGAATCATTGAAATTACATTGACTGACGGGACAGTATTGAAATCGACACTGAACCATATGTTCCTTACAGATGAAGGTTATGTGTATGCCGGTGATTTATATGAGGGATATAAAATTGTGACAATTAAGAATAATTCTGTTCTTCCACTTGATATTGACGAGAAGGACAGGAAGTTTACAGAATACACAGGAACAAAGAAAGGTACTGTCATAAAGAGATGTGAGGTATCAGGAGAGGAGTTTGAGTGTATCTGGGATATGAGAGAGGTCTGCACCAGGGAAGGATATGAGGCAGATCTCTATAATATTAAACTGACCAAGGTATGTACATCATCAGACAATTATGAATACAAGACTGTCGAGAGTGTGAGATTCCTGGAAGAAAGAGAGAATGTATATAATGGTACAGTTGCTGTTTATCACAACTACTTCACTATTGATGAGAACACAAACACCATAGTTAACCAACTTAACTGTGGTGAAACAATATAATATATAATAAACAATTTTTGTATGATCAAAACGGTAATAAAAAGAGATGGCACCAGTGCCCACTTCCGTATTGAGAAGATCTACAATGTACTTGACAAGGCATTTGCCTCAAAGGAGATGGAGACTCCTGTTGAGGTATATGACTTCATCAAGGAATGGGTAGACAAGTATGGGGAAGAATCAATCAATGTTGAAGACATTCAGGACAAGATTGAGAAGTACCTTATGAAGTATTACCCATGTGTTGCTAAGAACTTCATCATTTACAGGGCAGAACACAAAGCAATGAGAGAGGAAAAGAATCAGCTCACAAAGGATGTGGAAAAGAAACTCCTCGCAAAGAATGTAGAAAACCAGAATGCCAATGTAGATGAGTATTCATTCGGCGGAAGAATGGGTGAGGTTACCAGAGTTGTTACAAAGGACTATGCATTGAAATACTGTATGTCAAAGAAGTCAAAGAGCAATCATCTTAATAATGAAATATATATACATGATTTAGATTCATATGCAGCAGGTATGCACAACTGTCTCTCAATACCTTTTGATGACCTTCTTGCAAAGGGATTCAATACAAGGCAGACTGATGTCCGTCCCGCCAACTCAATCAATACAGCGATGCAGCTGGTTGCAGTGATATTCCAGTTGCAGTCACTTCAGCAGTTTGGTGGTGTATCAGCAACACACCTTGACTGGACAATGGTTCCTTATGTGAAGAAATCATTCAGGAAACATGTCAAAGGTTGGTACAGGTTTGTTGAGGGTATGTCAAAGGATGATGCTGAAATCAAAACCCAGGAACTTGAAAAGGAGTTTGGTGAACTCTGTTTTGGTAATGAGGAATTCAAAAATAAGTTACAAAAGATTTACAATTATGCTTATGGTCAGACAGAGGCTGAAACCTATCAGGCAGTTGAAGGAATGTATCATAACCTGAATACACTTCAGTCAAGGTCAGGTAACCAGTTGCCTTTCACATCAATCAACTACGGTACCTGTACATCACCAGAAGGAAGGATGGTTACACAGAAAATCCTTGAGGTTTCAATTGCCGGTCTCGGTAAGTTCCATAAGACACCTATCTTCCCTTGTGGTATATTCCAGTATATGAAAGGTGTGAATGACAAACCAGGTACACCAAACTATGACCTTTATCAGTTGGCCCTCAAGTCAACAGCAAAGAGACTTTATCCTAATTATGCAAATGTTGACTGGTCAGGTAATGCCGGTTATGACATCAATGACCCCAGGACTTATTTCAGTACAATGGGTTGTAGAACAGCAAATGGTTGGGATGTGAATGGTCTTGGTCAGTTGAAGGATGGTAGAGGTAACATATGTCCTGTTACAATCATTATGCCTACACTTGCAATGGAAGCAGACAGGGATGTTGAGAAGTTTATGAAACTCCTTGACAAGAAGATAGGTGAGGCAAAGGATATGCTTATCGAGAGATTCGAGTGGATCTGCTCACAGTCACCAAAGTCAGCAGACTTTATGTACACCAATGGCACAATGGCAGGATATGTTCCTGAGGAAGGTATCAGGTCAGCATTAAAGCATGGTACGATAGTTATCGGTCAGCTTGGTCTTGCGGAGACACTTCAACTCCTTATCGGTAAGAACCATCTCACAGATGAGGGAATGGCACTTGCAAAGAGAATTGAACAACTCTTCAAGGACAGATGTGCTGAATATAAAAAGGAGTACAGTCTGAACTTTGGTGTTTACTACACACCAGCAGAGAACCTTTGCTACACAGCACTCAAGAAATTCCGTGACAAGTATGGTGTGATTGAGAATGTATCTGACAGAGAATACTTCACCAACTCAATGCATGTTCCTGTTTGGGAGAAGGTTACTCCATTTGAGAAGATTGATATTGAATCACAACTCACTTGTTACAGTTCTGCCGGTTGTATTACTTATGTTGAACTTCCTTCAACAGTACTTCACAATACAGAAGCCCTTGAAACCATTGTCAACTATGCAATGGACAAAGATATTCCTTACTTTGCAGTCAATACACCTAATGACCTCTGCACAGAGTGTGGTTACCAGGGTGAACTTGGTGATACCTGCCCACAGTGTGGAAGTACAAAGATTCAGAGACTCCGCCGCGTGACAGGCTACCTTACAGGCGATTATAAGACTGCTTTCAATTTTGGTAAGCAGAAAGAGACAGAAGACAGAGTTAAACACAACAAGGAAGTGAAGATTTAATTATGAAGTACATAAGTATTACGACATCAGATGTAAATAATGGATTGGGTTGCAGAACCACCCTCTGGGTTGGAGGGTGTACCCACCATTGCAGAAACTGTCATAACAGGAAGACCTGGAGTTTCAATTCAGGTAAGGAATATGACAAGAAGGTTGAGGAAGTGTTGTTCAATGAAATGGATAAACCTTACATCAAGGGATTGACATTGAGTGGTGGTGATCCCCTTGACAGTCCTGATGGTGTGTTGGAACTCCTTCAGAATTTCAGGGAGAGGTTTGGTGACACAAAGGATGTATGGATCTACACAGGTTATACTTATGACTATTGCCTGAAACACTTCCCAGAAATCCTGAAACTCTCTGACATTCTTGTTGACGGTCTGTATGAACATTCCAACAGGGACACTTCCCTGGCATTCAGAGGTTCAACCAATCAGAGGATAATTGACTTGAAGACTGGTGAGGACATAAGTGAAAAACTATAAAAGAAAGGTGAGTTGAATGACTCACCTTTTGTTATTTTTATTGTATGAGCAATAAGAAGATTAAGATTTATATTCTCCATTATCAGTGTGGTCTTGGTGATGGAGATGTAAAATTTACTTGTAGGGCAAAGGCCTGTGACCTTTGTGATGAACATAACCCATTGTACTATGTGGAACAGGAAGTTGACAAAGATGAATTGTTTAACTGTGTAAACCTCTATGCACATGAATGTGGAAACTATGTACATATCAGTACTGTTAAACCGGAAGGTTGGATGAGTAAGGATGAGTATTATGGACTTTAATAAGATTTATAATATGGATTGTCTGGAAGGTATGAAGAATCTTCCGGATGGTGTTGTCAATTGTATCATCACATCTCCTCCTTATAATGTAGGACTTGAATATGATGAGTATGATGACAACAAACCTTATGATGATTACCTGAAATGGATAAGGGAAATATTCCAGGAATCATACAGAGTCCTGGCAGAAGATGGAAGGATGTGTATAAACATAGGTGATGGTAAGAATGGATCCATACCCACACATTCAGATTTCATACAGATTGCCAGGGAGATTGGTTTCCATGTCCTCACCATCATTGTATGGAATAAGAACAATTCAAGTAACAGGACTGCCTGGGGAAGTTTTATGAATCCGTCATCTCCATCATTCCCAAGATGTTTTGAGTATATACTTGTGTTCAGGAAAACAATGAAACTGACACATACAGGTGTTGCCACAATAGAAAGGAAGGAGTTCATAGATTGGAGTAATGGACTCTGGGAGTTCAATGGTGAGAGATTGAGTAAGGTTGGTCACCCGGCGGCATTTCCTATTGAACTTCCCAAAAGATGTATAAGGTTGTTTACCTATGAGGGAGATGTTGTACTTGACCCATTTATGGGAAGTGGTACCACCGCTGTTGCTGCACTGTGGGAAAACAGGAAGTATATAGGGTTTGAACTCAGTGAAGAATACTACAAGCTGGCAACAGAGAGACTGGAGATAGAGAAAACAGAATATAATTCCAAATTGTTTTGATGGAACTCAATAAGGTATATAATATGGACTGTCTTGAAGGAATGAAGGAAATCCCTGACAAATCCATTGACTGTATCATCTGTGACCTTCCTTATGGTTCAACTTCCTGTTTCTGGGATGTTATAATCCCATTTGATAAGTTATGGGAACAGTATGACAGGATAATCAAGGATAATGGTGCCATCCTGTTGTTTGGTCAGGAACCATTCAGTTCGCTTGTGAGATTGAGTAACCTGAAGGACTACAAGTATGACATATACTGGCAGAAGGAAAGACTCACCAACATACAACAGGTGAAGAGAAGGGTTGGTAAGGATGTGGAGACCATCTCTGTGTTCTATAAGAAACAGTGTACATATAATCCCCAGATGCTGACTTATGACGGTCCTCCGAGAACAAACAAGGTCAAGGATGGGAAACTTGGGAAACTGACTGACAACAATATGAAGAAACCTATAGAGTATGTTGATACAGGTAAGAGATACCCAACCCAGGTGTGGAAGTTCCAAAGGGATATACTCACATCAAACCTTCATCCTACACAGAAACCATTGAAACTGTTGGAAGAGTTGGTCAAGACATTCACCAATGAAGGTGATGTGGTACTTGATAATTGTATGGGTTCAGGTACAACTGCTGTTGCCTGTCTGAACACAGGAAGGAAGTTCATCGGTTTTGAGACTGATGAGGAATACTATAAGATTATCAATGAAAGAATTGAACAAAGTATATAATGAGGATTGTCTGTTGGGAATGAAAGATATTCCTGACAAGTCCATTGACTGTATCATCTGTGACCTTCCTTATGGTACATCCACCTGTTCCTGGGATATACTCATACCTTTTGACAAACTGTGGGAACAATATGAGAGGATCATCAAGGATGGTGGTGCAATAGTCCTGTTCGGCACAGAACCATTCAGCAGTATGTTGAGGATGAGTAATCTGAAATGGTATAAGTATGATCTGATATGGAAGAAATCAAAGAGTGGTTCTGCTTTCTGCGCCAAGTACAGACCAATATCAAAGCATGAGAACATCAGTATCTTTTCTAAGAATGGTAAGAAGACTGTCTATAATCCACAGATGATAAAGGGTGAACCATACAAGAGGACACACAAAATATCAGAGGTTGACATCAACAATCATAATATAGGTTTCAACAGAAGGGAGGTTGTCAGTGTCAATGAAGGTTTCAGATACCCTGACAGTGTATTGGAGTTCCAACAGAAGTGGAGAAGACAGGACCAGGTCCATCCTACACAGAAACCGGTTGAACTCATTGAATGGTTGATAAGGACATACTCCAATGAAGGTGATACAATATTGGATAATTGTATGGGTTCAGGTACGACTGCGGTGGCGGCCATCAGGACAAAGAGAAACTTTATAGGGTTTGAACTCAATGAGGATTATTACAAAATAATACAGGAAAGAATAAAAAATGAAGAGGAAACCAAATAAGTCTTCCTCTTTTGTTATTTTTATATAGTAAATATTGTTAATTATGAAATTGGATTATATACTCCACCATATCATTAACAATTATGAAGATGATAATGGTAGAGCACATTATGATTATGTGAGAAGTGAAATCTGGTTCAGAACACCTGAATTATGTAAAGAGATTGGTGAACTTCTGAATATGGAAATCCCGGTTGAAACAAATGTGATTGTTTCAAAAGAACAGATGGAGGAAGTCCACAAACTGTTAAATGACAGGAGAGACCTGATAGGTTCATATGGAGATTGGTTTTTAAATATTTGGACATTATAATATGGAAAAGAAAATAAAAGTTGTAGGTATATCTGATATACATGGAACTCTTCCTGAGATTCCGGAATGTGATGTTGTCTGCTGTGCCGGTGACATCAGTCCATTGGAATACCAGAGTGACCAGACATCTATGGTATCCTGGTTCTGTCTTGTGTTCCTTCCCTGGGTTGAAAGTCTTCCCTGTAAGAAGTTCATCCTTGTGGCAGGCAATCATGACTTCTTTTTACAGAATATTCACAGGGTTTTGATTGACAGGTCAAAGGAATACACAAGATATACTTGGATAAGTGCAAATAATGTAATGGAGAAACTCCTTCCTGGAGATTTAATGAAGACATATGATAAACTTGTTTATCTCTGTGATTCATCTTATGAATATAAAGGTCATACATTCTATGGTACACCTTGGATAAGGGATTTAAGAAGATGGGCATTTTATCTTGATGATGATTCACTCAAGGAGAAGTTCAATAAGATTCCTGAAAAGTGTGATGTGATCATTACACATATGCCTCCAAAGATTGAAGGTCTTGGTGGTGTACTCCAGGGTGGGTGTTACAATACAGGTGCAGATTATGGTTCTCCTGAATTGGCTGAAGTATTGAAATACAGGAACTTTAAGTATGCACTCTGCGGGCATGTCCATTCAGGTCAGCACAATCCTGTTGAGATTGGTGACAAGAAACTGGTCAATGTGTCTTTCAAGAATGAACAATATCAAGAAGCATATTATCCTTTTGAATTTGAGATATGAGTAAGTTAAGAGAAAGAGTTTCAAGGTGGTTTCTGAAAACCGCAAAGAAAATTGATGAGAAGACATTTTCAGATGAGATGACCTTTGTTCATATTCCCTCAGTTGATACGGGAATCAATATGACAAGTTATGATAAGAACAATGTTGATAAGATAAGAGGTGTATATAGTCTATCCAGTATGGAGATAGAGGCACTGAAGAGAATTGTGAATCTTGATTTTGAAAAGGAAATTCATTATAGAATTTCCCAGGGTATTACAGAAGAGATAATGAAAAAGTATGGTGACCAGATAAAGATGGAATATAAACCGGAATTTGACGCTACTGTTTATAGTTTGGATATATATCTGTGTAAACCACAAAAGAAAAAAGGAGGCATTTAATTGTCTCCTTTTTCTTTTATTTCATATCCCATTCTCAATGTCCATACATCATCAGCACAATCATTGAACAAATCTATGATCCAGGATCCAGGAACACTTGACATCAATTGATTCAGGTATTCTGTGTAATCAACCCAAGAACCAGGACCATTGTCACCACCATGTATATATGTGATATAATATCCTCCTTCTGCCTTGAACACATCCATAATACCTGGTTTCCTGTCACCTCTGTATTCAGGTAACCTATCCTGGATATATATGTATCCTTCATCTTCATTGCCGACCTTTTCCCAATGTTCATCAAAATCAACACCTGGGTCATCATCAAACATATGGTCATCCAATGATTCCTTTATATAACTTTTGAAGTTTATATAATCCTTAAATTCCAATAATGTATTCATATTAGTTAAGTGGTTTAAATTTATAATATTTATGTAACTAATTGATTTTTATTTTAATATTTCCATAAATATAGTAAGAGCAGATGGATTAATCGCCAAATCTTTCCACCTGCTCAAATATAATAAAATCACATAATATTTATGAAAACAAAAGAAGAAGTGTTGTCTATTCTCAAGACACACCCCAATGGAAATATTGAAGAATCCAATTTCAAGAAAAAGTTTCCAGAACACTATTCTGAAATAATAAAGTGGGAATTTCCATATGATTTTAAATGGATACAAAAACTTTATCACTATTTACACAATGACAAAGAATTGAATTTGGGTAAATGTCCTATGTGTGGAAATAGATGTGCATTTCATAGATTTGGAAAGGGATATAAAAAACACTGTTCACAGAAATGTAAGAGTATAAATCCAGATGTTCAAAATAAAACAAAGAAAACTTGTTTAAAATTATATGGAAAAGTTTCTTATGCCCAAACTGATGAATCAAAGGAAAGAATAAAGAAAACAACACTTGAAAGATATGGTGTTGAATGTTATGCAAAAACAGAAGAATCAAAAGAAAAGGCAAGAAGAACTTGTTTAGATAGATATGGTGAAATGTGTTATTCTAAAACATATGAATGGTCAAGTAAAAGAAGAAAAAGAATTAAATATGATAACTTTACTTTTGATTCTTCTTGGGAAGTAGTTATTTATCAATATTGTAAAGAAAATAATATTCCTTGTGAATATCAACCAAATATACAATTTGAATATGAATATGATGGAAAGAAACACATATATCAACCAGATTTTTTAATAGATGGAAAACTATATGAGGTAAAAGGTAGTCAATTCTTTGATGGAGATAAAATGATATGTCCATATAATAGAAATGATTATAATGATGGTATTGCAGAATCAAAACATCAATGTATGTTGAAAAATGGTGTAATAATATTAAAAGAAGAAGATATAAAAAATATAAAAAAGAGATGTCTTAGTTGACATCTCTTTTTATATTTACAGGTTTGAAATGATTTACTTTTAAGAATTCTTTAATATTTTCCAATTCAAATAATTGGTCCGGACCAATATTATAGTGTATAATATCATCTCTTGTTTTTTCATCCATATTATTAACCATTTTCCACCCCTTAAAGTAGCTAATCATTATTTCACCAGATTTGATTGAACAATCTTTATTCCTTCTTCTTGGTCTCATAACAGTCTTGAATGCAGTATAATCTGTCATTCCTGGTGCCTTCTTTTTTATCCAATCAAACAAATCACAAAAGTCCATTTCAAACATAAGATAGGAAACACAGGTCTTCATTGCAATATTAAACATCACATTATCTTTCTTATGTTTTACCAAGTTTAAACTATTCCAAACTGCCAAACCCTCATCAAAAGTTGAACTAGACTGTGTTCCATAAGCAAATAACCAAAGACCTGTTTTCATACCATAATGTCTTCTAGAGCAGTGACCCTTTATTTCATGGGCAATCAGTCCATCAATATCTTCATCAGAGAACTTTGAAGTCTTGTTGATGTTGACTCTTCCCATCTTGACATTCATTCTTGGGAGCATACCTGTATCAATCTGTACATCAAAGTCATATCCAAGTTCATCAAGTGCATCCTCAATTGCTTCAAGGACATCATCACTGTCATTGGTTCTGTCTTCCTTAAAATCTGGTTTCTTATAAGGATTATCCTTTATTACCTGGAGTGCTTCCTTGTAGAGATCTTTATCAACAGGATTTTCACCCGGTTCATATTCACCATCCTCAAGTTTTTTTCTTTGTTCAAGACTCAGTCTCATTGAATGGAGTTTTTCAAGATAGAACTTGGCAACATAACATTTGTCCTTTATCTTTTCAAACTCATTAATGAGTTTACCCATATCGTCATAGATCTTCATATCCACATCAGAATTCTTTATTTCAAGTTGCGGATAGTATTTCTGACCAAGATTCCTGGCATTCATAAACTTGTCAAACTCTTCCTTAATATTACTGACAGTTTGTGCCACATATTTGGTCCTGAACTTCTCAATGAGTTTATGATACTTCTCATCCAATATAAGAAGTTTGGATTTGGTTTCTGGATCCATCAGAAATACACTGTTGGATTCAGAAATATAATCGTCAAAATTAAGTATATTTTCCATACTATTATTTATGGACACTCATAAATAATTTATAATATGTGTATTCATTATGAAATTTGAATTTGATCATAAGACAGGTACAATGCAACCCAAAAAGGATGAGGAGATTTACTTTGCAAAATCCCAGGGTGGTGGACTGATTGTTGATGACAAGAAACACAATATCAAGTTTATCATTGAAAGGGATGAAAGGATAACCAAACTCTTTGGTAGTTTTGACAAGGACAAACTCAACCTTTATGATATGAGGGATGCCAGAATGATTGCTGATAGGGTTACCAGGTTATTTGGAAGTAAACACAAGTATTGTGATTATCATTATTTCCTCAAAGGTTATGTGATGAAGGAAAGTGTCATCAAGAGTTATACTGATTTCATTGAAGAATCAACCTGGGGTAAGATGCTTGACCAGGGTACAGGTGAAATCAGAAAAGAGGAAGGTAGGATTATAGGAAAACTTGAAGATGGTACCAGGCTCATACTTCCCAATGAGGCATTTGCTGACGGTGACATTGTTGATTTTGATGATGTCAATTTCTATACATTTGATGAAAGTGGTGAAGATCTTTATGTTGCTGTTATAAATGATGGTGATACAGATACATATTGGAGATATGATGAGGATTCAGAAGATACCGTGAATATGATAAAGTGTATCACAATAACCAGTGAAATAAGGGAACATAATGATTTTGCTATTCTGAAAGCACTGATGAGACAGGGTGAATGGGACAACACTGATCTTGAAGACCTTAATGTAACCACACATGACCACCACATCAATTTCAGTTATTCAACAAGTTATGATTTTTCAATCTATACTGACAGGGCTTATGCAATAGAAGATGCTGTTGAATTTGAAGAAGAAGTTCTTGATGAAACAAGATGGACAAAAGAAACTTTTGACAGATTCAGAAATAACATCGGTGATGATTTCATAGATGAAAGCAGTATGGAAGATGACCTCAAGGAAAGTTGGGAGAGTTATTATGATGATATGTCTGAAGAGGAAGCAATTGAAGAATTACTGAACTGGAAAGTCATTGAAGATTCAGAGGATTATTTTGAACTTGATGAGGATGGTGAAACAGACCATACCCAACCGAAGTTTGACTATACCGACTATACTGATGAATATTCAAAAAAACGTCTTGAGGATATAGGTGATGTCATTGATGATTATCTTACCACCTATGGATATGATAATATAGAGAGTTATATCAATACACATAAACTTGCAGAAAGGATTGTTGAATTGGATGGTCCAGGAAGATCACTTTCAGGTTATGATAGTGAGGAAAGGACAGAAGATGTTGATGGTGAAACATATTATATATACAGAAGGAATTAATTAGATGATACTTGACTTTGGTAGTTTCATAATAAATGAGAGTAGTCTGAAAGACCTCAAGAAGGATGTACATGGTGTTCTCAATATGTCAGCCAGGAAAAGGATGAGAAAGGAACTCCGTAACAACATCATTACATTCAAGTTCAAGAAAAGGAATGGAGACATAAGGACTGCACATGGAACATTACATCCGGATTATCTTCCCAAGTTGAAAGGTGGAGCACCCAGACCGGAAAGACAGATGGTCTATTATGATTTGGATAAGGAAGGATGGAGAAGTTTCAGGTCATACTCTTTCATAAAGATTGTCAACCTTGAACCTGTTGATTCATCTTCTGTCAAACCTCATACCAAACCAATTGAAAAGGAAGAGGAGGAAGAAGATGTAAAGAAGACCAAACCAATTGAAAAGGAAGAGGAAAAGGTTGAGAAGGAAGTCAAGAAACCAGTTACCAAAAAGAAAGATGAGGATGAAGAGGAGGAACATGCATACAAGAGTCCTATCTATGATGAATCTGAAGAGGAGAAGAAGGAAAGGAAAGAGGATGATGAGAAAATAGAAAAAATAAAACACAAGGATAAAGAGGAACCGGAGGATGAGGATGAGAAAGATATAGAAAAAGAAGACAAGAAAGATAAAGAAGAAAAGAGTGAAGATGAATAATTTTCACTCTTTTTTTGTTATATTTAAGGTTGAACAAATCGAAACATAAAGTTAAACAATAAAATATATTATGAGTAAAATTATTGGTATTGATTTAGGATCAACTTTAAGTGAAGTTGCTGTAATGGAAGGTGGTAAACCTACCATTATTGTCAATGAGGAAGGTAAGAGAACAACACCTTCTGTCATATCATTCACAAAAGAAGGTGAGAGAAAGGTTGGTGATGCAGCAAAGCGTCAGCAGGTAACCAATCCGAAAGACACTGTTGTACTCATCAAGAGGTTTATGGGTGGTACATATGATGAGGTGAAGGATAACATCTCTCATATCCAGTATGACGTCAAGAATAAGAACGGTTATCCTGTTGTTTCTATTCTTGGAAAGGAGTACAAACCTGAGGAACTGTCAGCAATGATTCTCTCAAAACTGAAGAAATGTGCAGAGGATTATCTTGGAGAGACTGTAACAGATGCAGTCATCACTGTACCTGCCTGGTTCAATGACAGTCAGAGAAGTGCAACAAAGACTGCGGGTGAAATCGCAGGTCTCAATGTAAAGAGAATTGTTGCAGAACCTACAGCAGCAATCCTGGCATCCAACATTGATATGAGTAAGGGTGGTAAGTATATGGTTGTTGACTATGGTGGTTCTACTCTTGATTTCTCAATTGCAGACATCTCTGACAATGTTGTTGAGATACTTGCATCAAATGGTGATGTCTATTGCGGTGGTAGTGACCTTGACAAACTTGTTGCAGACTATATTGTAAATGAGTTCAAGAAAACAGATGGTATTGATTTGTCAAAGGATGCAATGGCAATGAGCAGAATCCTTGAAGAGGCTGAAAAGGCAAAGAAGGATCTCTCAAATGTTTCATCAACAGACATCAATCTTCCTTATATTACTGCTGATAGTTCCGGTCCTAAGCACCTGAACATCCAGTTGTCAAAGGCAAAGTTTGAGCAGATCATAGATGGTGAGGTCAAGAAGATTATCAATCTTGGTAAGGAAGCAATAAAGAAGTCCGGTATCAATGCACCAGACCTGGATGGTATCCTCCTTGTTGGTGGTTCAACCCGTATTCCTAAGGTCCAGGATGAATTGACAAAGGCATTTGACAGACCTCTTATCAAGAATGTAAATGCTGATGAGGTTGTTGCTCTTGGTGCAGCGGTTCAGGGTTCTATCCTTGGTGGTGAGAATTCAGATCTCCTTTTGTTGGATGTAACTCCTCTTTCTCTTGGTATTGAGACTCTTGGTGGTGTATTCACAAAACTTGTTGATTCAAATACAACAATTCCTATCACCAAGACACAGGTGTTCACTACTGCTGAAGACAATCAACCAACTGTTGAGATTAAAGTCCTCCAGGGTGAGAGACCAATGGCAAAGGATAACAAGCAGCTTGGTATCTTCCACCTTGACGGTATTCTTCCTGCCAAGAAGGGTGTTCCTCAGATTGAGGTTACATTTGACATTGATGCAAACGGTATCCTTTCTGTATCTGCAAAGGATAAGGGTACAGACAAGAAACAGTCTATCAGGATTGAGGGTAGTTCTGGTTTGAGTAGTGAGGAGATTGAGAGGATGAAGAGAGAGGCAGAGGAAAATGCAGAGGCAGACAAGAAGGAATTTGAAAAGGTTCAGACTCTCAACACAGCAGAGGCAACCATATTCAAGACAGAGAAACAGATTGAGGAATTTGGTGACAAGATTACTGATGAACAGAAATCTGAACTTGAGAATGGTCTGAAGGCATTGAAGGATGCATTTGAACAGAAGGATGTTGATGCATGTAAGTCTTGTATGGAAATCCTTTCACAGTCCTGGTATAAGATCTCAGATGAGGTGTACAAAAACTCCGGTGGTGAAACCCAGGGAGGAGATGGAAATCCAATGGATGACATAATAAATAATATGGGTAATCCCCAGTAAGAAAAAGGAGAGTGAGTGACACTCTCCTTTCTTTTTTCCATAAATACCTTATATATAGATAAAAGCAAATATGATAACACCATATTTAAGGAAATTTAATACAGAAGGTGGAACATTGTATGTATTTCCATCTGTAAGTAGAGATCTCACCAAAACATTTGTAGGTAATGATTATGAATTTAAGTTCAGTCATTTTGCATGTCTGAATATTCCTGATATATGTAAGGGTAAATATTCAAATGATGATTCAGATTCAGATTCAGATGATAAACCTAAAGGTTTGTATATTGAAACTCTGATGGATGATAATGTTCCATCAAATTGGGAATCTGGTGACATCTGTAATGCCATAACTGAAAACCTTCAGAACTATGTAATGAACTTTGAGACAGCAATCCTTAATGGTGAAGGAGACAATGATGATTATGATCCTGATGTTCTCACAACAGTTTCTGAAAAGGTGTTCTGGAACTGGATGCAGAAAGTTGGTGCAATCAAGTTTACAGAAAGTGGTACAGTAGAAGATGTTTCATCTATTACTGAAAGAACTGTTCAGTATATTGGTAATATTGATATAATGAACACTGTTGAAATAAATGGTGATGCTTTTGAAGAACTATATATACATATCCCAAGTACTGTAGGTGCCAGCACAAATGTTTATTTCAGGACTGGTGATATGACAGACAACAAGAACTATCTCAATAAAAAATACTCTATAACAAATGGTGAATATATTATAGGAAGTACATCAGAAAGTATACATCCTGAAGGTTTATGTATAAAATCATTTGTTGATAGTGATGAAGGGGAAAACTGTTATATAGGTGATATTGGACATACAATTGATTTCAGGGATTCAAGTTATGATGCCGGTGAAGGTATAAACAATATGAACAGCAAGAGTCTTGAAGACTTTGAGTTCAATGCGGTTCTTATTTATTATGATGTATATGAGAAAACAAAAACACCTGGTGTAAAGAGAGTTGCAACAAACCTTTATGGTATTCTGTTCCTTGACCAAGTTGAAATAGAAAATGAAGAAGGATATATACAAAGATATCCAAAGAAGAAAGAAACTGTTTATGGAAATGGAAACAGTTATGCCCTTAAGATTGACTTGAAAGTAAATACATATGGAGATACATCCACTCAATATATTCATGTATTTGATGATGAAAGTGATGTAGAAAAAATTGTATCTATGTCCTTGTATATGAGATCTCTGGAACAACTTCAGAAGTGCATTGACATATTCTATACACAGAAACAGCAGATTGTAAAACTGTCTGAAAGGGTGGAAATACTTGAAAATCTCATAATGGGAATTGATTCAATCTCTTTTATAAAGGAAGAGATTCAGAGACTTAATAATCTTTGTAATGAAAGTTCCAAAGTTGATACTCCTACATTACTTGGTTTAATAGATAAGAATTCTAAAAAACTTGATAATATTATAAGTGGAGGAAAGGATATAAAACTTCAGTTTGATACAGATGTCCTTCAGGCTGGTTCAGGTATTGGTCTTGAAAAGAGTATGAATAAAGTTGTCATCAATTCAGAACAGAAATATTCCATCAATAGTATATATAATGGATTGGATGAAAATGATGAAATAACTAAAGATAACCCAATTACCTCATCAGCATCTAACAAAATATGTAGAATCCCCTTGAAACCAGGAGAGAACTTTGCTGTAATAAATGTTAAGGTAAATGGTGATAGTGATAACCTCACTATTAACATTGATGAAGAAACAAACAATTGTGAGTGGGAAATAGGTCAGTCAATGAAGATTATGTTTGTGTGTGATTTAGGTATGTTGACATTTGCTTATAACACAGGTATACTTATTAATCCTACATCCAATACAGAACAATTGGTTATAGATGGTTCAGAATTTGAAGGAAACAATCTCATTGAAGTTATATGTGTAGGTGAAGATATCAATGGTCAAAAGTCATTCATATATTTAATCAAGTAATAGGTTATGGCAATATCTGTAAAAGGAAATACAAGTAGTGTTGTATATGGAAAGGGAGACATATGTCTCAAACTTAATCCATTTGACAATTTCAGACTGTTCACATTATATGAGGACTGGCGAAGCGATGATCGCAAACCCATTGACCTTTCAAATGGACAGAAGATATATCTTGTGTTCAAATCAAAGAAGAATGAAATAAGAATACCTGAATATGACCTGGTAAACAGTGATTATAATGTTGATAAGGTAAATGGTCAAGTCTTGTTTAAGATTTCAAAGAAGAATGCCATTGATGCTCTTGCTATGGATACAGACATATTCTATATCACCAGGGTATATGATATTTTGGATTCAACAGGTAAGAAGGTGACTTCAACAGAAGAAGAGGTACTTTATACTGGTAAGTTCAAGGATGAAACTTCAAACACTGTGGATAATTACACAGCCCAGGTAAAAAATATGATGGGTATAATCAATGACAGGAATGAACAGATAAAAAAACTCCAGGACTCTAATGTTGATCTTCTCAAACAGAATACAGAACTGACATCTCAAATCACAACCCTCCAGGAGGAAATGGATAAACTCAATTCATATATAGGTGAACTTGAAAATAGACTCACAGCATATGAATCTGGTGCTGAATATGATGGTAAAATCATTGATACCAATGCAACTATTTCATATTCATCAACCAGTGAGCAATACACTGAAGAGGAAATGTCAAATTCAGTAAAATCTCTTGAAGAAAATATTCAGCAATAATAGATTATTTGTGATAATTTTGTTATATTTAGTTTGTGTTAGTTAAAATGTTGTCCAATTGGACACAGTTAATATAAGTTTAATAAAGTTTTAGTTATGGGAAATGAAGTAAATTTCAATGAGCTGTTTGGTAATTTCACCGCAGCAGATGCTCTTGCAGCAACAGAGACCAACAACAACACCAGTTATTCTGGAAGAGCAGGTCTCTACAAACCATCCATTAAGGATGAAAAGTGTACAGACCAGAATTATCGTGCACTTGTAAGATTCATACCTTTCTTTCATGAAGGTAAGTGGCGCACCACAATCTGTCGTTGGGAATGTTTCCTTAAGGATGTAAATGGTGATAACGGTATCTTTGTTGTATCACCAAAGACAGATAACAAGAAATGTCCTATGAGAGCTCTCTCTTATAAGCTCTACACAAGTGACAGCGCAATTGACAAAGAAAATTCCAAGAAGATCCAGGTTTACCAGCAGTACTATGCTCTTGTTGAGGTAGTCAAGGATGTCCAGCATCCTGAATATGATGGTAATGTCTTCATCTACCAGTTCGGTCAGAAGATCAATGACAAGCTTGAGAATGCTATGAAGAGTTCAGAGTTCACTGAAGGTTTCAATCCTTTTGCTCTTTATGATGGTCGTCTCTTTGAGATTAACATGACCAAGGATGCATCCAAGAAGATGGACAACAACAATAGTAAGGGTGTTGCCAATTATGATGCATGCCGTTTCATTGAGAAGACCGCACCTATTCACTTCAAGGTTACTGATGGTGAGAACAAGGTGACAATGACCCTTTCAGCAGATGACAGGGATTCACAGAAGGCATTCATCACCTGGTTGGAGAAGGAAGCTCCAAAGATTAAGGATTACTTCTGGAAGGAGTGGGACAGTGAGACTGAAGCAAAGGTAAATGCAAACCTTGCAACTTACACCTCTGGTTATAAGGCACCACGCACAACTACTGCTGCTGCCCAGGAGGCAGTCAAGGAAGCAACCACAACCACAACCAAGAAGGTTGAACCTGCTGCAGCTCCAGAAACCACAATACCGGCAGATGATGATATACCGGGTTTTGATGCTGAAGATTCATCAAGTCCTTCTTCTGATGAGACACCAGTCTCAACTGATGATGATGAATGGATCAACAGTGTGTTGAATAGTTAAATTCTTTAATCCAGGTGGTGGAACATCTTCCACCACCTTTTAATCTAAAAAGCATGCCAAGCATTTTTGCTATTAGTGACACTTGGTTCAACCGCCTTTTGGTGGATGATCCAAATGAGAATGTTATCGATAACAATGACCATATCATTAACTGTTGGAATGAGACAGTGAATAAAGATGACATTGTTTATGTTCTGGGAGGATTCGGTATAGGTGACCTGTATCACATCCTGGTCAGACTGAATGGAGAGATACATTTTCTCAACAATTATTTCAATGATGATGAGATGAACTTTTTCATCAATATGAAGGATGCTGTTGAGAAATGCAGTGACCCGGAATTCAAGAAGAAGATATATTTTGAGAATAAACAAATCATGACAGTCAATGAACTGGATTCTGTACTCACTTATCTTCCTCTTTCAGACTGGCCTGGTAAATCAACCGGTACATATTGTTTTCATGGTCTGGATGATATGATGGATATTGAAAAACACAATATATCATGTGTGGCAAAGGAATGGAAATTCCTACCTGTAAACATATCTAATGTCCAGAAAAACATTGAGACATTCAAAGATAACCTTTAATGATTGAACATCTTGTGAGAGCAAGATGTCTTAATCTGTTAAATATTTTTGCCAAATTTGGATTTTTGGTAAAGTTTCATTATATTTGTAATACGGTATAATGATTCAGTTATACAAGTAAATCAGTTTAATTTTTAGTATGGATAGTAAATTGTACAATGAATTTGGAAAGGCTGTGGAAATCGCAAAAAAGAATAATGCCTCACTCACAGATCAAAATCTTCTTTATGTGGTGAAAGTTGCCACTGACCTTGCAAATAAAACCGGTGCCGATTTTGAAACACTTCTGGTTGAAGGAGTGATAGGCATGAAAGAAGCAGAAAAGAAATATGACCCTGCAAAGAATGACAGTTTTGTGAAATCATCAGCAATGTCAGTCAGAGGATATATGTTGAACTATTTGAACAGACAAGATTCATTGGTTCATATCCCGGCAAACCATATGAAAGGTTTCAAGAAAGGACAGGAGAGAATTGAAGACTCAAAGATAGAATATTGTTCAATTGATGCAAACAACTATGATACACTTGGAGAAGTGGATGATCCGGTCTTTGATGTTGACAGGGAGGAAATTCTCAAGGAAGGATTAAAGACTCTTGATGTTAATGGAAGGATTGCTATGGAAATGAAACTTCATCTTGGTAAGTATTCAGAAAGACTTCCTAACCCAGATAAAGATAAGATAGTCTGGAAGTACAATAACTCAATGCAGGATATTGCTGATGAACTGGAAGTTCCCGTCAATACAGCAAACAAGATATATAAGGATGCCTTTGAGAAACTTAAGAAGTATTGCAGAGCAGCTTGTGCTGAGTAATAATTATATAATATGATTCTTATAATACTTTCAATAATATTTTTCCTGATATGTTTGATGTGTGGTAATATTCATATGTCAGAAGATGAAATCAAAAAGGAAAATTCTAAATATTCTGTTGCTGTCAAAGAAGAACTTTTAAGAAGGGGATATACACAAACTTATCTTGATCTCAATCGGTTGGCAGTAGTAGTATTTGAACATCCAACATTATATTCATTTTCAAAAGCATTTGATAAAAAGTACATTATTGATTTTGGATGTAATTGTGAAACTGCTATACCCTTGGATCCCATCACTTATACAATATACTATGCTGATGGTTCTAAAGAATGGGGAGTTGTCCCGGATGCTATTATGGCACATAACCCGGAAGGAAATATAGAAAGTATTGAACATTATGCTGAAAATGTATTTAAATCCAAAACATCATTATGAAAAAACCCAATCCACATCATGATCCTAATCACAGGTCTTTAGGTAGATGGATGAGATTTCATTCAGTGGTAACACCTCAAGGACACAGAGACAATCCTGTAAGGAGGTATACAGATACTAAAGAATATGCAAGATGGTATGATTTCATACCTCTTGAAGAGACTATCCGCAAAGCAATCAGAAAGGAGAGGGATAATTGGAGGACTCCTTATTGGATTGTTGAAGCAGAAGAGTATCCTTACAGTGTTCCTGATGACCAGAAGAAATATAAGAAACAACATTGGACACCGGAAGACTGTGATACCATAAGACAAAAACTCACTGCTGATGACAGTAAATATAGGAATACCTGGCAGGCAAAAGGAAGGGGTCATCAGAGGATAAGAGTCCCTTCACTCAAGCGTTCAGACAGGGAATGGATGAACTTCTACAGGTCTTTTCCTGAAATTGCAAAGACTGTTGCAATTGGTGATGAAAGATTTGTGGATGGTGCCAAACTCAAATACATCCCATTCTTCAAGCAGATACTTGATGAGGAATGGCCTGAAAACCTTAAGATGTGGACTGATGAACAATATGAGGATTTGATGAGAAAAGGTGTCATAGAACCTTATGAACAGTATATCATAAAGAACTTAATTGATTGAAAGGATGGTTGATACCATCCTTTTTTCATAAATAACTATATGAGGTTTAATTTTTTCAGACATAAAAAGAAGGTTGAGGATACTTCCAAGACATATGAAGGAAGAATCATAACTGATGAGGAAATAGAGGAGATGACTCAACCTGTAACCGGAACTTTCATAAAGAAAGAGTTTGAGGAAATAGACAGCATGATGAAAAGTATTAGGCAGTATTTTGATTAAAACTATATAAATGGATACATCAGACGATAATAAAGAGATAATCAGGAACAGTATTGCTGATTTATTGACAGACAATGACATCAACCTGACAGACGATATTGATTCACAGACATTGAGTTTCAGTAGAGTCCCATCCACTGTATCCAGGGGAGAGATGATAACTCTGGAACAGTCCAGGAAAAAAGCAAAGGATGTGATGGAATCCCTTTTGAGAGTTTATCTTTCAGACAACTTCATCTCAAAGAATGAATATGTCAAGGCAAAGGTGAACCTGGATGCTATGACCCTGGGTAATATTATGAACCAGATGGAGGTCAGTCAGAGGGCAATACAGATTCTTATGGAGAATATTGAGCTTGGTGACATCAATCCCAAACTCTTTGAGGTACTCGGTAAACTCCAGGGTACATTCATTGATCTGGTCAAGGCACAGACCACATATATTATGAATGCCAGTGATGAATATGAGAAACTTGCACTTGACAAGGACAGTGTTGTGGATACTACAAGTGCATCACCGGCAAGTGAAATTTCATCCGGATTCAAGTCAAGCAGTCAGAAGGATTTGATGAGACTGATCAGGAAGGTTTCAGATAAAGAAGACAAGTAATGGTCAGGACATATAATATAGGTACAGAGTGTTATGCTCTGGTCACATCCCCCAATGAACCTGAATTCCTTTTACCGGTTAAGGTTGTCCTCCTTGAGAAATACACCCAGGGTGACAGGACTACATATAAGGTGAAGATAAGGGAGATATTCGAGAATGACATCAATTTCCTCAAGGAACACTTCATCAATGTGAAGGTTTCAATGAGTCTGAAGACCGCCAACCTTACAACACTGTTGAGAAAGAGTGAGGTTGATTCAATCAACAGTATGAGTGAACTTATCCAGAAACTCAACAACAAGACATTCTACCTGGAAGATAACTACATTGTTCCTGATAAAGCAGGACTGGTTGATCTGTACAACAAGTTCGTGAAATACATCATCAATTATCATTTCAGAAAACTGTATCAGATAACAAGTAGGGGATTCCTTGCCAACCAACCTATATTCAATAACCAGAAAGATGTTTTCCTGAGGAGAGTGGAAGGACTCGGGTTTGGTGATGTATTGAGGAAATATGACTTGAAATTAGATATTTAAGGAGGTCTGGAGACCTCCTTTTTTCATAAATATAGTAAGAGCAGATGATTAGTCGCCAAACATCATCATCTGCTCTGTTATAAAATAATAACAATATATTTATGAATAAAGAAGAGGTCTTCAATCTCTTGAAGACAAAAGGCAGGTTCTACTGCCAGGAAAAACAATTCATCAAAAGATTTCCTGATATATATGATGATATATGTAGAATTGATTTTCCAGAAGATTTCACATTAATCCAAAAGATGTATCACTATTTTATGGATGACCCTGATTTAAAATTGGGGATTTGTCCAGTATGTGGTAATAGATGTAAGTTCAAGACTTTGAATTTTGGATATTGGAATCATTGTTCTTCAAAGTGTGCAACAACAGATGAAAATGTTATTGATAAACTTCATCAAACAAATCTTAAAAGATATGGGGTTGAGAGTGTGTTTCAAAGTGATGATGTAAAGGAGAAAATAAAAGAAACATATATTGAACATTATGGTGTTGATAATCCTATGAAGAATAAAGAATATAGAGATAGACAATCTGAAATAATGAAATTGATATGTAATTCAGAAGAATATAAATCTCATATTCAAGAAAAAATAAAGAAAAGAGAAAATACATGTATTAAAAAATATGGTGTGAAAAATGTTTCAGAGTTAGAAGATGTAAAAATAAAAAGATATGTAACAAAGAAAAAACATAATACATTTAATACATCAAAAATAGAAAATGAACTTATTGAGTATTTATCTAAAAATAATATTAAATATATTCATCAATATGTTTCTGAAATGTATCCATATAATTGTGATTTTTATTTACCTGATTATGATTTATATATTGAAATACAGGGAAATTGGACACATGGAACTCATCCATTTGATGTAAATAATATTGATGATATAAATAAACTTGAAATATTAAAAGAAAAATCTAAAACAAGTGTTTTTTATAAGACTGCTATCAATATTTGGACAGTAAGAGATGTTAAGAAAAGAGAAACTGCAAGAAATAATAATTTGAACTATTTAGAAATCTTTTCAATAGACTTTAATTATTGTGTAGAACAAATACTTAACAAGATAAAAGGTGGTGTGTAAATGCCACTTTTTTCATAAATATCTATATAATGTATATACATTGATGAGTAAGAATCCTATAGAATCCAATATAATGGAATACACTGGTATAAAATCTATATCTGGTGTTACCTGTGTGATTACTTCTGAAACAGAAGATACTTATTTTGAAAAACAATTTAGATATTCTTCTGATAAAATATTGTGGAGTGACTGGAAATCTTTAACTAACAAGAATCTTCTTGGTGTTAAGATTTATGATAATAAAGTTTATATCCAATATAAGTTCACACCAATTGGTCCTGGAGAATTAAATGAGAATAATATTGAGAGTATTTCTCTTGATGTGGATTATACTAATGATACAGAAAGTCCTATTCCAGAATGTTTTTGGAATAAAAGTACATCTACACCACAGATTGTATATAACCAGGGTACTGGTAGTAATTTATTTAATCCTTATTCTGTTGGTCAGTCATTAAATATATATAACCAGATGTCTACACTTATATCTAATATGTTTGGTTTTTGTGTTCTTTATTTTAAGACAGAACCAAATGCAAAGAGTAGAGATGTGGTATTAAAAGAATATAGTATAGAAAAGGTTATAGATAAGCAGAATGTAAAAGTTTTGGTACCAGATAATAATCTTCCAACCAGGGAACTTCAGTTCAATTCAATGATGATAGACTATCCAGTTTCGTGGGAGTGTCACATAGTTAAGTCAGAGTTCTGGAAAGTATTTGGTGCCGGTTCACATCCTGATCCCCATGATTATCTCTACTTCAGCAACTATATGAATAAGATGTATATGGTTGATTCTGTATCTGACCCGGATGACTTCGGATATGTCGCATCATATTGGAGAGTAAGTCTTGTACCTTACCAGGAGATGAAGTCTGTACAGTTTGACAATGATGACCTTATGGAGGACACAGAGAGTCTCATATTCTCAGCAGAAGGTAAGTTTGAGGAAGAGATGAAGGATGAGATTGCTGACAACAGAAAGGATAACCAACTCAATGATGTTGGTATGATTGAACAGGGTCAGGATTCATTGAGAAGGATTCTCCATGAGAATGTCAGGATTGTTGAAGAGAACATATACAGTGACTGGACAGTTGTGGCAAAACAATATTACAATCTTTCAACCATTGGTAGGGGTGAGGTTGCTGTTGAATACTGGAACAAAGGTCTTTCATCTGATGATGAAAGAATGTTCACATTCGCTTTCAGACCTACCAATATGAAGAATGTATCTGAAAATGTAATGATAGATTCTGTTGTTGCCAATGGAGATATGACCAGACTGAAGGTCAAGTCCTGGGACAAACTTCTTGACACTGGAAATATGATCAAAATTTCAAGGGTATCTGGTCTCAAAGGTTGGTACAGGATTTCAGGTATTGATAAAGGAAAATTGTTTGTGGACATCAATGTTCCTTATGATGAGAGGATGAAAGTCCAGTCATGTGGTAAACTTATATGTTATGAGGCAAATACCTGTGTGTATGCCGGTGATGGATTTGAAATCATACAGATGCCTGACAGGATGGTTGTAAGACTTAATGGAAAGGATTATGACTATAACTTTGAAGGTTTCTCATCATTTGAATCCAAGTGGTACTTCTGTGTACTTGGATTGAATAGAGGTATGTCAAATATGTGGTTATATGAAGTGAAGGGTAGTGATACCATCAACAATTCACACAGTGAAATCATTAAGATAGGATGTACACCAAATGAACTTGGTACATTCAGTGTTGACGGATACTGTGGTCTCAAGGGTGGTAACCTCCATCTCACCAATTTCAGAATATGGAACAAACTCTGTGAGGAGGATCTCCACAAACTCATATTGAGTCAGTATGTTGTTGATGACACTCACAATACACTGGTTGTTGACAATGCACAGAATGAGTTGCTTGTAAATTATAAATGGGGTAGTTAAGTATGGATGTTATTAACTCTGGAATGAGAAAAAGCATAAAGATAATGTGTGTTACTGCACAAACAATGCAGTTCATATCTCTTATGCCTAAACCAAAGGATTTCATAACAAGAGTCGTAGGTGATGTTGTTTATTTGTCAGCATTGGTTCAGAAACTGTCTGATGATATGGATAAACTTTTGGACAGTTATGCAGACATACCTACCAACTACCTTATGACACAGATGAACAGTATCACAGGTTCTCTTTCAAATATTACCAATAGATTAAATACTGTTTCCCAGGATGCTATCAATGAAACAATGGGTCTTGGAGAAAACACACTTGATATGGTTTCAGAACTGACTGATACAGTATCAATGATTCTTGGAAAGGAAAGTGAAGATGAACTTGAATGGACAGGTGATGGATTCAAACAACTGAATTCAGCAGACAGGGCAAAACAGAAAGTGACAGATAAAAAGAACCAGGCAATGGGTGCTGTCCAGGGTGTTGCAGATACTATCAATGGTGGTCTTTCAGATGCAAACAAATGGGTTGAGACTCTCATTAAGGAACTCCGTGAAAAGATGGCAAAACTGAACAACATTGTTGACAGCGGTTTCAAGGATGTTACTGGTTTGAGTTCTGTTTCAACCGGTGCCCAGAAAATATCTCAGGAAGTCATATATCAGGATGAAAACAAAAAGACTGTAGAAATTACATCTGCTGTTGCAGCATCTCTTGATACTGTAATAAAGAATTTCAGTATTGGTAAAGTTGTTGCTGTATTTGCAGGGGTTCTTACCCAGTCTGTTATTGTAAGGACTGGTCTGGACAAACTTCCTCCTATTGATTTTGAATCAATGTTGTATAAGATAAGGAGTGATATTGAAATGACTCCTGAAGATATGTACAAACAATACAATGCTTTGACCAATGAAGCATATAGGGAACTTGAAGAGTTGGGTGAAATTCCTGAAGAGGAAAGGAACTACAGTGCAGAAAATTATGAAGAATTCCTGAAGGAATTTGATGAGGACATAAAAAAACAGAGAGAGGATATCAGACTCTATATGAAGAGGACTGACATTGACAATAAGGCTGCCCAGGGTACATTGTCAAAGAGGGAGATGAGATCTGCTATAAAGGAAGTGAAGAAATACAGGAATAAGGTCAAGAAAGCAAAGCAGACATCAAAACTCAAGGATATTATTGGTGAAGAACTGGATAGGTTCTGGGAAGAGGCAGGTTACAGAAGTAACGCACTTAAATCAGACTGGCAGTCAATGATGAAACAATATCAAGACTGTATTGCCGAAATAAAGGGATTTTTCCAGAATGGTGGTTCTTGTGATATGTTCATTGATGATTGTTGTAATGCAATTAATAAGGACTTCAATGACATCAAGGAATTGTGTAAAAATTTGGGATCTCAATTGATATGCTGTTCTCTTAAAGTTGCTATGCCATCTGACATTGGTTCTGTTGTTCCAAATCCTGCATATAAGATTTCTGACTTCTTGATGGACATCAAGACTATATTTAAATTCATCAAGGATATTATAACCCTTATCATTGATATTCTCAACAACATCAATAAGATTGCCAGGTTGATGATAAATGGTTTATATAACCTGAATGAAATTATCAAACAACTTATGGGAATGATTGGTCTTGAATGGTTGATGAATTTGATACAAGAAATTATTGATGCATTTAGTAAAAATATATCAGAAGCCCGTAAATTATTAACCAATATGTTGTCACCTGTATATTTCAGTGACACTGAAGAATATGAACACACCTTGGAAGCACTTGAAGAATATCTTGAAAATGAAAAACTTGAAGATAAACAAAAAGGATATATAAAGGATGCAGAAAGTTTGTTAAAGGGTATAAGTACAACAGATAAGAATGCCAGAAATCTTGTTTCACAGATTACCAGTGCATCTGGAGATTATGATAGGGATAAGATTGAAGCTGTGATTGATGAACTTGATGATAAAGGTGATATTGTTGTTGCTTACAAATCTCCTATAATAAAAGAGATTGGAAAAACTACAAATGTTTCAGATTTGACAGATGGAAAACCAATGGACTGTGATATTAAATTCATAGGTTGGCATTTCTTCCATCCTAACCTGGATCATACTGGAAATAAATATTATTCATCATTGTCACCATTGTTATTCCCTCTTGGAGATTTGATGAAGAAAATAAAGAGTAAGATTATCAAGAAAGCATCAAAGAAGAGTCACAAGAATAAAGGTGGCATTACTATGCTTCATAACAAATCAGTAGGTACAATACTGACAAAAATTGATGAAGCATATGCAGCTTTCTACTGGTATACATATTACACCGAAGACCTGGATAAAGATTGTTTTGAGGGAAAGGCAACAGAAAATGAAAGTTTTGTTGATAATATTATGAGGACAGAGAATGGTTCTATTGTTCAGGTAACAGATGTAAATGGACAGACACTGAAAGTATTTGTTGCAAATGCCAATGTCAGAAGTGGTGATTATGTAACTGTCAATGGTCAAAGATATAGAGTAGGATAAGGATATGGATTTAAATACACTTTATAATAAAATATTTCCCATAGGTGGAATAGATGACAACAATAGGTATGCTGAACTGACTGGAGACAGAATTAATTCGGTTCAGTTGGTTGAACCTGCCATCAGTGTAAGTGAGTTCATACTTAATGAGAAGTTCATACACGATTCCAATAACATCCCTTACAAGTATGCATACAGGATACCGTTGATTTCTATCAATGACTGGTTGATCAACCAGGTTGATATATGTACATTTAAGTTGGACTACACAGGATTTCTTCCTGTTTTGTCATTTGATTTTATGGACAGTTCCAATTCAATGTTGTCAACCAATGTACCTAAACCCGGTGCAATCATCAAGGTTCATATAGGTGGTCAGGGTGATGAACTCTATTATAAACCAATCCGTCAGGATTTCATACTTACAAATATAAGAAAGGTAGGAAACAGCGGATTCAGATATAGGGTGAATGGTAAATTGAACATACCTTATGGATACAGGAAGGAAGCATGGTGTGGAGGTAAATGTACAGCAATACAGTCATTGTTCAATCTCGCAGTATGGACAGGTCTTGGATTTGCCACTAACTTTACAAAGAGTAACACCCTGGACAATATGACCTGGAGAAATAATGAGACAGGTACATACTTTGATTTTATGGAAGACATCACAGCACATGCCTGTTACTCACCAAATACATTCTTCACATCATTCATTGACCAGTACAATGTATTGAATTTTGTGGAATGTCATTCACTTCTTTCACATGGTGGAAGTAAGACAGACACTCCAGCTATGATATACAAATGTTATCCACCCCAGGAAATCCCAAAGTTTGATCCCACCAAGGATGAGAAAACAACAGAGAATCAACTTCCTTTAAAGAAGGATGATGACCCACTGAACAATCAATATCAGAAGTTGAGTTATTACTTCCTGACAAATGATGAACTGTTTGACGGATGGTCAAATTATATAGAATCATATGAGGAGATAACAAACACCAGTTCATCATTATCTGATGGATACAAGACACATGCAAGATATTGTGATTCCAATGTTGGTAACTGGGGGTTCAGTTCTTGTGATTTTGTCATAAGACCTATTGATAATCTAAAGAGAGATGTTATATCACAGAAGATATTGTCCATCCCTGATGAACCTACACAGGAATCATATATACCTCTCAACCTGATGCAGATGACAAATGAGAACTATATCAATGGTAATATGGCAAGTGTTGACAATATGACCAATGTAGAGTCATTCAATAACTTCGGAAACATTGACACATCCAACACTTTCAAGCAGTATTACTTTGCAGAGGTGAATAACAGATACCAGATGAAGTGTATGAAGATGTGTGGATTGAAGGTAAAACTCCAAAATTACAATCCTTCTGTCACAAAGTTCAGTAGGGTGTGGGTTGATATATTTGACAAGAATATGTATTCCCAGAAGGAAATATCAAAAGAGGATATTAAAGATTATGACACCGGGGATGCAGTTAAATATAAACAGGCAAAGAATGACAACATAATTCAGTTTGAAGATGAGGGTATCATTGAGGCAGTGAATCCAAGACAGTGGAAAACCAAATGGCCCGAAGTCATTTACAACAGAGCATTATCTGGATGGTATGTAGTAACAGAGATTGAAATTGATTATGATTCCAATGACAATAATCTTAAGATGAACTTACGTCTTAACAGGATTGAGTACAAACCTTGTTTCAAGGATGAATATGTACTTGCAAAAAAGGCGATAGATAAATATAAAGAAGAAAACATCATAGAAAATATAATAGTAACAGAGTAAAGACTATGGACATAAAATTTTTGAATACACATAATCTTTTGACCAAGTATTGTCAAAATTCAAGGAACAGTATTGAGGATCCGATATTTACCGGATTTACCTTTGATATTGACAAACTTCATTCTCCATTGTTCTATTCTCTTTGTGAACAGGAATTTACAGACAGTTTGAGATCACCAGATGGAACAAATACAGAAATTGCAAAAAGTATAGAGAATAAACTTAATCAGGTCAATGCCATTGATATTTTGGGTAACCCAAGTACATATGAAATATTGACAATAGACACAAAGAATCCATTTGGTACTGACAACAGAAGGAGACCTGGTTATGGTTTATGGGATAAACACTATATAGACAATGTTCTTTATGGTGCTGCTGATTATATTTATATGGTTGATAAGGTTTCAATAGGTACATATACAGATGACTTTGGTGTTACAGATTTGGGTAATGGTACTCCTGACAGAAGTATTCTTGATGATTACAGTGATATTCTGAACTCATTCAAGAATGAACAGGATATTTTATTTGGTAATGATGAGGATTTTATCAGTCCCAGTGAGAACACAAAGATAAATGAACTTGTTGAATCAATGAATAATCAACCTGACAGTTCCATACAACTTACTGGTTATGCAAGTGAGGTTGGTACCAGTCAACATAATATAGACTTGTCAAAAAGAAGAGTTGAGACAGTAAGGGATGCTCTTATCAGTAATGGTATTGAATCATCCAGGATTGCTACTGATTATAAAGGTGAAACCTCTCAATTCTCACCACAACCAGATCCAAACCGTGTTGTAAAATGTAAGATTGGTTCTGAAGCAGCAGCAATAGATATGCAGATTGCAAAAGAGAAAGAAGAAATGCAGGAACTTGAAACTGCACATGAAAATAAAAAGAAGGATGTTGAAGCATTAAAAGAGACATACCAGAAGGAAATTGAAGAGTATGCAAAATTGAAAAAAGAGATTGAAAATGAGAAAAACAGCATAGAATCCGAAACATTGGACATCAAACAATCATTGAATGATTACAAATCAACACTTTCAAGTAATACAGATAAACTCAAAACAACAGTTGATGACAGTGTATTGAATGATGTCAAGAATTCAATAAACAATGTCTGGGCAGAATTTGTTTCTTTGGTGGAAGGTACAGACTCTATGTACAACAGTCCTTCAGGTGAAAAGAAGGAAGTGAATAAAAAATCCACCACCGCCACATTTAAACTCCCTTCATTGAAGGATTTAGAAAATGAAGAAAAGAGTTTGAAAAAAGAGATAAACAAGGATGACCTGGATTCATATATCAAAAAGATTGCATTTGTAACAAAGGCAAATATAGAAAATATCAAATCTGCCAATAGTGCAAATGATATTATTAATAAAAAGAATGAAGATTTAAGAAAAAAAGAAAATGATATATTTGGTACACATCCTGATGGTACAATAGGTTCTGAAAACAATCCTGCACCAAATAGTTTATGTTATAATTATCTTCAGGCAAAGAAAGAACTTGAAAATGATGATTATACAAAAAAAGAGTATAGGATAAATGATTTACAGAATACAAAAGATAATATTTCAACAATTGAGGATTATCAGAACAGGGATGTAAATAGTGTAACAAGAAACAGCAGTCTTCCTTCTTCAGATTATGTAGATCCCCAAACAAGAAATACCAGGGAACTGTTTGAAATTCCCCAGACAGTGTATGATATGCTGGGATTCACCAGGGATATGAAAAAACTCATAAATGAAACTCCTTATGTGTTCCAGTCAATAACCGGTCTTGATGAAGCATATAATAAATATTTTGAAATAAAGGATCCTTATATGGGTTCTGGAGATGACAAGATTTCAATTGAATGTATGGAGTTTCTTGATTTGAGGGTCACATCAATGTTTAACAAGTATTTCAATGCAGCTTATGACAGACAATACAGAAGGGAGAGAGTACCTATCAATTTGAGGAGATTCAATTGTTCTATTTTTGTACATGACATCAGGAACTTCAAGAACTCTATCAATAACCCAAATGTTGAGGACAGTGGTGATTTGTTTCCTATTGCAGAGTTTGCCCTTAATTATGTATCAGCAATTGAGTTCAAGTTCTTTGACTGTGAGATTGTTCCTAATGAAACCGGTGGATTGTTTGACAGTGTTTCAAATTTACCTAATAATGAGGCAAGAAAAACAAAATTCACATTTACTTATGGTAACTGTGTAATCAACTTCCTGCCATTTGAAGACTTGAGGAAGTATGTACTTAATAAGAATTTCAATGAAATCAAACCTGGTGAAATAAGTAACTACCAGAGTCTGAAAGATTCTTTGAGTAATAGTAGTTGGGGTGACAGAAAAAATACTGTTGGTATTGATGGAAACTTCAGAAGGTGGTTCGATAAGAGTGTCCTGGGTAATGTAAATAACAATGATTACAGGGATTATATCAGACGTGATGCTTCTGTTGCTGTTGATGACCACTATAAGACAACAGTTGTCAATAACTTTGCATTAGGTTCTGTTTCACAAAAGAATCAGGAACTGACAGCAATGGATGATGCATTGAGAAAAATTGTAACAGGTATATCTGCATCAACAGGTATTCCTCCAAAGAAAGCAGCTGATGCTTTGAATATAGGTAATATATATGGATACCTTAATGATAAGGAAAAGGCAACAGTTGTTACAAAGAATCTTGGTAATGCTATGAACAGTAAGGTTGTTGATATTGATACTATGGAATATATAGGTAAGGTTGAAGGTGAGGAAGAAAAAGAAAGAAAAACCACCAAAGACCTTGGTAATGTACATAATAATTAACATCTGAATTTACCATATAAAACAACAGGGCCCGCAAAGATTCTATGTCTTGCGGGCCCCGAAACTGTTTCTGTCATCAGATCAGCTAACCTATCTTTGGAGTATTTATTGTAGGCATTTTTGGCATATTCTTTTTTGCCTGACTCATCAGATTTTGAGGGTTCATAGTCTTTTCATCATAACCCTGTTTCTTCATCTCTGCCTCCTCTTCTTCCTTTCTCTGTTCAAGTATCCTTGTATAACTGTCAAGGATATTCTGGAAATCATAGAAATTCAAACTCATTATAACATCCCACTGCATATGGAGTTTTTCCATAGCAATTACAATATTATCATAAAAGTTCGTCTCCGAGATCAGAAATTGTCGGAACAAATAAGGATCTGAATCCTTCGGGAAAGGAAACTGGGATAGTCAACTCACCTCCGCACTGAGCACATCTTTCTTTTATTTCAAACTCAATACCAACTGTAATTTCATCTTTGAGTCTGAGAACCAATGCAAACTTCTCTGTTGACCATCCTGCCATCTCGGTAATCTTTGGAAATATCTGTTTTGATGAGAATGTCCTCCAATCTTTAATAGTATAAAGAAGAATATCAGTAAGAGCTGCATCAATTTTTTTATCTTCTCTCTGCTGTTCTCTTATCCAATCAGCAACAATAGATGTCACTCCAATTGTAGGAGGATATAATTTGATTGTACCAAAACTCTTAGTCTGGATGTTATAACATCTCTCAACTGGGTCATAATACTTTTCAAGTTTTTCACTTGGATGTAAGAACTCAAGTTTACTTGAATCAAAATCAACAGTCTCCTGTGGATGACAACCAGGTGTCTGACATGAACCTTCTGGTACAGGAATCTTAATACTCTGTCTTGCATCTGTAAAGGTAAGTTCCCTTATCTTGAACACAAGAACAATCCTGTCATCCTCAAGAATATCCTTGTAATGACCAGGGGTATTTCCATAATAAACCTTTGTACACTGTGAAACAATGTAGGTCATTTTATCCCTGATGTCCTTTGGATCTTCCTCATTAATGATTGAGAACTCTCTGATTTCACCAACTCTTGCAGCACGAATAAGAATTCGTGTTCCTTCTGGATAGAATCTACCACCACTTGGAAGAGTATCAAGAGGAATATTTACATAATCCATAGAACCCTTGATTCTGTCAAGGTCTGGATCATCTATATCCTTATTGAGTTGAACCCTACCAAGATCCTTAACTACATTGGTTTCTTCTGATTTTTCCTGAGTAGTTTCAAATTCTTTGCGGACCTGCTCTTCGTAATTGTCTTCACTTATCTTCATAATTATAAAACTATAGTATAAATTAAATATAACAAAAAAATTATTCTAATGAAAGTACAACCTTTTTACCTGATACACCATCAACAACCAACCTGATATCAGACATATTAGTCTCAACATTGACAGGCAGTGATTTGATTGCTTTTGCAATTGCCTGGGCCAAAGATTCTGGATTATTGATATTGACATTTTCAGTTCTTGTGATAACAGTATCATTATTTTTATCTGTGATTTCTACACTATTGATATTACTACCATTGAAGTTATTAAGAGCTTCAATGAGTTCAGCACAAGATTCTGAAAACTTATTTACAGACATTGTAAACTTGTCAAATGGTTTCTGTTTAATATTAGTGAATGACTTGAAGAGGTCAATCATTATTGATGCCTTTTCAATATCCAATGTATTAACACTACGGATACTCTTGTTAAAAGGTTCCAATGACTTTGATGGATTAAATGTTTCCCATGATTCAAGTGTACCCTTTATGGTTGCCATTGTAGATGTAACATTAAGGATACTTGACATCTTCAACATTGACTTTCCTCCTTCAGCAGCGGCTACAGCTGTATCAGCCAAAGAGGTTACTAATTCAAATGGTTTAGCAAGAGCATTACCAATCTTTCCAAGTACCTTTCCAAATCTACCAGAAGAATCATTATTAATCTCATCTTCCATTCTCTTAATTCCTGTAAGACCAAATACATCAAGAAGACTGTCAACAGTAGTTCTGATGTTTGTTATTGCATTGGTAGGTTTGTAACTTTCCCAAACCATAAGGTTGTCCTTAATCTTATTCATTGCTCCGGTAGCAATAAGGAGTGTACCCATCCTGACAAATGTGTCACCCATCTTGATAAGACCTGAACCAAGTGAGAACAAATCTGAAATAGAACCAAGAATACTGTCTTTTACACTCTGGTTGTTTTCTCTCAATCCGAAACATTCAGACAATCCCTTTACGGCAGTTTCCATATTACCAATAGCAGGTACTGGATTGTAATTGTTCCAAGGAATCAATGTAAGTCTTATAACATCCATCATGGCTGTTGCAAAGACAAGTGTACCCATCCTGGCAAATGTTGAACCCATCTGAAATATTGAAGATGCAAGACCTATCAAATCATTCAATCCACCTTTTGCATTTGACTTAATATCTTCACCATTTCTATCTTCAAGACCAAAGGTATCTTTCAATGCATCAATAGCAGTCTTCATATTTGTTGCTGCTTTCTTGGAATCAAAATCTTTTATCCAGGGTATCATTGTAAGTCTTACAATGTCCATCATTGCTGTTGCAAAAACAATTGTACCAAGTTGCATAAGTGCCTTTCCACCCTGTAATATTGCAATACCTATATCAAGGATACTTCCACCTATTCCCTTTAATTTACTAGAGTTATCTCCCTTTACTTCATTAAGACCAAACACATCTTTCAAAGCATTGATGGCAGTTCTGATATTTCCAGCGGCTTTTCTTCCATCAAAATTTGACCAAGGTTTTATACCTTTATACAACAATCCTAATGCAGCGCCAGTAAGAAGTAATGTTCCCATTGTAAGGAACATCTTACCAAAGTTAAGAACTGCCATAGCAATATCCATAACTCCTCCGGCAAGTTTTTTGAGAAATGGTTTCTTTTCACCTTCATTTTTATTTGAATCAAGACCAAACACTTCCTTCAATCCATTGACGGCTATCTTGATATTATTCATTGCCGGTTTTGCATCAACCTTACTCCATGCCAAAAGAGATAATGCAAATACACCAAGGGATGCACCCATCAGTAACAATACAGAACTACCAAGAGCAGCAAGGGCAGCAACAACAGGAATACCAAGTACTGCCATTGTTGTACCAAGGGCACCAATACTTGCCATCATCATTCCAAATTGTTTCCAACTCATATGTTTTGTTGCTATTGCCATAACTCCAAGTCCAAGAGCAAATGTGATTACACTTGAACTCATCAACAGCAATACAATAGAACCCTTTGTTACAGATTTGGCAGACTTACTGAGGAATTTATATGTTCCTACAAGTAACCACACAACACCCTTCATAAGAAGAGCTCCCAACATAGCAGGTACTGAGACAGCAGCAATACCAACAAGAATCATAGATGTCAACAGGAATGATCCACATGATTTGAGAATATCATTAATTGATTTCTTACCTTTCTTTATGTGTCTTTGATTTTTACTGAGTTTTCTGAATATTCCAAGAAGACCTCCTTTTGGATTCTTTTTACCTCCAAGTAATACCTTTTCAATTGCCTTTTCACCCCACTGGGCAGGTTTGGATATCAACCATACCTTTTTGAGTTTATTCATTATCTCTATTGATGAGTTGACCAACCCAACTGTACCATCAACTTCCTTTTGATTTTTGAAGTTCCTGAACATAGACAAGGCTCTTCCCATTATCTTACCTATATTCTTCATCTTTCTCTTTGCAAAGATGAAATCCTTGAGTTTGATATTCTTGAGTCTTTCTATAATTTCTACAGATTTTGACAATGATTCAAGACCTTTTACATTCCTGACTCTTCTGTCATCATCCCTTCTGAAATTCTCTGCATGTAATCTTCTGTTTCTTCCACCCTTTGATGAAATGGAATCAACACTACCAAGTATTTTCTTGAGAAGGGAGGTAATTGAACTTGTACTTTTGAGGATTTTCTTTGTGTTCAAGCCAGGATCTGTCCTCCTACCTGATGTCCTTGACAGAACATCTTTTTTCTGGGATCCATCAATCTTTTCACCAATAGTATGTAAAGACTCAAGGATACCTTCTGTACCACATACAGCATCCCTGATATCCTTGACATCCTTCTGAATCTTTGGTGAATTCTCTGCAATCCTATAGACTGCATTAGACAGATCCTTTAAACTCTTATCTGCTGGCATTAAAGACAATTATCTTATGTATAATATTTATGAGAAATGGCCCGTTTGTATATTATAAGAATAATAGTTATAAAAAATTCAAGTTGGACTTCTCTGTGACATAAACAAAGACATAACCATTTTCAGAACACCATTTCTTCGCATATTGCCTCTTACAAGTATTCTTGATGTATGCTTCCATCAAGTAATTGTAATTCTTTACAGCATTGACTGTTTTCCTTTTAGGTTCTTCAGGTTTCTGAAGTTGTGTTGTTGGTTTTACCTCAACTATATACTTCACTATCCTGCCATCAGGTTTCTGAAAGGCGAAATAGAAATCCGGATAATAAGTGTGCATTTTATTGTCCAGGGTAAAGAAGTACTTTATTGATACAGGTTCTGACGCCCATTCCAATACTTCCGGTGTGAGATCAAACCATTTACACAGTTTGAACTCCCATGAAGACCTATAAATAATCTGCTTTGTATTGGTCTTGTACTTTTGAGGATAGACTGGTTCATAATAACCTTGTTTGAATTGTCCACCTCTTCTGGGTTTCAGGTCTTTGATTCCTGTCATATTTTGTTATTTTTACAAAAGATAATTATTAAATATTTATGGATAAAAACGAATATTACACAAAAGGAGATAGAGATGATGTAATATCAAGGATAAATCAGATACATACCATTACCCTGTTCTGTCCTTTGAGTGACTTTTGTGTTCTTGGTCTTGAAAATACTTTTGAACTGATGCTTCCCCAGTATAAGACTGAAGATGATGTATGGAAGGATGTTCCGGCGATTGATGCTTTGAATGTCTTCATCTGTTGTCAGGCATATCAGGATTCATTGAAACTGGATGTGAATAAGGATATTATGAATATAATGATTAGTTCATTGAGGATGTTCAAGAAACTCAAATACATCACTTTCAAGTTCACTTATGATGAAGAGATAGATAAGACATATAAACTTCTCCTGTTGAAAGACAAGAAGAAGTTGATTAAGAGGTATATCTATAATGTTGATAAGATGGAGTTCAACCTTGCTGATATGTTTTCACAGAGAATAATAGATATGCTCAACAGGATATTCATATGTAATGGTCAGATTCCCAACTCATATCTTGACAGAAAGTTCCTTTTGGATTTTGCATATGATGACTATATCAGTTTCATAAGTATGTTTCTCAATAACAACAAGGAGGAACTTAACCAGTTGGATAAGAACATATATGATTATTTCGCTTTGTTTCCTCAACTGATACGGGAACAAAAACCAAATATCAGAGTTTTAACCAATTATGTTGACTAATTTTGTTATATTTATATTGTATGAAAAGATTTACATTAATTATAGACGGACATAACTTCTTCTTCAGAAGTCTTTGGTCTACTTTCCGTCAGGGAGGTAAGTCAAAGGTTCTCTCTACACAGAAGGATATGGATACCTTTGAAAAGAAGTTGATGGTTGATTTCTGTTCTGTTATCAAACAGGTGAATCCAATCATCAATGATGTTGTGTTTATTATGGACAGTCATTCCTGGAGAAAGGATCTTCTTCTTCAGCAGGAGTATAAAGGTAACAGGAAGAAAGTTCAGGAAGACATAGACAAGAATAATTTCAACAAAGTCATATCCAATTTTGCTGACACATTGAGGTCTGTTGGTGTGAAGGTGAGTCAGGTTGAAAGAAGTGAGGGTGATGATTTGATTTATGCATGGAGTGAATATCTTTTCAATGAAGGTAAGTCAAGTCTCATACTTTCCACTGACAGGGATCTTAACCAGTTGGTGAAGTGTGTTAATGGTGTACATATCATTCAGTATGGTCCTGTGAATAATAAACTTTGGGTGTCTGAAACATCAGACAAGGAGATAAAGAAGTTGAGTAACAGGCAGATCACCCAGGAGAATCTGTTCAATGAGTATTTCACAATCTCAATTGAGAATGACCCATTCGAGAGATTTGTTGAAGGAGTGAACATTGAAGTGGTGGATCCGGAGAAGGTGAGGTTTATGAAGATTGTCGGTGGTGATACATCAGACAACATATTCCCTGTATATTACAAGGCAGCAACAGAGGAAACCAGGGCAAAGGGTCTTGGTCCCAAGACTGTTGAGAAGATATATGACCAGTTCAAGGATAAACTGGGTTGTGAGTTTGATTACCACATCTATGGACAGGAGGATACTATTAAACTCTTGTGTAATGTCATTTATGATGTTGCCAAGATAAATGATGAGGAGTTCACCAGGAGGATGTTGTTTGAGAACATAAAGACCAATACCTCTCTTGTATCATTGACAGATGAGAGTATTCCTGAAGATGTCATCACCAATATGGGAACTGATATTGAGATTGAAAATGCAAAGAATCCGGCAATCCTTTCAAAGATTACAAAGGAAACTATCTTCTCCAAGTCAAGGTTCAAGGATTACAAGACCAGTATCCAGATGAGGAGTAATGTGATGAAGGGAATCAAGGACGATGATGATATGAGTTTTATTAAAGGATAAGTATGCAGTTGTTTGAAGTATTGAATTGTTATTGTAACCGTAATTCCGGTGCAGTATCCAAGGATGACAAGAGAAAACATTCCTATATGTTGAGAAGACTTTTCTCTGCACAATTCCCAATTCAGTGTGAACTTATCAACAGACTGGATACTGATCCTCTGATGTCTTCTGAAATTGTTGCAATGCTTGCTATGAGATATAGTGGTATCCCTGATTTCTTGAAGACCAGGATTGACCAGAAAAAGAAGAAGGAGACCATCAGGACATATTATGAAGATGATGTCCTTAATAAGTATATGGAAATCAATGAGTGTGGTATCAGGGAAGTTGAAGAGGCATATGCCATCAATAAGGATGAGGTAGATAATGCACTCAAACTGATAAAATCTAATTTTTTTAATAATAAGGAAAAGACATTGGTTAAAAATGATACCAGTGAAACAGAAAATGAATCAGAAAAATCATTGTTTTAATTATGTGTGATGTAAATATAAAATTTAATATTGGTGACAGGGTTTGGCTCATTTACGAAAACAAGGCTGTTGAAAAGACCGTGACTATGTATGATGTCAATATAGATAAGAATAAGGCTGTCAGCATTTATTATGAGTTGGATTATGTATCTGAAAAATATTATGAGGATAGATTGTTTCCAACAAAAGAAGAATTATTAAAATCATTGTAATATGAAGGTGACATTTAAAAGAAGCATTGGAGAAAAGGTATGGATCATGTATGAGAACCATATTGAATGCGGACACATTAAGAATATGTGGTATAGAAAATATATAAGTAATATAGACCATGAAACTGTTGTCACAGTAGAGAAATTTGATGTTGCTATTAAAGAAAGCAAATATCTCAATACTGAGACAATTGTTAGTTGTAAAAATAATGAATTGTTTAGTGACAAGGAGTCTTTAATAAAATCATTATAATTTGTTATTTTTAGTGTAAAGGATTTCTAATATTTAATAATAATAAAATGGCAGAAGAAGTAAAAGTAGTTGTTACTGATGAGCAGATTGCTGATGCAGTAAAGAGAGTGGAAGAGTTACAGAAGACCCGCACTGAACTTGAGTCAATCAAGGAAGAGTTGATTGGTCATCAGAAAGACCTGAAGAATGCAGAGACTGTATTCGGTGTAGGTTCAAAGGAGTATGAACTTCAGAAGGGTCATGTTGATTCCACCAATGCAAGAATAGAAGAGACAGAAAAGAAGATTGCTGAACTCTCATACAAGCAGTCTGAACTCAAGCCCATTCTTGATGAGTTGGCAAAGAAGTTTGAGGAGGCATACAGAAATGATACCATCAAGGAGTATCATATTGAGGTTGCTCCAAAACCAGAGAAGGAGGGTGAACCCATCAATCCTGCAAAGGGTAAGAAGGTGTTCAAGCAGCTCCTTGAGTATCTGTACCATAATGTGTCATTCACTGCAAAGAGTGCTGTCAACCTTATGGTCCTGGTCCGCAATATGGAGGAGAATAAGGCATGGGTTAATAGTAAGGAGTTTGATAATGTAATCATCCTCCGTTCAGCAAGTGTGTTGAGTCTCTGGAGATGTATTATGGAAGACTTCAATGGTAAGGGATTCTATGAAGCCCGTACTTTCCTTGAGTGTTGGGCAAACTGTGGTCAGTCAGTTTCAAATGCTGTCCGTCAGATTCAGAAGGATAATGCTACAACCCGTCAGTTGGGTGCAGACCTCAATGCTGTTGAGGAAGAGTTCAACCGCAGTGAGAATGATATTCCTGAAGATGAGATAAAACCTTCAACCCAGGAAGAGGTAGCACCAGAGGTTGATGAATAAATAAGTTGATGGTTTTCAGGATATTATAAGGTATCCTGAAAACTATTTAATATTTTTCATAAATACTTTGTATTGTTTAACTGTTCCGTTCTGGAACTTTAATATTGATTATAATGAGTGATATTTTAACTCAAAGAATTGAAATCTTTTCTGAATCAGATCCCCTGAATTCCCAAGTTGTTGAAATTCCTGTACACAAAGGTGAAAGAATCCTTTGTAACAAGCCTTATGTAGTTGAGGCAATGAAGAAATATTCACAGTCATGCTCCGGTGATGTTCTGGATGCTATTGTTGAATATGAGAGACTTGGTAAGTTTAAAGATGTCAGAAGGGGTGAGATTTCCAGATATGATGAGGAAAAATCAACAGCTGATATTGCTCTTTCACAGAAGCATTCAGTATTTGTTGAGATAAATGCCAATGAGAAGGTTAATGTAGGTGACAAGATTGATGTTGTTGTAACAAAGAACAGAGGTCATCTCAATGCTGATGCCTCTTCAAAGGCAGCACAGGTAGAGAGACTGAAACAGGAACTTATAAGTGAAATCCAGACTCCTACATCAGCATATCTGGGTCTTGTGAAGGAGATTGTGTACAATAATGCAAATGTATTCAATGGATTCATTGTTGACATCAAGGGTGTCAGGTGTTTTATGCCTGGTACAGAGTCAGATATTGTTCCACTCAACAATTTCAATGATCTCCTTAATAAAGAACTGTTTGTAATGCCTGTCAATCAGATTAAGGACAGTATCATTGTATCACACAAGGAATATCTCAATACTCTCAAACCTGGTGTTCTTGACAGACTCATCAACCTTGACAAGGGTAGTGTTGTTACCGGTGTTGTTTCATCTATCAAGCATTTCGGTGTATTCATCCTTATTGACAAGTGTGTTGCTACTTTACTTTCTGTATCAGAAATGAATGAGATAACAGAAGCCAAGTTCAAGAGTGGTCAACTTAAGGTTGGTGATTCTATTGACTTCTACATTGACAGTATTAGTGATGAGAAGGTTATCATCACCCAGACTGTAAGTAAGTCAGAGGGTTGGGATAAGTTGAAGGAGACCATTGAGAAGATACCTGACTATAAGTTGAAGGGTGTTGTAAAGAACATCTTTGACAATGGTGTGGTTATCCTCTCTGAGGAGTTCAATGGAATCACATTCTTCCTCTCATCAAAGGTTGTTGAGATTGACAAACTCACAGTAGGTCAGGAAGTAGAACTTCCGGTTGAAAATGTGGATGTGGTCAAGAAGACAGTCAGATTGAAGATTTCTTAAATACTGATTTATAAAAGAATAAGTGGTTGTTCCTTTTGGAATGACCACTTTTTTCATAAATACAATATATATCATCTGAATATTGTATGGCTTTTTTAAGCGGAAAAAATAATAACTTCAAGTTTAATTTTCCAAAGGTGTTTGTTCCAAAGGAGATAGAGGATAAGTATTCTCCAATCCTTAACAGGATACCGGGAAATATGTGTACCACAGTTGTTGATTTCCTCAATTACAGTATCAAGTCTGTTGAACTTGAAGTGAACCCTGCTGAATATGATCCTATTGAACAGGTGGATAGAGGAACTCCTTATGGAAGATTGAAAAGGTCTGACTTCTTTCCAGACTTCTTATGGAAGAAATCTATGACCATTACCTTTCAGTTGGATTCAGCATATATAATATGGTCAATGCTGACAGACCTCTTTATGTATTACTATACAGCAGAACCAGATCCAAAGTTTATTCCAGCAACACCAGGTATGGAAATCCTGGACTGTTATAACCGTTCATTATACAGGATTACATTTGATGACCTTCTATTTACAGGTGTAAGTGGTCTTGAATTTGATTTCAGTTCAAATGAGGTTGACCAAAAGGTGGTGACAACCAATTGGAGAGCAAACAAGGTGAATGTGATCCTGGAACCAGCAAAGGTATAAAAAAAAAGAGAGAACATCAAGTTCTCTCTTTTTGTTTATCAGGTATTTGATTTACTCTTCTTCTGACTGTTCATTATAGTCCTCATATATGAACTCTTCAAATGACTTTACTGCACTCTCTGTAAATGATGTGAGTTTATAAAGGGTTGTGTCAATAAGACCAAGGAACTCATCTATTGCAGAATTGATTTCACAGCTGCCACCAATAATACACTTATTTTTTTCAACAAATGCCTTAAGTTCCTGGAGATAGGAAATCTCATCCTTACCATCACCTACAATACAGTTAACGAAAGGATCCTCAATTATACCACAGATACCCTGGTATTGTTCAATGATGTTGTCAATCTTATCAAGAGCACTCTCATAGAAATCAGCAAGGTCAACATGAACATGATGTTTTCTTGTCTTAAGATGGAATCTCCAGATAATAGTTACACACTCCTGAAGTGTACCAAACAGATGAGCAACAGTTACAGGTGATTCTGGTGAACATACACAAGCATCTGAACCACAATCAGAACATGAACCATCAGCACATGCTGCATCTGCACCAACGGTTTCACCTGGTACATCAACAGGTGCAGGTTCTGCTGGAATTATTGTTGCAGGGTCATCAGTTACTGTCTGTTCAGCAGGAACATCAACAGGTGCAGGAATAACCTCATCAGTTGTTGCAAGTGTTGGGTCTTCTACTGGTACATCAGTAACAATAGGGTCTGTTACAATGGGATCAGTAACAACAGGGTCAGTTGTGATAGGTTCAGTAACAACAGGTTCTGAAACTATTGGTTCAGTTCCCACTGGTTCTGCCACAGGTTCTACTACTGGTTCTGCCACAGGTTCTACTGGTTCAACACCAGATTCTGGTTCAGTGGGTTCTGCTACTGGTTCTGGTTCTGGAGTTGGTTCATCTGTTGTAACAGGTTCTGGATCTGTTTCAGTGTTATTATCAACTGTTTCATTTTCATCTTGATCTTTCTCCTGTGTTGATTCAACTACAGGTGTAGCATTGTCTTCTGATGTTGATTCAACTACAGGTCAACAATGTCTTTTTTGTTTTCTTCCATAATCAATTTGTTTTATGAATGTATTATAATATATTTATGATAAAAGTTATTCAGTTTCTTCTCTATCAATCAAATAATATTCATTGAGAGCATTTAATTCATCCTGCTGAATCATATAATCATATTCTCTCTTGAATGTCTGATATAACTTATAATCCGCTGATTTACTTACAACAATGATATTTCTGGATACTTCATATACATTACCATTCTTATCTGTAAGAGTTAGTTTGATTGTATAGTTTCCTTCCTTCTTAAGTAAGAATGTCAAATATTGACCTGTCCAAGTCCAGGTTTTTGTATCACCTTCTTCTGCTGAATTATTGATTATAGTCCATACTCTATCCTCATCCTTAACACCTACTATTTTTCCATAGTCATATGTGAGTAAAAACCATGTAAATGGTTTTACATCAACACCATTCTTGATATATCTTGTATAATCAACAATTGGTTTTAGTTGTGCAATATCAAAATTGATATTATCTGAAATAATCCAGTTATTATCAATGTTGTCATTGAAGTATGGACCAGGGTTAGTACCTTTAGGCATTGAAAATTGAGATTCTGTATTATTTTCAGGTCTTTCATCTTTTGCATTATCTGTCAGATAATTTATATGTTCTTGAATGAAATTTCTTAATTTATCATCCATATCATATTTTAATGATTCAGGAAGATTTCTTGCATCATAATAGAAACCAAGAAGACTGATATTATATGGTTCAACTTTTATACACTTTTTCTTTGTCTTTTTTATTGGCTCTGGAAGATTACTATAATTAAGTGTTAAAGTTACATCATAATAACCAATAAATGGAAGTTCAAATGTTCTTTCAGTATAACCCTGTGAACCATAATCAAAAGAACTGTGTGGAGCAAATGAATCTTTTTTATAATACTTTTCAATATCAACCTTTATCAAGTCTTCATCCAGTTGGTCATCAGACATTTTAATATCCCATGTTATTGATTCAGGTTTACCTAATTGGTCAATATTTCCAAATGATAAACTATTATCACCCATCTTGATCTCTGATGATTCTGAATTAAGAAGACACAAAGGGTTGTCTATACAATTGAATTTCAACTCACAGTTTTCAAATGTGACAGGATCAAATGATGTATTCTTTATAGTTACATATGCATAATATTCCTCCTGTTCGTCATCACCTGTTATATGTAAGTATTTACCTGGTGTAACTTCAAAATCAGCAGTATATCTTTTTTCAGATGGAAGAATACATGATGAGTTGTGTATTTTTGTTATACCATATGAAACAAAATAATTTGCCTCACCAATAATATCAATGATTCTACTGGTGCCAGGCATAAACTCCTTATTGAGTTTCTTCCTTAATCCAAAGAGTTTTATGAGTGCCTCTTCAATGGTGTATGTGAATTGTTCCTTTACAAGAGGGAGATCCATCTCATTCCTCTCTTTCAAAGGTTTGTTGATGGAATATACAAGAGCAAGAGAATTTATCTTCTTGTAATCCTTATTAGGAAGTGTGATTGTTCTTGCACCAATTCTTAATGTCTCCTTGTTTGTGAGACTGTATTTTGAACTGTGATATATCTTACCAAAGTTTTCATCATCCGGATTCACATTCCTCCAGTATTCAATGATGTTGAGGTTGTTGTATCCAAAGAACTTGATGGCATTTATTATGGCCTTGTATGAACCAATATAAGGATAGATATTACTACCCTCCATCATAAGTTCCTTTCTCTTTTCATTGAGAAGTATGTAATCGGGTTTATATTCCTTGATGTCACTCTTGTAGAACAACATCTCATCCTCAGGAGTAATGTTGTAACCCAGGTTAGCATTCCATATCTTCAATCTCTCATCCTCTTCAACAGTTTCTGTATAGAACTTAATTTTTGCTACTGTCTGTCCTTTATAAGACATTATGAGAGTCCTGTTGTATGTTGTTGCATCATACCTTTCATTTGCCATAAATGCAATATGAATAGGAAGTGCCTTTGAGTTCAGTGTATTGTCCAGAGGAATCTCATATGTATCAAATGTGTTTATGAGAAGAGTATTACATTCAGGACCATCATTTGGAGTGTATGTGAGTGATGATGTTTCCTTGAGAGTATATGACTCATCAAAGTCAAACATAAAGAACTCATCAACAAATGTATTGAGAGGATCCCAGGTGAACTTTATCTTACCATCACCAATAGGGAAGAAATACTCATTGTTGAATTTTGATGTGTTTATTTGATTTACTACATCAGAGAAGTATTCATTTGAGTATGAGAACTCTGATGGGTCTAACTTTTCAAGGACATAGATAGATGTGTTTGTATAAAGACCAACACTCACCTTGGGAAGATAAATAGAACCCTCCCAGAATCCATCAGAATTCTGTTCAAAATTAAGTTCGTAACCGTTACTATCAAAAAAATGTAAATTGTCTATATTCATTAGTCAATTCTTTTGTAGTCTTTTCTTACAGCATAGTTATTGAAGTTTCTCAAATACTTTACACTGTTGATGAGGTGAGACATAATCTTATTCAAATATGGAAAGAACTGTCTCATTGTAGGGTTCTTTTGAAGGTACTTACTGGTATTGTCTTCCATCAGTGTATCTTCATACTTGTAACCTTCATTCTTTGTCTTCCATCTGCTTTCATTTATTGAATCATAGATGGAATCAAATCCTTTATATTTAAGGATGTTCAAGTCATTATTCTTTGAGGTATCCATCTATTAAGAGTTATTTTTCAAGAGTGTATTGAGTTTTCTCTGCATAGCAAGGTTATATGATGAACTGTCAACCTTATCTATGAAGAATATGTTGAGAGGACCAAGCTTACCATCTTCCGGTGTTTCTGTATAATAGTTTCCGTCTCTGTCCTTCCATCCACCTTTTGGAATGAAGACTTCATATTCATTTACTTTCAGGTTACCGAAATCATCGAAACCTATTCTTGGGTCTTCATCATAGTTCACATATACTTTCTTCTGGTTCTCTGTATATTCAAGACCATTCCAGGACATCTCATTGGTATAATAGTAACCATTCAGGATTGCCCTTTCATTTTCCTCATTTACAAAGAATACATCACAGGTGTCAACACCATCCACACTCTCCACAAGAGATATGATGTCAGAGAGAGGAACAATGTCATTTCTGTTGATGTTGAGATAGTATTTGTTGAGAAGAGACCTGATACTTGCTCTTATTTGAGCCTTATCAATGTCTTCAAAGTATCTTACAATGATATTGATCACATATTTCTTTACAGTAGGATCCACAATTTCAACCTCACTGTTTACAAGCATCCTTCCTGAATTGTCAAGAGCATTGATAATTGATGCCTTTTCATACTCACTCAATATGAATTCCTTTGTAGGAAGTTCAAAGAAGTCCTGGCTGTTTGAGAGTTTCTTTTTGACATTAGGTATGATTTTAAGGTAAATCACATTGTCATCATACACATTAGCATCATCCTTTGTGTTATAAGCATATATGAATGAATACTGGTTGTACTTTGAAAGGTAACTTACATAGTTCTCCGGGGTTGCCAGAACAAATGACTTACTTGCCTTTGGTGCAACCATCTTTGTAAATTCAGGGTCTTCAAAATTACTTCCCAGTGTAGGAGGTACAATGGTTTCAACTGTGAGTATGTCATTAAGGTTGACCTCATTACCATACTCATCAATACCTGAATCATCAAACATATAATTCAGACTTGCTGATGTACTGTTTCCGGTAGCACCATCTGTCTTGATATATGTTACTTCTATTGTGGCACCGGCAGGTGGAATCTTACCAAACTCACCATTTCCGAAGAAGATTGAAAGACCGACATTCACTGAAGACTTTGCAATGAAACATTCTGAACTTTCATAACCATCATCTGCTGGCATATCATAAAGACTGTCAACTCTCTTCCATTCCTTACCGTTTACAGTGACAGCAACATTATCATTGTCTGTCATTGACTTTATAATAGGATTGAATGATTGGAGAGGTGTACCATCAGATGTAAATGTCTGTGTTTCAGGAGTACCCTGGATAAAATTGACATTCACAAAATCATCAGCAGCCACATTGAGTTTGATGTAGTCACTTGGAAGATTTATAAAGTATGTACATCCTGTTTCAGCAATTGTGAACTTTGAGAAATTATTGATGGTTACATAATTACCCTCAATAAGATCTGAAGATGTATTTATCTTGAGTGCCATCATACCATAGGCACTTCCACCCCTATAAGCATCATGTCCAGTCATCTGTGCAAGACCATATATTGTCTCCACATTCTGGGCAGTCTTGATATTGAGTTCCTCTGCTGTATGGGCAATATATGTGAAGATGAGTTCAGCCATATTTGCTATGACTGTCAGTAACTGTCCGAATGGAGATGCTGCTGTGAACACATGTGCTGCCTGGTTGTATTTCTTATGAAGGAATACTACAGCCTGTTCCATCAATTCACTGGCTTTAAGTCTTGTTTTAGATAAAAATCCCATTATAACTGGTATCTGTATATTATATAAGTATTTATGAAAAAAAGAGATGATAGAACATCATCTCTTGTGTTTAAACCAGGTATGAGGCAACCTTTTTATTGTTTATATTCAAATCCACCACCATTGCCACATTGTAGTCCCACTTGACAAAACTCACATCAACATCCACTGTATATGACCCATCAAGGTAAATGAAACTTCTTATTTGTGACATTATTATCTGTTTGATGAGGTTTTCATCATATGATGTGTCAAACAAATACCTACTGAGGTTACATCCAAAATCAGGCATACCCAGGACATCACCCTTATTGGTGAAGAGAATCATATCAACCTGTTGTATGATTTCATCCAATTCACTGGTGATTTCAAGTACATCATTCTTATATCTTGGTTCCTCTTCAGGAATTGCATAAATGTCTTTTAACATTACTGGATTTCATTTACATTGTTCTTATCAACATCATCGGCAATATCTGCCATTGATGTAATAACTGTTGTGTCTTTGAGGGATCCACCTTTCATAATACCACCCATCTTACCAAGGGCACCGGTAACCCTACAATCCTTCAGTTTGATGTTTCTGCTTACAAAAGTATCCTTAATCTTACAGTCTTTGCAGTCAGCATATCCGAAGAGATTACATTTGATGATTGATGACTTTTCAACCTTTGTGTCATAAAGGTCACAGTCTCTCAATGTACAGTTGGTGAGTTCGCTGTCAACTATGTCAACACCATTGAGGTGATAGCATTTCTTGGTTTCAATATTCTTGAGTTGAATTCTGGAAATATCTGAATCATAATTGATTTCTGCTTCCTTGATACCACATCTTACTACAATGTCAAAGAGTTTATCCTTGATTGCAGGGAAGATGATATCAATATCCATATTGTCATTGTTGAGGTCTTTAGTGAGTTTGATACCCTTGTATTTTTCCTTGAAGAGTTCATAACAACCAAATGCCTGGGATGTCTCTTTATATTTCTTTTCAATCTCATCAATCTTATTCTTCTCATCATCAGAGAAGTCATAAGATGAACTTGTGTTGTAGAGTGTGATGATTGTATGGTTCAGACATTTGAGAAGTTCTTCCCATTTGTTTCTGAAGTTAATCTCCCTGGCATATGTGAATGTGATGTAACCCAGTTTGATTGTACTGAAGTCAATACCATAGATGTCTTCATAATCAGTGTATTTCAGACCATCCATTCTCTTCTTTGTGTCATCGATACATGCTTCAATGTCTGTGGGTTTAATGTCTGTGAGTTTTTCAAAACTACCATCAAGAGTAAGGTCTGTGATATGTTTCAGGATATATTCTTCCTTAAACTCAAGTATGAACTTCATCACATTGATGTTGGTGATGTCACAGAACTCCTTGTTGAAACCTATCCTGAAATAAAGGTATGAACCTTTGTCATCCTTCAGAGTCTTGAGAAGTTCAAGAATCTTGGGAAGAATGAAGAGTGCCTCAAAGTAACTGTATTGAGGTGTCTTTACTTCACAATATCTACCATCAAGTGACATTACTGCCTGGTGGTCTGTTGGTTCAAGGAGTTTATATTTGATGTTTGAAAATGATACTTCCCTGTTGAGTATATCTTTCAATTTGGTGAGAAGTACATTCTCATCATCCTTGAACTGTCCTTTGAACTCAAATCCAATCAATGAGTTACCGGTTATATGGTCATTCTGAAATAAATCTTTATCCATAAGTATACACTATTATAAGGTATTTATGAAAAAAGGAGTAACCTATGGTCACTCCTTTGTAGATTAGAGATTGTATAATTCAAATGGTTTTCCGTTTTCATCCAAACAGGAAATGGATATTGTTCCATTGTACTTCTTTGGGTGAAGTATTCTGTGGGCTCCGGCAATACCGAAATATGCAATCTGTGAACAAAATGCAAAGGCACTGTATGGTCTTCCATTCACATCAACAGGTTCATACTTCCAGAAATTGGAACACAGATCCAGGATCGCATTGGCCTTACAATCCTCACCATCATCAGGATTTGCCCAGTAGAAACTCTTTGCGATATTATCCACTATGAGTTGGAACATGTATGCAAGTTTGTCACTGACTACAGGTTTTGCCATTTGATACTTGAGATCATCATCAAGTTTAACCTTACCTTCAGATTCTGCCTTGTCATATTCCTTTACTTCCCTTATCCAGTATGACCTTTCAGGCATGTAACCATTACTGATTGCAAGTTCATACTTTTCTTTCACTTCCTTATCCTCACTTTCAAAAAGATAACCGATTTTTATTGTCTTGTCATCATCAGGTATATCCGGTTCAGATTCTGAACTGTCTGATCCATAAGGTGGAAGTGTAGGATCAAATCCATATGATATGGCCTTCTCATATCCATCTGTTATACATTTAAGAATCTCATCCCTTAATTCTACATTACTTAAATAGTTTTTCTTTTTGGCCATTTCAATATAATGGATATATTGTATATAATAAATATAACAAAAAGAAAAATGTGGGTGTTTCCCACATTTTTCATATTATGAATTTGCCTGTAGGTTCTTTTTCTGGATGAAGTATTCTTCATCATCCTTGTAACAGGTAACAAATGATTCGTCATCTAACTGACCAAATTCAGTCGCTGAAACCAAAACCTTATCACCTTCTTTAAGACCATCTACAGTTTCAATCACTGTCACTTCAGCATAACCATTCTTCTGCATCTTTTTCTTGTCATGTTTCAGAAGGTCTGCATCAGCAGGTTTTTCAAGGTAGGTTTCATTGATGAACTCATTGAAACTCTTGACCTTTTCCATAACCAATTACTCTTCGTATGTTTCCTGAAGTTCCTTCTCAAACTTTCTGATTTCACCCTCAACAAGTTCAAGTGCTTCCTTTACCTGCTGGTTGTTGTTGGTTTCCTGGAGACCGGCAATAAGCTGAGCTCTCTTCTCTGAAAGGAATGAAAGGGTTTCATTGATTTCATTTCTCTTTGCTTCAATGACAGCATTCTGGATACCCTCTGCCTGGAGTTTCTCTGAAAGGATAGCAGTTGCATCATACTTCATAAAGTCTCTGATTGCATCACAAGCCTCCTTTGCAGTCTTGTAATAAGTCATCTCATTGATACCAAGAGCAGCGTTTACCTTATTTACATATACACCCTCCTGTACATTGATAACAGTTATGAATAAGCCAGCAAACTTATCACTCTGAACAGTGGTGATAGGTGAATCAAGTTCAACAAGGATGTCCTTTGATTCAAAGAACTTAACAAGTTTCTCACAGTTACCGATTGTCTCTCTGTCAAAGATACCACATCTCTTCAATGTCTCATTGAGGTCAATGATTGACATATCGTTTACACCCTCAACACCTGTGAGAGAAATCTCATCAGTCTGGCAGTTGTATTCGAGAACCATATTGTTCTTGCCATAATAAACAAGTCTGTCCTTGTCTGCCTCATACTTCAGGATTGAAAGACCTTCAAGTACATTGAGGTATTTTCTGTCAGTAACAGTTGCCTCTTCAAGAGTCTGACCATCAAAGATGTAGTTCTTACCATTAAGGAAGAATACCTTCTTGTTTTCATCTATGATAAGAGGAGAGATGGTCTTTCTTACAGAGCAAGAAGAGTTCTCATATATGCTGGTGTTGATTTCACCCTGTTCTGCCTTTTCCTCTGCAACGATTGATGAAAGGATTGCCTTTGCATCTTTGTTCCATGAGTTCTCAAGAAGAACATCCTTAAGAGCAAGTCTTACATTCTCCTCATCAATGAGAGCATCAACAAGACCTTCATAAAGATGTGCATATGAAGGATTTGAAGACTGTCCAGCAAGACTGTTGGCAAACTTTGCTGTAACATAACTCCATTTGTCTGCTACAAATGACTCTTCAATCATCTTTCTGAAATCAGCAACAGGCTGAATCCAGTCATACTGTGTAAGAGCAGTATAAAGATTTTCAGTTACAGTGTATTTCAAAACAGGATTTACAAGTGTATCATCAATCTTGTAACCAGCCTTGATCTTCTCTTCCATAACAGTCTTGTCATCATTTGAAATCTGAAGCTGTGCCATAGCACTCTCAATGATTCCCTTTGCGCTTGTTGCAGAGAAACCGAGACTGTTGTCAGACTTCATTTCTTCAAGTGCTGCAATAGTCTTTTCAGACTGTGTGTGCAATTTTTCAAGTGTTAATTTCATATCTTTAGTTTCTTTTACTATGTTTATGTCCTTATTAATCTGAGCTGTATGCTTGTTATAATAATCAAGGTGTGCTTCCACAACCTCTGGAATCATACCCAACTGCCACATTGACTGCTTGATGACATCATCAGACTGACCTGTTTTCTTGAAAGAAGCAATCAAGTTGATTAAGTTTGTATTCAAATTATCCATAATTCAGATATCTATTATATTATTATTTATGCAAAATTAAAGTTGGGCAAGAGGATTGTCATTTGTTTTCTCTTCCTTATCCTTCTTGTCTTTATCCTCATCTTCATTGTCATCTGATGATTCCTCATTCTTTTCCTCTTCTTCAGATTCACCGGTGTCCTTTGGAGTGTCACCCTTCTTTTCCGGTTTTTCCTCTTTCTTATCCTCCTCCTTCTTTTCAGGTTCTTTCTTTTCACCCTCATCTTCCTTCTTTTCAGATGAATCCTCAACAGTCTTTTCAACATCACTGATGTCACCCTTGAGGGATTTAACATCCTTCTGGAGATCCTTAATCATATCCTCAATGGACTTGATTTGTTTCTTCTCCTCCTTATCATCCTTTTCTTTCTCATCCTTTTTCTTGAAGTCTGCGAATGAAAGTGCGGCAATACTAGGTTTATCTTCCTTGTTTGTCTTCAGGTTGGCTGCCTGAACATCCTCCGGAGCATTGTTTATGTCAAGGTCATTGATTGTCTTGTGATGAATGGAATTAAGATAGGATGTAAATGAGAGATTGGTACTCTGATCCTGGGTCTTGATTTTGTCATTTATCTTGTCAATGATTTCATTGAAGATTCTTACGATACCCGGAGACATGACAAGTGACTTGTAATCTTCCGGTTTCTTTGTCTTGAATGAACCCAGAAGTGTCTTGAAGATTGACTTGTATTCAGGGTTTTCCTTCAGGAGTTTCTTTGTTGTCTCATTGGTTATTGCATCCAGGTCAACATCAAAATCAACATTGATTGATTCCTTTACAATGTCATTGGTGTCGACATCAAAGTCTTCCAATTGTGATTTCTTGTATTTGATGTATCTATTGAACAGTCTGTAGAAGAGTTCAAGATACCTGTTGTTCTCATCATCACCCTTAAGGAGAATGGAATCCATATCCTGACCTGTCATAAAGACAGCAAAATCAGACAACAGAACATCTGTATTGTCTTTGAATCCCTTGTTTGACTTATTCTTCAGAATGATGTTTGTCATATAAGGGTCAATGAGTTTGGCAGATACAGGTTTGGTTATTCCGTCATCTGATATGAACTTGAATATGAATCCGTCAATAGGTGAATCAAAACCGTCATTCTGATATAATGAATGTGTGAGGTTAGGATTCAACAATGTTATAATGAATCTTGCAAATGAATCCTTGGTGGATCCACTCTTGAGATAGTCATTCAATCTTTCTTTCTGATATTGTGAGAGGTATCCTCTGAATACCGGTTCCTGGTAAGCGATGTCAAACATCTCGGCCCAGGACCTCAGGTCTTCAACATCCTCAATCTTTGTACCACCTGATGTAATTATACAAGAAAGAACCAAGTTGTTCTTTGGAAGAACTGAATAATTGATGAAACTTGGTTGGTGGTTAGGAAAATACTTACAGACAAAAGTCCAGTTGTTAGGAATCTTGTCTATTATGATTTTACTCAGGTTACTCAAATAAGTCATGCCACTTGAATAGAAGTTGGTCATAACCCTATCAGCAACTGTGATTTCTCTCTTATTGACACCTGAACCCTTATAGAAGGTCAACTTTCTGTTGAGGTCTGTTTCTGATGTGACCTTCTTCTGAAATGAGAGTGTTGCGGCATTGAGTTTCTCATTTACCACAACCTCCTTGTTAAGAAGATTATCCAAAAATTCCTGACCTTCTGAATTAAGTATGTTTTGTAAACTTACCATTCTACTTCAAATTAAGATTATAATACTCTATATTTATGGTTATTTGACAATCTTACGTTGGATTAAATCCTCATTCAAATCCTTTTTCTGCAAATCATCCAATGATCTTACTTTCATTGGTACCTGATGTGTGTTTGATTTGAGTGTCGGTTCTTCTGTATGATGGACATAAACTGACTCTGCAATCTCTTCCATAACACCTCCTGCCCTCAATCCGAATGTACCGAATTCATCAGGTCTGTATTCGAGGATACCCTTTGCATCCTTTGGTACTTCAAGGAGAAGTTCATCTATCTCACAAAGGAGAAGACCATGTTCAAATGCAGGAATGAAGGTCTTCATTTCAACACTGAATGATGTTGAAAATTCCTTCTTTTCATTCAATCCGAATTCCTGGGGGAGTTCATGGTTATAATCTGCGGGAACAGAAAGACATGCATCCACATTGAACATACCATAATCAACCTTGAAGTAGTTGGGGTTCTTGTAAATCTTGGATACAATCATCTCTGTGATTTTGAAGAGTTCAATGTTGTTTGCACATATGACTTTACAATCAAAGGAAAGTGTGACAGGAATCCATTCAACATTGAGATAAAGGGTTCTCAATACACCCTGACTCTCCCTTACAATCTTTGTCCTGTTATACTTGTTGGTCTGTTCTGCTGTGTTTACACCAAATGATGTGAGATTGACCATACATCTTGGGACTTTCTCATAGTCACCATATGCCTTACCCTCTTCCAGGGCATCATAATAAAACTCATCTTTGAGGAATCTTTCCTGACCGGTTATGGAGTATAAACAAGGAACATTGACTTTCTGGACCTTTCCATCATCAAGACGGTTATAGATGTACATCTTCTTATTCATTTCTGCAAGAAGACATACTATCATACTCCTGATGAAAACATCATCCTTGTTGTATTTCTGATTATACTCACTCATTATTCTTCCTCTCCTTCAATATCAGGTCTTTCATAACCTGCATCATCAAGTGCCTTCTCAACCCTGTCAAGACTCTTGTCATCATCTGGGTCAATACCGAGAAGTCCTTCAACATCAGTAACTCTGTCATTGAGGTCTGCAATCTGTTCCTCCGGACTCATATCTGCAAATCCTCTTTCATCATGTTCCTTATCATCAAAGTCTTCCTCATCAGGATCATCATTGATGTGGATATAACCTGTAATTTGTGGGTTATAGTCAGCAACCATATTCTTTGTGATATAGTTGATGTAGAACTTATTCTTACCATGAAGTTTGGTATCCAGCATTTCTCTCCAACCTATCTCACGTTTAGATCTGGATGTGTTAAGATATTTGATAATATCCTTATCAAATGAAAGGTGTCTTGCCAAATCCTTTACAATGTCCTTATCAGATTTTACTTCAAGGAGAAATTCTGTGAAAGTCTTTATATTGTTCATACTGTCTATATATGTACATAATATAAGGTATTTATGAAAAAAAGGTGGGGTTGAAACAACCTCACCTTCAAAAAACAAACAAAAACAATAACAATTTATTTAACACCTATGATTTGGGTCTCCTTTACATTTGCTATTCTCCACTCTTCCATAGAACCATCATATTCTTCCTTGATAATTCTGTTGGCTTCCTCTGTGGTCTTTGCATGTACCAACCACTTCTCATTCCATTTCTTGATCTTTGGATTTCCTGCCCTGTCAGTCTTATCAGTCTCTTTCTGAAGTTTTACTGTAACCTCAAAATAATTAACTTCTACGTCGTTTGCCATAATTTAAAATAGTTTTACATTATTATTAAGAATCTCATTTGGTAACTTACTCACCTCTTTCAGGTCTTCCAGAATCTGTATCTGGAGATAAGTACTCAATCTTTTCCACATTGCCTGAAGACCTATACCGCAATATTCACATACAAGTACAAAGAGTTGTGCCATTGTATAATCCTGCTTCATCTTGGGGTAACAGTAAATTATTATGTCATTTACTGTCTGGTAGTTTATAGAGACATTGTCTTCACCAAGGAGGAGTTCCTTGTATTTGGAGTCCTCAATTATTTTGTGGAATGCCTTTTCAAACTCAACATCCTCATATGAAGAGGTGTATTGACAACTCTGGGGGTCAATTGTGATTTTTTCAGTAGAGTATTCATCTGTGTAATCAACCTGGTTCCACTTGTTGTTCTTGATCTTTAGTGTCCTGGATGTTTTGATTCTTTCCTCCACCGTCTTCTCACCGGATTTCTTTGTGAAGATGTTTACTCCATTCTCATCAAGGAAGTCTCTTTTATCTACTGCGATGTCTTCTTCATCATCAATTGGATAATCATCAAAATCTACATCATCATTCTTATTGATCATTTTAGTTAGAGTTCATTTTTTATACAATAAAAATAACAAAATATTTAAAAAACCATAAATATATAAAGAGGACTTCTTTAATGTAGTCTGGTAAACTACAGAAATCCTCTTTTGAATATAAACTCAATAATATTTATGGAAACATATATCTTTTCAAAAGATGAAGTATATGCTATTCTTAAAAGTAAACCACTGGCATATATTCAAGAACCAAAGTTCAAAATTCATTTTCCTTACATTTATAATGATATTCTAAAATGGTCTTTTCCAGAAGGATTTTCTTGGTCACAAAAACTTTATCACTATTTTAATAATGATAGAGAGTTAAACCTTGGAAAATGTGAATGTGGAAATAGATGTACATTTCGTTCATTTTCATTTGGGTATCAAAAACATTGTTCTCAAAAATGTACACATTCAGATGATACTGTAATGAATAAGTTTATATCAACTTCTTTTAGAAGATTTGGTACAAAATATCCATCACAAAGTGAGTTATGTAAAGAAAAACATACACAAACTTGTTTGGATAGATATGGTAAAGTTAGTTATTCACAAACAGAAGAGTGGAGAAATAAAAAAGAGCAAACCTGTTTAGACAGGTTTGGGAGGATTAGTTATTCTCAAACAAAAGAATGGAAACATAGAGAATGTGAAACAAAAAGAAGAAACAATACATTTCATACATCAAGAATAGAGATTGAAGTTTCAAATTGGTTAGAAGAACAAGGATATAAGTATATATATCAATATATGTCTGAACAATATCCATTTAAATGTGACTTTTATTTACCTGATTATGATTTATATATTGAAATTCAAGGTACCTGGACACATGGTAAACATCCTTTTGATGAAACAAATGTTGATGATATAAATAAGTTAGAATTATGGAGTGAAAAATCCAAAATAAGTAAGTTCTATAAAATGGCAATAGACATTTGGACAAACAGAGATGTTCATAAAAGGTTAACTGCAAAAGAAAACAATCTAAATTATTTAGAGATATTTTCAAATGATTTGAAAGATACAATAAACACAATTAAAAATAAATTGAATGAGATGGGTTAAGTCTTCATCTCATTTTTGTTATATTTAGTCTTGGATGAAGGTTACCTTCTAAAGTAATCAATTAAAATTTAGTTTAACAATGTTATTGGACATATTACAAGACAGAAACAATCTCCAGGTGTCTTACTGGGGAGCGGATGGAAAGACTCACATTGAGATCATTAAAATTCCTGATGATGAGCAGTATGTATGGCTCACAAATCCAAAAGACAAGACAGACTTAAAAGTCAAGAACACCCATAACTGGAACGGAAGACCAGTTTACAAACACAGGGTGGATCCACAGAAGGAAAAACTCAACAGGTACAGGCAGTATGAAATCCTGGATGCACAGCCTGAAGAGTTGAAAGAGAGAATCTTCTCTTACAATCTCCCAGATTTATTCTTTATTGATATTGAAAATGAATTGCAGGAGGGTAAACCCAATCCTGAAAAACCGGACAAGCCAGTTACGGTCATAGGTGTATGTTGTCCTAATGACACTGTGATGGTACTGTCTGGAGGTCATAATCTTACAGAAAAAGAACAGAGTAATATTCAGGAGAGAATTGATGAACACTTCAAGCAGGTGAACAGACACTTCAAGTTTGTGTTCAAGTATTTTGCCACTGAATATGACTTGTTGTATTTCTTCTTCTCATCATTCATCCCAAAGATGGCAATGATGACAGGATGGAACTTTGAGGATTATGACTGGAGATACCTTTATAATAGAGCAAAGATGTTGGGTATTGATCCATCACTTGCTTCCCCCGGCAGAATACTTACAGGTCCGGTTGATAGACCTGCACATGTCGGTATCATTGACTATCTCAAGGCATATAAGAAATGGACATGGAACTCCAATGAGAATTATAGGTTGGACACAATTGGAGAAAAGTTGTGTAAAATCAAGAAGGTTCAGCATGCTGAATCATTGGATGACATGCTTCATAATAACTTTGAGAAGTATGTGTATTATAATGCCATTGACTGCTGCCTGGTAAAACTTATCCATGAGGCATGTAATGCTTTGACCTGTGGTCTGACAACTGCTTGGTTGGGTAGGATTAAGGCAATGGATTGTTTCTCAACTACTTATATTCCGGAGAATCTGTTGAGATCTTCATTCCATAATGATGGAAAGGTATTGGGTATCGACCCATTCAAGAAAAAGACAGAGGGTGAGAAGTATGAGGGTGCATTCGTAAAGCAGCCTATCCCAGGTCTTTGGAGATATTGTACCTGTAATGACTATGCATCACTGTATCCTACATTGATGAGACAGTTCAACATAGGTCCTGAAACACTTGTTACACTTCTTCCTGAAAATGATGAGGTACTCAAACAGCAGTGGAGAGACAAGGGTTATATTGTGTGTGCATCAGGTGCTGTCTTCCAGAAAGAGGATGGTCACCTCAAGAAGATTATCACAGACCTTTACTTCAAGAGAAAGGCATATAAGAAGACATCTTTCAAGTTCACACAGATTTATTATGACCTGAAAGACCTCAAACATGACAATGCATCAGCAGAGGAGATAGAGGATTATCTGAATAAGAATGACTTTGCCGGTAGAAAGGCAAGTGAGGTTGATGAGATTATGGCATACTGCCAGGTACAGGCAGACATCTACAACAACTTCCAGCTTGGTACAAAGGTGGTCATCAATGGTATCTATGGTGCATTCGGATTCTCCGGATTCTACTTCTACAATCCTACAATTGCGGAGGCTGTTACAAAGCAGGGTAAGAATGCCATCCTTAATGCAGAGAGACTTATCAACCTCTGGGCAAACAAGATTTGGCAGAAGGATACCAAGACACACCTTGCTATGGGTATCAAGATCCTGGATCCAAACAAGGATATCAAACCTATCACCAGGTATATTGACACTGACTCAATCTATACCTGCTATGAGGACATCATCAATGTTACAGACTGGTTCCAGCATGATGTATGGAGACTGACCAAGATAAACAAACAGAATGACCAGAAGGAGTTTATGTATGTGTCAACAGGTGGTTATCCAACAGAGGATGATGCAAAGAAATACTTTGATGTTGATTCGATTGACACAAACAAGTATGACTGGCACATTGACACCATTGAACCGTCAGGTAGAGAGTTCTGTCTGACAATCAACAGAGTGTTTATGTCCAACTATCTGAAGAAGATACATGAGGACTATGCTGCCAAGAATGGTACTCCTGCACTCCTTGACTTTGAGCTTGAAGCATACAATGAGGCATGTATCTGGTTGGCAAAGAAGAAGTACATCAAGAATATGACATGGGCAGAACCTAATGTTTATTATGATTCTTGTGCCAAAATTAAGGCAACTGGTGTTGAGATTGCACAGACCAGTTCATCACAGTGGGTTAAGGATCAGCTTACAGACCTGGTTAAGTGGATATTCCAGCAGGAGAATTTCGTACTTGAAAACTTCATTGACAAGAAACTGGAACCATTGAAGAAACAGTTTATGCTTCAGAGTCCTGAAACCATCAGTGTCAACAAGGCTATGAATAAGTACAGTGAGTATGTATTGAGTGATACTGGTGAAATTGAACTCCAGCCAAAGAGTATGATTACAGTCCAGGGTGCAGCACTCTACAACTACATTCTCAACAACAATGAGAAGTTCAAGAAGAGATACAGCACACTCTTTGATGCTGATAAACTTTGTGTTCTTTATGTGAAACCTTCACAGAGGTATATGTACTGGAAGAAGGAGATGCAGATTCCTGTATCAGATTATGCAAAGAACCCTGAAGCATACAAACTTGTAAGTAATGCAAAGGAAACAAGAAAGGGTAATATTGAGGTCTATACAGACATTATGAGTCTCAACAGATGTGAAGCATTCAGTTATCCAGCAGGTATGTACCCAATGGATATGGCCGCCAACCTGGAGATTGACAAAAACAAGATGTTTGACCTCCTTATTCTGAGTCCGGTCAACAGAATTGTTGAAGCTATGGGATTCCAGCCAATAGACATTTCTATGACATATGCCAAGGGATTGTGGTAATAATTTGTTATTTTTGGTAAAATGATAGATATCAAAGAGTTTGAAATACCGAGGGAGATTCTGGAGATACTCCTTATGGACAGGACAACAGGGAACAACATTCTCTGGGGTACTGACCAGTATGGATATGATCCAAAGTCTTCCATCCAGGTAGAACAGATAATATCAGGTGATGTCATCAAACCTAGAGTCCTGAAGTCATTGGATGACCAGAAGTCCAGGACTGATTCCAAGGCTGAGGTTTATACTCCAATTGAAATCATCAAGAAGATGAATGATTCTGTGGATGACAGGTTTGAAGGAAACAACAGGGCATATATAAGAAGGAAGGTTCTTGAGGTGACCTGTGGTGAGGCACCATATCTGGTATCCAGGTATGATGTATCAACAGGAAAGATGATTTCCCTCTCTGAAAGACAGGGACTTCTTGACAGGAAGATGAGGAGAATCAATGAAGGTCTCAAAGATTTAGATGACAGATACTTCTGGACTGAACAGATGTATGAGGCAATCAAGTCAACATATGGGTATGAGTGGCAGGGTGATTCACTTCTGCTTGCCAGGGAGAACATATTGTATGATGTTATTGACTGGTATGAAGACAAGTTCAAGGGAGAGATTCCTTTTGATATGATAAAAGAGATTGCCAATGTGATTTCCTATAACATATATCAGATGGATGGTGTTACAATGTGTATCCCATATTCAGAGATTCCGGCAAAGGTGATGGATTGGGATAAGGGTGAAACAGAAAGATTTGATGGACAACCTGAAGAAATTGCTCTGTTTTGAGAATTATTTGTTATATTTAATGTACAGAAAATATTCTAATAGTTAAACAATAGTATGAAGAAAATCGTTTTAAAGAATTGTGATGTAAAGGAGTTTAATACTCTCATCAAGAGAAGTGCCTCATTGGACAATATGATTTTTATAAATGTCCAGGGAGACAGGTTCGAGTCAACTGCTTATAATAAGAACAAGTCTGCATTGAAGTCTATCACCGCTGACCTCAACAACTACTGTGAGAGTTTCACCAATGAGTGTGGGGATGATCTTGTAAAGATTCAGTTCAGTAATGCCGGTAAGTTGGTTTCTGTACTTGGTCTTGTTGGTACAGAGGGTGTGGATGTTACCTTCTTTATTGAGGACAATGGTTATGCAAAGAAGGTCATTGTTGCTAATGATGAGGTAAACCTCACTGTCCCTGCTGCTGATAAGGAAGCACTTGCATTCCTTGAAATTCCTGACCATGCCCGTCAGAGTATCTTTGAGGATAATTCAACTCTTGAATATAAGGTTGGTATTTCAGAGAATGAGTTTAAGTATCTGTCTCAACTCTTTGCTCTTAACAAGGAGTCTTGCAGAGTATTCTTCTCAATCAGTGGTGAGACTGTACTGGTATCAGAGATTGAGAGTACTGATGAGAATGTCCGTGAGACAGTCAATAAATTCCTGGAGGATGGTCTTATTGAGGAGTTCAATGCATTTGACAAACTCTACACTAAGAAGCTTTCTTATGAAGATGGTGAAAATAAGACTGATGAACCTTATCTCCACTGTTTCAACAAGTCATACTTTGTCTGGATTGATTCAGATGAACATTATGACATTGAGTTCCACAGCAACAAGATTAAGTTCATCTCTGTGGATGCAAAGGGTACCAAGACTTATGTAGTTCTGACTCCTGTTCGTTTTGCATAAAAAAATATTTAGATTAAACATTTGAAAGGAAAAAGAGAGGATTTTGTCCTCTCTTTTTTATTTGTCTCTGACCAGTCTTATACAACATCTGGTGTCTCTATCTTGGGTAACAGGGATACTTGCTGGTTCAATTCCTGTATAATCTACTGTATAATGGTCTATGACAAATACATTGATATTTCTTGGATTTTTTACATATGGTTCAGATGTCCATCCATAAAAACATTTACCATTATCAATTATAATATCTTTAGGATATCCACAACCACATTTCTTGAATGATATTTTTTTGGGATCATCAAGGTATATATATTTTGAATCATAGTATAAGTTATGTCCATATAGTTCAGCAACCTCCTTTAATGTTGGAAGTCTCCATTCTGAATGGGATATGAGGTCATTTGCCTCATCATATGTGAATATCTCTTCTCCATCATATATCAGGTTCTGGTCTGCCCAGAGGACAGAACCACCCATATCAATAGGTTTGAGTGATAAGATATTGCCCAAGTTATCCTCTTTCTTTACCTTTTCACCGGTTCCCCTATCAAGGATACCACCCCAGACTGACTCATCTATTTTACTTAATTTCTTCATAATCAATAATCTCTATGGTTTTCATCATCTTCTTCATCATCCTCTTTTTCTTCACCTAAAAGGACAAATGTAAGACATATTGTATTTCCTGGGTCATTAAATGGATCCAGGTCAAATTCCTCTGACTTGACATATCCTATCTTTGTATATTCATCTGTCAATGCCTTTTCAAGTCTTTCATCCCAATCTGTGTGTTCCAATGATGAAAATGAAATGATATGTATTTTTTCAATGACATTGTGATTAAATTCATCTTGAATGGTATCTATATTAGAATCTTCACCATTTTGAATATCATCTTCATTGTAGATATTGCAACATATTATTAAATCCTGAGACCAATCTTTTGATTCTAATTCCTGAATCCAGTGATATGCAAAATCAGACATATGTTTTGTGTATACTTCTTCTATATACTTTACAAGAATATTTTTGATTTCAGGAATTCCTATTTCATCAATGTCACCCCAATTTATTGAACTCTCTACCAATTGCTGTTTTGTTTTATCAAAGTAATTCCTCAATACATATACCTCATATTCATTTTCACCAATATCCCATTTGTCTCTACCGAAAACTCCGGCAGCATCAGTGTCACCGGTTATGATTTTACTTCCATTTGGCATTTTATTGAAGGCAAAACATGTCCATTCACTTTCATTTTCCTTTTCATATATATCACCCATATTCCAGAAATCTTTGGCAAATATATATTTTGTACCATCAATTTCCAGTTCAGCACCAAAATCCTGTTTACTTACAGAATCTTCCCTACCTCTGTCTAACATACCACCCCAGGTAGATTCATTCAATAACTTACTTAACTTCTTCATTTGTCCTTTACGAGTCTTATTCTTGCTGTTCTTGTTTTTTCCATATTATTAGTTGAAAGTAAAACCATCTTTTTACCATCTTGATAATAGTTTTCACCTATTTCAAATACCCTTTCATTTTCAATTTGTCTTCCTGGATTGGTTGAATGATAATCATCTTCACACCAATAGGTTTCTCCAAATTGACTACCTGTAGGAAATGATACATATTCACCAGTGTCTGTATTCTCTATCATTCCAAATGCCCTGCGGTGCCATACTGTTTTCAGATTAGGTGATGTGTTTATGAGTTTAATAACATCTCTCATTTGGTTTGGTGAATAGGGAAGTCTCCATCCTGTTTTCTTAATTTGGGGAAGCATTCTCTGTAATGTGTCCCAATCAAAGTATATTTCATCATTGGCAATCAGGTCAGTATCTGCCCAAAGGAATGGAAATTCTGGACCCAAATCAACCGGTTTTATTTGATAGAAGTTGAAATTGAATGTATCTTCCTTTGCTTCTTTTTCTCCGGCACCTTTGTCCAGGAGATTGCCCCAGGTTGACTCATCTATTTTACTTAACTTTTTCATATACTTATCAATATACCATATGAATCCACAAGGTCATCAATAGGTTTTATGTTCTTATAATCAAGTTCATTCTCCTTACAGAACTTCCAGAATGGACATCTCTCAATATCCGGGTCATTTGTCCTGTTCTCAATGAAGGCCTGGATCATATCCTCCTTCTTTGCATTTCCCTTACCTGAAAGGTTTTTCTTACCTTCTGTAGGGGAGATGATTACAAGACAATCCTCACCGAAATCCTCAAGGAGTTTTATCCTGAGAAATGAGTTGAAGAGTGCCAGGTCCAGGGTGGATGATGAAATACTGCCATATGAGAATCCTTCAAGACCTATGATGACCTCCTCACCACCAACAATCTCAACAAGTCTGTTGGAGATCTTATTTGCGATCATCTTCGCAGCCCTCATCTTTGTCCTCTGTTCCTCCCTGTAATCCTTCTTTTCAATATGTCTTGTGTAGGGATTCATCTCCATAAACTTTGACAGATCCCTATGGTAGTTGAATGCCTTTATCTTTCCTCCTTTCCAGTCCTTTCCATAATCATCAAAGAAGGAGATGAAAGAATACTCTCCATTCTTGTAAACACATATTGCCGGGGATACAAGTGAGAAATCCAAGCCTATTTTTATCATTTCAATTCAATTCCTTTTTCATTATTATAGGTACTTTGTTCCCTTAAATGATACTCTACTCTTCCATCTCCATATTTATATGGATATACATAGAACTTCTTCTTTTCAAGTCTGTATCTTATACTTCTCTTTTCACCCATTGACATATCTGAAAAATAAATCTGCCAGGGCGCTCTGGGTCCATGAGCATACATAGCAAAAGTATCATAACCTCGTGGGGTTATGTGTTCAATATTTAAATCCCAATATGGTTCACCATCAAAGTGAAACACTATCTGGTATGGCCAGGAAACATTGAATCTTTTTCTAATCTTATCCACAGCAAAATCATACATCAGATCCAATGCCTTGAGCTCATCTTTTTTATACTTTGGAACATTTGGTAATTCAATGTTTCTCCACCAGTGTTCCTTATTTTGTTCCGGTAAGTCTTCCTTTCTTATGGCATCACCAGCACCCCTGTCAAGGATACCACCCCAGGTGGATTCATTGACATCTATATTCAATAATGGGTTATCAACATTATGCAAAAACATGTCAATCAATTCCACAATGCTACTGTTTGTTATCTCACCATCAATAGGTCTCAATATATAGTCTTCAAATCTAAAATTATACAGAATCTTATACTTTTTACCCAATATCTTTTTAGAAAACAAAGTATATTCATATTCGGTATGTAAGGATTTGCTAACCTCTATGTTTCCTGTATACTTTAATGTTTCTTTATCAACCTCAATTCTTAACCATTGAGTTTTATTATCAAATCTTTTAATTGGTATAGATAAATAGAGAATATTTTTGTTTTTAATTGATTGCCCAGATACAATTCCAGTACCTCTGTTTTTGGAAGGATATTTCTCTTCAAGATAATGAACAAAATCATAGAACTCAAAATGATTCACATCATCCTCTTTTCTCACAGTATCTCCTGAACCTCTGTCAAGTATATCACCCCAGGTTGATTCATCTATTTTACTCAGTTTCTTCATCTGTTACTTTAAACCAGTTTTTAGTAAATTCTTTATATTTCTTGAAATTAACAAGTGTGTCATAATTGATAGGGATACCTATATTACATCCGCTATAAAATGTCCAAGTGAAGAAATCAACATCTGCTAATTCCGGATACTCTGTGAACATATCCGTTTCAAAATCAGTAAGAGTCCTTCCTTCTGGATCAGGATAGTCTCCCCACCATGCAATATCTGATTCATCAATGAGTTTAAACACATATTCATCATTGAAATCACGGTCTTTTGTGTTAGAAATTGTGGAATGTCTTCTTGGAAGTTGTGCAATGTCTCCTCCGACTTCTTTCAGTTTTGTGGCAATACCTTTACAGATGGATATGTAATCCTCTTCCGATACACTTTCAATAAAATCAGTAGTAAGGTCAGAATCCTGGAATTCAGAATATGCCCAGAATTCAGCAACAAGACTTGTACCATGTTTACCATCATAAATGAGATATGCATATGGTGCTTCAAATTTTCTTATGTTTGCCATCTCTTCTGGTGAATATGATTTCTGTTGTGTATTTAGTATTACCACCCCTTGGTAAAATCCACTAATAAAATCATCATTCAATATTTCTTTAATGAGTGTATTATAATCACATTTCTGGTCTTTGATGGCTATATCTACATCAAGACATGTGTGTACAAGTTTACCATCTTCTTTTTTGATTACACCACCAGTACCTCTATCCAACATATTACCCCAGGTAGATTCATCTATTTTACTTAATTTCTTCATTATACTGTAAACCAATTATGAGTATATTCTTCATATTTTTTGAAGTCTTTGACAGTTACTGATGTGATTGGAAGACCAATGTTTACATAAGGGAATTGATTGAATGGCCACATTAAGAAATCAACATCTTTCAATTCCGGAAATTCATGAATCATATCTTCTTTGTAATCAAGTAAGGATTTGCCATTATGTGCATGTTTCCAGTGGAAAGTATTTTTTTCATCCATCAATTTCAAGGCAAAATTGGAATACTTACTGGATACACCATCCTGACCAATAATATTGGTTTTGTTTCCAGGCATATGTTCAATACGATTACCTATCTCTTTTAGTTTGATTGCTATACCTCTACATATTGACATATAATCATCTTCAGTGATGTCAGCATTGGTATTGTGGTCCATAAATTCATTATATTTCCAAAACCATGCAACAAGATAGTCAAATTCATTTTTAGGTTTGGTGTATTCATCAAGTACATAATCATATGGCATTTCAAAGTTTTTCATTTTTGCCAAATCCTCAGGAGTATATGTTGGATTACTGATTCGTTCAAAACCTATACAAATTCTGCAAGGTAATTTATAGTTATCATAATCCAGGATGTGTTTTATGTATTTGTCATACTGACAGGATGAATCTTTAATGTAAATGTCAATATCTATACAGGTATGGACTTTTTTACCATACTCCTTTCTATTGATTTCACCTGTTCCTCTGTCAAGGATACCACCCCAGACTGATTCATCTATTTTACTTAATTTCTTCATTTTATTTTAGAAATGTGATATAATATTTATGAGGTTTGTTATATTTAAAGTGTTGAAAAAATATTAATTTTTAAGTATATAGTATGTTTGAGAAAGTAAACCCCAGCCATCCTGATAAGGTGGCAGATCGCATTGCTGGTGCATTGGTTGACCTTGCATATGCTAATCAACAAAATCCCAAGGTTGCAATAGAGGTACTCCTTGGTCATGGACTTTGTACCATTATTGCAGAGTCAAGTTTCAATTTCAATGATGAGAATGTGTTACCGGTTGTCAAGAGGATAGCAGGTGATGATGTAAAACTCAAACTCATCAATGTTCCCCAGGATGAACACCTGGCACACAACCAGGATGGTGAGATCCGTTGTGGCGACAATGGTATCTTCAAGGGTGAACCTATACTTCCGGAAGAGATGGAGTTGAGGGATATTGTACAGAAGATATATGAGAAGTATCCCACAGATGGAAAGTATGTCATTGATGACAAGACAAAGACTTTGATTGTATGTCAGAGTTGTGCAAATTCAGAAGAACTCAAGGCAGAACTCCAGTATAACTATCCGGAATATACCATAACTGTCAATCCTCTGGGTGACTGGACTGGTGGAACAAATGTTGATACTGGTGCTGTCAACCGCAAGCTTGGTTCAGATATGGGTCGTGGTGTTACTGGTGGTGGTATCAATGGAAAGGATATATCAAAGGCAGATGTGTCTGTTAACATCTATGCTTTCCTGGAAGCCCAAAGAACTGGTAGAACACAGACATTCTTCTGTGCCATTGGTGATACAGAGGTGAATGGTATCCCTTACAGTAAGATTGTAGAGGAAGCAAAGGCATATATTGACTCTATCGGTGGATTTGAAGCCCTGGCAGAGTGGGGTCTTATCTAATTCATTTTCAGACCATTAAATGAAGGGGGTTACAAATACCTCCTTTATTGTTATATTTAATGTATGGAAAATAGAAAGATTTGGCTTTTAGCAGACACTCACTTTGGTTATAAAGGTGATGATGAGGAGTGGCTTGAAGATTATATCAGTTACTTTGAAGATGTTGTCATACCATTGATGAGGAAGGAAGTGAAGGAGGGAGATATACTCATTCATCTTGGAGATGTCTTTGACAATCGTTCAACCATTGGTCTGAACACCATACACAGAGTTATCAAACTTTTTGAGCAGTTCTCTGAAATCTTTAAGGACATCAGGATAACTGTTGGTAACCATGATATTCTGAAGAAGTCAACCAATGACATCACATCAATCAATATGCTGAAACATATACCTGGTGTGAAAGTGTATTACACACCGATTGTTGATGTCATTGACGGAAAGTCCTGTCTTTTCAATCCTTGGATTGAGGATCCTGAAAAGGAGAAACAGGTTCTTTCTGGTGTCAATGTTGATTACATCTTCGGTCATCTTGAAATAAATGGTTCACAGGTTGCCAACAGGTCAGGTGTGAAAATCAATGTTTCTGGTGGTGTCCAGGGTGGAGACTTCAAGAAATCCCAGGTATATGCCGGACACATTCACATCAGACAGGACAATAAGAATATCCATTATGTAGGTAATCCTTATCATAAGGACAGAGGTGATAGGGATAATATAAAAGGTATAACAGTCCTGGAAATCAAGACCGGAAAAACCAGTTTCATTGAGAACACTGTTTCACCTAAATATATGAAAGAGAACATTTATGATCTCATCTATACAACAGTGGGTGAACTGATGGAAAGGTGGAAGAATAACAGGATTGAACTCCATGTGAAGAGCAGTGACATCACCAAGTGTAATTTTGATGACTTCTGTTCACAATTGAAATCATCATACAGAAGTTTTGTTCCTGTTGGTGATAATGTGATGCAGGAATTGGAAACAACAGGTGAGTTCAACTTCAATGATGCAAAGAGCAGTGATGAATATGTGGAGGATTTTCTTCTTAAGCAGGATCTGACTGAAGAGATGATGAAGGGTGTTCAGGATAAGATGACGGAATATAGGGATAGGTTATGATGAAGTTTCAGGCAATAAATGATACTATAATATTGGTGAAGGATAAGAGTGTGAACAATTCACCCCTGATTCTTCCAGACAGACAACCCCAGAATATGTATGAGATACCTGAACCATATACCGGAGTGATTGACAGTGTGGGTCTTGAGAATGAGTGGAAGAAGGGAGACCATATTGCCTTTGCTGATATGGGAGGAATATATATTAAGGTTGAGGATGTGGAGTATGTTGTCATTACTCCAGATATGATAATAGGTAAATTGTAGATTATGGATTTTGATGATATTTTCAATAACACCTTTGAAAAGAAGGTGCAGGATAAGAATAAGATTGATTCTGTTGTAAGTGCATGCAGAGATCTCATACTTGACAAGTTTGGTGATATAGAGTTCTTTGAGGATAGTCACAGGTACTTCATAGGGGAAGAGGAATATACACCTGTAAGTAATATAATCAAGGAATATGAACCGGAAGTTGATTGGGATCAGAAGGCAACTGATTATGCGCTTAAGTGGAAAAAGGTGAAGTCTGAAGTACAGAAGGAATGGAAACTCAACAACCTGAAATCCACAATCTCCGGTACCAGGACACACTGTTTCGGTGAATCATATACCAATGTCCTGTGTGGTCATCCTGAACTTATATGTGAGGAAAACAAGTCACAGTATATTGAGGAATTCAACACAATGGTTCCAACTTATCCAAAGGAGGAAGCAATAAAGAAATTCTATGATGAACTGGAATCCAACTATCATCCTGTAGGTGCGGAGTTCAAACTGTCAACAGAATATATAAAAGATGTGAGGAGAATTTGCGGTACATGTGACCTTCTGTTTTATGACAGTGACAATGATGCATATGTCATTATGGACTGGAAGACCAACAAGTCTCTCATTAAGGATTATAACAGACAGAATGGGATTATGATGAAGGGGTGTGTGTCAAAGTATGTTGATGAACCTCTTTCACATTACATACTCCAGTTCAATATATATCAGAGACTCCTTGAATCAATAGGAATCAAGATTATTGACAGGGTACTGATATGGTTGAAGGATGACGGAACATATGAGAGGATTTATATAGACAAGATTCCAGACAATGTACTGGATAAGATACTGAAAGGTGAGAAGTGATTCTCACCTTTTTTCATAAATATTATTATGAAGAAAATCAGTGAATCAGTCTGGGGTGATGTCCTTGATAGGGGTACAGGAGAGACTATCAGAAAGGAGGATGATATCAATCTCCTTGATGTTGATGGTCTTTATGATTATATCAAGTCCAAATATGAGAAAAGGATATTTTATTTAGATAAGTATACAGGTAAATTCAATTCATGGGAAATTTGTGTTGATATAATAGGTAATATATCATTAAAGACCATTTATAATGAGGATGGTGAAATGGATCATATTGTGTTGTCTTGGTCTGGTGTAGGTGTAAAAATAAGACACTCATTTTTGTGGGCTTTATCAGAAAAGTTTAATGTAGAAAATATAGGTACATGTAGAAGAGTTATAAAAGAAGAAGATGGTACTTGTACCAATAAGACATACATAGATGTAATTGAATTCTTTTTGAATAATAAAGATAATATGCTTGTCAATGAATCCGCCTGGGGTGGAATACTTGACAGAGGTAGAGGAGATGACAAAAGGAAAGAAGACAAAATATCAGAAAATCTTCTGAACGCCCTTTCTGCATATATAGAAATATTTGCAGCAATAGAATACACACATGATTATACTGTGGGTAGTTATTCTGAATTCAAAGCCTTTATAAAAGATTATAAGGATAAACCAAGGGTGTCATCAATTGATTACAATATGGATGATCTCCTGGACTACACCAAAGAACACTGGGATGATACTGTACTTCCTGCCATAGAAGATGCGATTGATAATTTAAATAAGCAAATTGATGATGTTGTCGATTCCCTGAACAGTCAATATGTGAATGAATCAACCTGGGGTGGTATGCTTGACAGGGGTTCAGGAGACAGTGTAAGAAAGGAGGATGACCTTACTGTTGATGACATTAAATATGACATCAGGTCATTTGTGGAAAGGATAGTGTATTATGAACAGTACAAAAACATCCTCTATGACTTTGAAAGGTTCTGCAAGGAAAGATGGAACATCATTGACAATAAAGCAAAGGAATATGTAGTGAGGAAGGTTGATTTTGCCAAGAGATGTTGGGGAAAAGTTAAAAAAGTCATAGATGAGGAGATTAATTCAGAAAATGAGAAAATAAAGAAAATAGGTTTTGAGAAGCAACCAGGTAAGACCATAGATGATACACTTGATACTTGGTGGGCAGATTCATTGGATGAAAGTGATAGAATGGATGTATTATACTCCAGAGGATGTGAAGACAACTATGTCAATCCAAGTGATATGTGGGGTGACCTCACATGGGAGGAAAAGATGACAGAATATGTTGCATGGCATCCTACAAATGAATCAGTCTGGAAAGGTATATTGGACAGGGGTAGTGGTGAGAAAATAAAGAAGGAGGATGAGTTATCATTTGAAGATATGGATAATCTTGAACAGTTCCTTGTTTTTTATGCTACTAGGATAGTATATGATGATTATGAGTTTTCACTTGATGGTCTTTGTGATTATATTGAAAGTAATGACAGAGAGGGTGTTGTGTCACAGGATGCCAACATTGAAGGTATATTGAATTATGTCAGGAACTATTGGGCTGATGAATTGTCAGACAGACTTTCAGGATATGTTGAAATGGAAGAGGCAGAAAGACAAAAAAATATCACAAATGAATGTGAGGGTGTTCCGGGTGGTGCCACACCTGCCAGTGTGGGTGGAATGGGTGCTGCTTATTTTCCAGGTCCAAATGGTGAGCCTGGATCAGGAGACCTTCCATCACCAACAGGAATAGTTTACCACCAGGTTGCACCATATACAATGTTCCTTAAACAGATAAAGAAGAAAAAGAAGAAATCAAAGAAATTCAGGAAGGAAGATGAACCTTGTGTACATTCACCAAATGCAAAGGTTTATGACTATGTGGATGATTTCAGAGAGTATGTTGACAGGACATACAACCAGATGGATAGAAGATAAAGGGAGTGAGATTGATTCTCACTCTTTTTCATAAATACTATATTGAAATTATATACATTTATGACTATGAAATATTCAAGTAAAGGATATGCTCCTCTTAATGAAAGTAAGAAAGCAAAGAACATCCAGGTTGTTTTCTTGTCAAGTAGGGCAGAAAAGACCACAAAGAGTTCCAATTCAATGTTTTTCTTTGAGGAGGCAGCCAAAAAGGCAGGATTGAAATTGGTCACAATTGATCCTTCTTCATCTACAATCTCAAAGGGTAGTGATGATGATTACAATGTAGTTGAGAATGGTGAAACAAAAAAGACTTTCACCCTCAATCCAAACAACACCATCATTGTTCCAAGAAGAACAGTTTTGAAGAATATCGAGTCAAGGGATTTCCTTACTGAACTCCAGAATGACGGATTCTTTGTATTGAATACTCTTGATGCAATTGACAACTGTGAGGATAAGTTCATCACATACAAGAAACTTAAAGCTGCCGGTGTTCCTACACCAAAGACCGCTGTTGTTACCAACTCTTCAATGAACAAACTTGAAGATAAGGTTGCTGCTGTAGGTGGTGGTTTTCCTCTTATCATCAAGATTACAAAGGGAACACAGGGTATTGGTGTTGCCCAGATAGATTCAATGATTTCACTTAAATCTGTCCTTCAGGCAATATTTGCACTTGTACCAAAGGCAGATATTCTTCTCCAGGAGAAAATCAATTCAGATTATGACCTCCGTATCCATGTACTCTATAGGGGATTTGAAAGGATGACCCCAGGTATTGACAATTTTGAGATTATCGGATGTATGCAGAGAAACCAGCTTGCCGGCGATTTCAGAAGTAACTACTCACTGGGTTCAACAGCAGAGAAGGGTCATCTTACATCAGAACAGGAGAAGATTGCAAAGATGGCAGCCAAGGCAACAGGTTGTCGTTGGGCCGGTGTTGACCTTATTATGGATTCCAGGACAAAGCAGTCATATGTGATTGAGGTGAACTCATCTCCTGGTACCAAGGGTATTACAACTGCTGCCGGTGATGATGTTGTAGGTACATTGATGGATATGTTCAAGGACTTCAAGTACACCAAGTATGATTCAGATCAGATTGGTAAGTATGAAACTGTCACTTTCAAGGATTTGGGTGATGGTGTTGATGCTGCTATGAAGTTTGATGACAACAAGACATTCACAGAACTCCAGTGTAGTTCAGTAAATGCGAAGGACGATGACGTGACATTCGTATTCAATGGTGTCACTTACAAGATGGAACTTTCAGGTATGAGAAAGGGAGATCCTATGGTTGAGATGAACATCAGGTTCAATGGTACCATATACAAGAATGAACTTGTTGTCTTGAAGACTGTAAATGACAATATCAATATCAATATTGCAATAGGTGGTAGTAAGCTGCTTCACAGAATTTCAGACAAGGCTGTTGTAGTAGAGAACTCATTCATCCTCACAGACAACACCACAGGATTTGATGTACCTGTTGAGAAACTTGATGAAAGTGTTATGTTAAATGAAAGTAAGATAATAGAAGAAGGTGAGAACATCAGACTTGGTGGATTGAGGAAACTCATCACAAGATTCATCCAGGGTAAACAGTCAGTATATGAGAATGACAACTGGAAGATTGAGAGTGTAAATGAAAGTAAGGATAACTGGACATTGAGTTACAAGGGAAATGAACTCATTGAGTGTAAAGAGAATTATGCTTACTTCAACAATGATACAATCTCATTTGAGAATGCATGTAAGGTTGCTGGTGTGATAGAAGCCTTCTATGGTCATGAGGTTGACCTGGCACCATATAATAAGGTAGATTAAATGGGATGTAATTGTCATAATGATTCAACACCGCTTTCTTTGAAACAGAAGTTGAGAAGAGAATTCAAGCAGAAGGTTGCTGAGGTGAAAAAACTTTGGCAGGAAAGTGGTAATGGTAAAATCACATCCAATAAAGACCAATTAGGATTTAAATAAATTCAATAATATTATGTTAAAGAAATTTGATGAATATATAAAGAGTAGAGGTGTGAAGGTGGAATCCTTTATACCTGAAACTCCTGTTCATCCTACATCAAAGGAAACACATGATGGCAAGGAGGTTTCCGGATTCAAGGAGGTAATTGAGGTTATCGGTCTTGGAAAGATGAAGGCAAAACTTGATACCGGTAACACTGCTTACAATGCTATCATAGTCCAGGACTTTGAAGAGAAGGATGGTAAGGTTTCATTTGATTTCAATGATGAGAAGAAAGAGTATGATATTGTGAAACATATCAAAATTTGGCATCATGGAAAGGCAACTGAAAGACCGGTCATAAAGGTTGACATCAAGTTCAATGGAAAGGAATACAAGGATGAACTGGTTGACCTGAAGATTTCTGATTTGTCAGGAACTAAGACCTACAGGAGTAGGATGCTACTCTGTAAGGACTTTATGTCCAGGGCCAAGGTTGTGGTTGACCCGAGTAAGGAGTTCAAACTTACAGACAAGAAAGAGATTAAAAAGAAGAAAAAGAAAAAAGCAAAGAAGGAGGGTGAGTAATTCATCCTCTTTTTTTGTTATATTTAGTATATAATATTTTAATAGTTAAGTTTATGGCAAAAGGTGGAGATTTTAGTTTTGCAGATTTAAATAAGGAAATGAGTAAGAACTCCAAGTGGGGAGGACTTATGTCTGATGGTGCTGGTGTTTCGGCAATCACCGAATATATACCCGTAGGTAACTATGCCTGTAATGCATGTCTCACTGGTAGTCTTTTCGGAGGTGTTCCCAACAACAGGTCAATATGTTTGAGTGGAGATCCTGGCACTGGTAAGACATATCTTCTTCTCAATATTGCAAGAGAGGCACAAAAGAAGGACATTTTTGTTATCTGGTATGATTCAGAGAATGCAATTGAAAAATCACAAATAGTACAGTTTGGTGTAGACCCCTCAAAATTCCGTTATGAACCTGTTGGTACTGTTCAGGAATTCAAGACCAATATTACACAGACTGTTGAACTTCTTATTGAAAAGAAGGAGGCAGGTATGAACATCCCAAAGGTTCTTTTCATCCTGGATTCAGTTGGTAACCTTGCAACCCAGAAGGAGATTGATGATGCCAAGGCAGGTAATGACAAATCAGATATGACCAAGGCAAAACAGATTAGGTCAATATTCAGAATCCTGATGCAGAAGATGGGAGTGATAGGAGGTACATTCGCTTTCTCCAACCATGTGTATGATGCCACTGATTCATATGTTCCTACCAAGATACAATCTGGTGGTAAGGGTCTTGTCTATGGTGCAAGTATAGTCTTGAATCTTTCAAAGGCCAAACTTAAGGAAGGTTCAGATAATACACAGACAGGTATCATTGTTACTGCCAAACCTGATAAGAACAGGTTCTGTAAACCTGTTGAGGTTAAGTTCTATATCTCTTATATAAATGGTATGAATCCTTATGTTGGTTTGCAGGATTATATCTCATTTGAGAGATGTGGTATCCAGAGAGGTAAGTTCATTACAGAGAAGGAATATGAGAAGGATCCTAAACCTGAATATATCAAATGTGATGCAAATGGTACAGTCCAGTACTTTGTTCCTTCTGAAACAGCAAGAGGATTCTGTCTGGATGATGGTACAACCATTCCTCTTAACCAGTTATTCACAGCAAAGGCATTTACAAAGGAAAGACTCCAGAAACTTGATGAATATATCAAGTCTGAGTTCAGGTATGCTGATAGTGGAAACAATATTGAGAAGGTTTTTGAAGAGGATGATATTCCGGATGATGGAGATATGGATGATTAAAAAAAATGAACCCAGGATAAAAAAATCCTGGGTTTTTATTTGGATATATCAGAAAAATCCATTATCTTTGTATTGAAATTAAAACATACTTAATATGGCAAAACCCGACAGAAATACTCTCAATTTGGCAATTGATGAGATCCAGAAGTTGTTGGATGAGAATCTTCATTTAGACAATGATGATCAGGCAATTGGTTATAAACTTGCTCTTCTTAAGATGCAGAACAAACTTTATTCAATAAGATTAGAAGCATATTAAAATGGAATTTACATTACATCGCACATCAGGTAAGGAGATTGATTATCCTGGTATTACAGAGATTGATAAGCAGTATGGTTATAGATACAAGATCAATATTGACAGTCTTGATGACTTGAAGAAGTTGGAAGAGGCTGGCGGTGATAAATTGATTGTTTCTATAAAATATGGATCTATAGAGATATATGATGATTACAGGGAGTAATTATGAATCTTAAAGGTCAGTGGTCATTACTTTGTTGGTGGCAGCGGTGGGAACTGATACATTATGCCAGATCAAAAGAATGGCGAAAGTATTGGATGTTCAAAAAGAAATATCTTATTATGAATATAAAAAAGGGTGAGATTTGATTCTCACCCTTTCTTTTAATATTTCTCAATCAGGAAATCTTCAAATGAAAGAACATCTTTCTGTTCACTGATGATGTCAACATCATATTCATATTCTGTTTCCTCATCATATTCATCATTGAAGAACTCCTCAATCAATTCATCAAACAGTGTGTATTCAGTATCCTCCTCAACTTTCTTACCATGATTAGGTATGAGGTCTTTATCTTTGAACACCTTTCTTCTGTTGTCTGACAGGTAATCCCAGATTGTTTCCACAAGGTCTTTGAATGTGTCATGAAGCTGTTCCTCATCCTTGAAGAGATTCTTGAACCATCCGAGTTTCTCACCTTCTACACCCTGGTCTTTCAGAAGTTGTGAAAGTTGGTATTCATCATCCTTGGCAAATGTCTTTTCTGGTCTGAAAAGGAATGGTTTGAGAACCTTGATGACTTCCTTGTTGAGTTTTACATTATTCACTTCATCTTCCTTGTAGAGCATATTCTTGAACTTCTCATTATCAATGAGTTTCTTGTAAAGTTCACCTTTCTTGAGGAGAGGTATGATTCTGATGTCAACAAAATCATATGTTCTCTTTCTCTTGTTTGCAGGATCACTCATAAATTTCTTGGATGCCCTCTTGTAATATTCCTTGTCATCACCCTTGATGAATGTAGGTTTGGTAGGTTTCTTTCCTTCTTTACCATCCTTTTCCCACTTCTTAACTTCTTTCTTCCACTTTTCAATAGATTCATTATATGTGTCTTTTGAAACTCTGTAATATCTTACATTCTCAATGGTTGATTCATCCTTCATTACTGATTTTGACTTGATTGAACCATCCTCATTTGTCTTGACGGAAACCTTTGATGCATATTCACCACCAAGGAATTCATAGGCAACCTTGTTGTTCTTGCTTTCATCTGTAAGAATCTTGATGAGTTCTTCAGGTGAGAAGTTACCAAGTTCAAATGTGGTCTTATTTGGAGATATTTTCTTGTCACTACCCAAAATCTCCTTTCTTATTGTGAAGTTTGCTTTTTTACCATCAACTGTTGAGTCAATGTATTTCTTACCCATACCATAAAGAACATTCTGTGAAGCAAGAGTCTTCATTGTCTGACCAAGAGTTGTCCTGATATAGTCCTTTGTTTCATTGTCATTATCTTTCAATGGTCTGAATGAAAGTCTTGAAAGGAGACCTTTCATAAAGTAAGGTTGTGGTCTTCTTCTGATTTCCACTGATTCGTTGAAATCGCAGACATCAGCACACATCATAGTAAGAGTATCAATTACAACACCCACTCCGGTTGTTTCTTTCTTTTCCTCTTCACCTTCCTTTGGTTCATCTCCATCCTTTCCAGTCTTTTCCTCTACCTTTATATAGAATGCTATGAACTGTGGTTCCTCGATTTCCTTCTTCTCTTCCTTTTCCTTTGCCTCATTTACCTTGATGTCTTCAATGTCAAGTGATTTGAACTCTTCCCATGCATTGTTATGGAGAGTCTTCAAGGTGTCAAATGCTTTACTTGAACCTTCAATCTTGTCAGCAGGTAACATTTCAACCCTGTCAACCACATAAGCTGCTGCACCTCTTGTTGCTGATGCAAACCTTATCTTATATTCACCCCATTTCTTGTCATCAAAGAATGGCATAACCATAGGAAGGAATGGAACATCCGGTGTAAGTACATCAAACAGTCCCTTGATAGGTTCAACTGTTGTGATGACATTTGCAATCTCACCTGTACCATATGTGTGTAACTGGAGTAAGTCCATATCCTTACCGGCAATTTCAGCAGCCTTCTGGAAAATCATATTTGCCTGTTCCTGGTTTACACCTGTGAGGAAATTGGCAAAACCATACATACCCTTTGATGCTTCCTGGGTTGCAGCAGATCCTATAGTACCAAGGACTGCTGATTCAGGAAGTTGATCCTTCAATACTTCAATGGCCTGTCTGATAGGACCAGTACCTCCCCACTTTGAAGTATCAAATACAGCAGTGAAAGGAAGGTCTGCATTATCCTTGAATGATTCAAGCGCATCATAAACAGCAGATGAACCCTTTGCATCAAGAGGTGCTGAAAGGAACTTGTCAAGTGCATCTACCTGTGCATCGGTTGAACCAGGCATTTCTTTTACTGCATTGAGAACATCATCCTTTGACTTAAAGAGGTCATCTCCTCTGAAATCACCACCAAGATTCTGGATCTCTTCTGATACCTCATTGAATCCACCTTCTGAAAATGCATTCTTTGGACTTATCTTCTTTGTGATCTCATATACTGCTTCACCAAATTTACTCATATCATCACCACCGGTCCATCCCATTGTGTTACAAATCTCTCTCATAAGAGGACCAATAGTCTTGACAAATGTGGCTGCACTGAATATGTTTGCAATAAGCGAAAGTCCGAAGAAGATACTGGTCTTCCTATCAAAGAACTTTTCACCAGGTTTTCTTTCCTTGTTTCTTCTATATACAAGTCTCAACATACCTATACCGTTCCAGGTCAGACCCACAAGAGCTGCAATAAATGCTGTAAGAGCACCACCAAGACCTGCAAGAACCAGAACCTTTGGAAGCATCCATACAATAAGTGATGCGCAGAGACCAATAAGTATACACTTCCACCAACTCATCTTGGTACCATCTGGTTTGTAACCAGCCAACCAGGCAATGAACTTGTTGTCAACTATAGATTCTGCAACATATGATTCTGTCATCAGTTTTGCAGCATTGTCCTCATCCTTTGAAAGGATTGCCTGAACTCTCAATATGATGTTATTGATAAATGATTTTTCTTCTTCAGTTTTTGCACCTGCATAGATACCTTCAGAATCTTCAATGTCAATTGTTGCGGCTTTCTCATCTTTATCCATCTTGAGACCACCAAGTTTCTTTACTGCATCAACAAGGTTTTCACCTATTGATGTGAATACTTCAAGAATCTTGTTTATGAATTTCTCAATACTGTCAATACCTTTCTCTACAATATCACTGATGAGTTCTTTGAGGGCATTGTATTTTTCCTCAAATTCTTTCTTTGCTTCCTTGGCCCAGGTAATAAGGTCTTCCTTCTTTGCTTTTACAACCTCAATACCTTTTACAGAAAGGTCTTTTGCACCATCAAGGACAGTCTTTGTGACATTCTTCAATTTCTTGAATATCTTGATTTCCTCATTAAGTGAAAGGATGTTTGAAAGAGTTTCCTCATCATATTCAACACCTTCTTCAAGGACTGACTCATTATTGATGATTGCTTCACATACAGCAAGTTCCTCTTTCATATTCTCTTCATACTGTTTGAGCATTTCATTGAATATGCAGATGGCAGCGACTCTTTCATCTCTGTTGAACTTGATATCCTTACTGTATGCTCTCTTTGCTGCCTCATTGAGGGTACTGTTCTGAAGAGCGACATTTCTCTTTATGTAGAAAGTGAACTTATCCATGACAGAACTGATTGCATCAGAATACTGATGTGACTCATTTATCTGTCCCAATGTGTTGAAATCAACACTACAAGATTGGTAGTCTCTAAAAGTTAAAATCATAGTTTTTTTATTTATAAGGTATAAATTATTTATGGATTTACATGTTTTTTGTTATTTTTTATGGTGATAAGAAGTGTTTATAATATGATAAGTATAAACAAGGAAAAAGTAGAGGTAAGATATATAACAGGTATCAACAAATGCCTGCCGGATTATCCAACACCATTGGATGTTCTGTATGACAGTTGTGTGGAGAGTCCGGATACTAATTTGTTCTCTGATGCAAAACTTCAGAACAAATATAACCTGGATGAGGAGGGTGTGTCAAAAATCATTGATGAACTCACCTCAAATGGATATATACAGAAGAACAACACAAGATATAAGATTGTTAAAACACCTTGGGATTAAACCGTGTGAATTATGGGAATGAAGACCACAATTGATCAGGAGAAGATCATCTTTGCATATGCACTGAAGAAACCCCAGTATCTTCCGGATATGGGTGGAGATTTCTTTTCAAACCCTGATATACAGTATCTGGCAAACAACGCCAAACTGTTCTTTCAGGAGTATAAGGAATCACCATCCTGTGAACAGATGAAGGCCATCATAAAGGGTGATAAGAATGAAATTTCATCTGAAACAGTTGATGCAATATACAATGTTGAAATCACTGCTTATGATAATGAATGGCTTGCGAACATTACGGAAAACTGGATAAAGTTCAGGGCACTCAACCATAACCTGTTTGAGGCAGCTGCACTTGTAAAGACATCTGATATAACCCTGGATAATGTTGCAGACATTGTTCAGAGGGCTGCTGCATTGGTTGGAGACACCAACCTTATTTCATTTGACAGGGATTTAGGTGATGACTTCTGGGATCCTGACAGTCACCACAACATAAAGGGTGACAAGGTACCATCAACCTGGGAATATTGGAACAAGGTTTCTCATGGTGGTCTTGACAGGAAGACTCTCACCTGTTACATAGGTGGAACCAATGTTGGTAAGTCAATAGTCCTTTGTAATGATGCTGCCAGTTATGTAAGACAGGGTAAGAATGTACTGTTCATTACCTGTGAGATGGCAAAGGAGAAAGTGACCAGGAGAATTTCTGCCAATATGTTTGATATGACATTGGAGGAATATGACAAACTGGTTGAGAATCCTGCCAATGTCAAGAAGAAGATTAAGAATTTCAGGAATTCAAGTTTCTTTGAACCTGGTAAACTCCGTGTGAAGGAACTTCCTACGGGTCAGGGTACAGTCCTGGATGTTGAGAGATATATCAAAGAGGTTGAGGAAACACAGAAGTACAAGGTTGATATTGTAATTATTGACTATATCAACATTATGTGTAATTACCGTCAGCCTAATTCAGAGAATACTTATCTGAAACTCAAGTCTTTGGCTGAAGATTTGAGAGGTCTTGCAGTAAAGTATGATCTACTTATGATAACAGCATCCCAGATTGGTAGAGGTGCTCTTGACAGTTCAGACATCAGTATTACTGATGTATCAGAGTCAATGGGTCTTATGCACACTGTTGATAATTGTATAGGTATTATCCAGACAGAGGAGATGAGAATAGGTGAACTCATTGAGGGTGTGGCAACACCTTACTATTGGTTCAAGATTCTGAAAATCAGGGAAGGTGAAGGAAAAGGACACAAGTTCAGAGTTGACATCAACTATGGAAAGATGAAACTTATCGAGAGAACGGACTGCATAGATACTAATGAACATTTAGCATAAAAGATATGGATATTAAAGTAGGAAATGAGACAAAGCAGATTTCAAACAGTTTGTTTGTAAAGTCTTCAACATATGCAATTGACCCAGGATACTGGTATGGTGAATTGTATGGTCATATGTACACATACAGGTACTATATTGATATCAACAGGGTTGATGATGAGGAGGAGTTTGACATATACAATGTCATCTACAATGATCTGATTAAGACCGGTGACTTTGAAACCCTCATCTATGAATATAACAAGCAGAAGACAAAGGGTGACAGGGTCAGACCTATCCTTCCGGGGGATGATGAAAAGAAATCAATAAGTGAAGAAATCTATACTGACAGGTTCTATGTTATAATGAAGAATGAACCGGTTATGATTTATTATGACTATGATACCCTCAATGTGGTTTCACATCTTGGTCCTGAAAAGATAGAGGAAGTGGTCAAGAAGTATCTGTCCGGATACAACCAGGATGATGACAATGCCAAGTGTTACATAATGGTGAAGGATCCTGACCTTTATCTTGAAAACTTTGATATCAAACTCAAGGGTGAACTGGATTTTGATATGTACAATGAAGGTTTTGATGAGGTACATAACAGTATTGTAAAATCCCTCAGGGAGGATGAGAATGGTCTTTATCTCCTTTATGGAAAGCCTGGTACCGGAAAGAGTACATATATCAGACATATAATAAAGGAGTGTGGTACAGAGAAGATGAAGTTTGTCTATGTTCCAAGTAGTCTGTTTGGTGATTTCACGGATCCAGGTATTCTTCCTTTCCTTTTGAGACACAAGGGATGTGTATTCATCATTGAGGACTGTGAAAGTCTTGTCACTGTTGACGGTGGCGGAAGAAGTGAGGGTATCGCAGACTTGCTCAATATGACTGATGGTCTTCTTGCAGATGCACTCAACATCAAAATCATATGTACCTTCAATACTGAATATGAAAAGATTGATGAGGCACTCTTGAGACCAGGAAGATGTAGATGTAAGTATGAGTTTGAACTTCTTGACAAGGATAGGGCAAACAAGGTTGCTGAAAGGTTTGGTCTTGCAAAGGTTGATGATGATGTTTCATTGGCTGAACTCTTCAATCCTGAAATTGAGTTCAAGGACAACAAGAAGAAAAAGAAGCTTGGATTCAGATAAAAAAAATTTGGTAATGTCAGATAAATCTGTTATCTTTGTATTGTAAATGTGAAGTTATGAGAATAATAGACAACAAGAAGGATTATTATGATTATCTGGCGGGTGTGTTTGGTATAGATGGACACATAACTTTTGACAGAAGAAACTCACGCCGGTTGGTCAATAATACATCATCAGATTTAATGTATGACAGATACCCTATGGGTTATGCACAATGTTTCTGTACATGGAAGAATGGTGTTAACCCTAAAAACATAGCAAATCCCACATATGCAGAAGATTGGGATAAAGGGAATAAGAACCAGGGCTGGGCATACAGACAGAGTGGTCCAGGTTATCATCCCAATAAGTCAGATAAGTTCCCTGGTGTATATAATGTAAACTCATATGATTTCAATATAGTCATAGGTAATGTTTCATATATGTTTGATGTTTATAGGGTTCTCCAGAATGAGACAGACACAGAGGTTAAACTTGTTCCCAAATTGAGAAAGAAGTTTACATTCGACAGGTCAAAGGTTGATTGTAAGGCACCGATAATAATAGGTGGACTCTCTTATAATCATCATGACATACCTTGGAATATAGCATGGAAGAGAGATAAGGACTTTTATGATATGCTCTCCAGGGTTGGATACATAAGACCCAACAGATATGGTGAATATGATGAGAACCCTATAATGATGGGTACATGGATACCTTCAGTGATACCGGCAGAAGAGGTGTGGAATAATATAACAGATTATCTTCTCTCAATGAAGGAACCACCCATAATAGACAACAGGACTGATGTTCAGCACCTGGAGTCACATGGATTTGATAAAAAGACTTCATTCCGTAATATGAAGTAATTGTTGTTCATATTTTTATTGTTTTTTCCTCCCATCTATAAATAAATAGGTGGGAGGTTTTTTTGTTTGTTATATTTAATTTATAAGAAATGTGTAATTTATGGATGTTCCTTGTGTCGTAAAATGGATAGGATCTAAAAGAGTCCAGAGTGAAGACATCATTCAATATTTTCCTAATTTCATTGATACATATTATGAACCTTTCTGTGGGGGATGTTCAGTCCTCTTCCAGTTACTCAAGTCACCTGACCATTATGTGAACAGGTGTGTCTGTTCTGATATCAATGGTGATTTGATAGATTTGTGGAATACCATCAAGAGAGACCCAGATGGTCTTTTCAGTGAGTACTCCAGGATGTGGGAAGAGATGCATTCTCTTGATAACATACAGGACAGAAAGAGATATTTTGAAATGGTCAGGGAGGAGTTCAACCAGACCAGGAGTCCTTATTGTTTCTTTTTCCTGATGAGGACATGCACCAATGGAATCCCCAGATACAACAAATATGGTAACTTCAACAATACCTTCCATCTTACCAGGGAGGGTATAAAACCAAAGAGGTTGAAGAAGATCATTGATGAATGGAGTAAACTTCTCAATGAACACAATGTATTATTCAAGAGGTGTGACTATAGGGTGATGCTGGAAGCAATGAACCTTGATGATTTCACTTACCTGGATCCCCCATATGAGATGACCAGGAGTACAGGAAAGTATTTCGGAAAGATAGATTACCTTGACCTCTTTGACAGGATAGCAATGATGAATGAGAGGGGTATAAAATATGCCCTGAGTTTTGATTCCACAGATGAGAATCTGGTTGTTCCTGGTGACTGTTATGAGAACTGTGTTGACATCAATACAAGGAATTGGGGATACAGGCAGATAACACAAAGGATGGACAATAGTAATGTTTATGAGAAATTGTATGTCAATTGATATTTCATAAATAACTTATATTATATAATCATAAGAAATAAGATATGATAAGACATTTCAAAAATTTTGATGCCGAAGAATTTGTTTCAAATAAAAAGGCATTGAAAGAAGCAGTTGATAATGAGGATAAGACTTTGGAAATCCCAGATACTGATGATTTGGGAATATCTGAAAATGACATTATCATAGGTACAACTGTTTATGAGGATAAATATCTTTCAAAAATCTCCAATATTGTAGCAAAGAGGCTGCAGAATATTGGTGATTTTGCTGTTGGATACAATGTTGTTTATCTGAATGGTGTCCCTGGTGTAAGGTTCTTTGACAGGGATGGAGGTAAGCAGATTGTCTGCTGCCGTGACCAGAATGAGAAATTCATTTCAATATTTGACACATTTGAGATGGGTAAGGAAAATGTTGCATTGGTTACCTATTCAACAAAGAAACTTGGTTTCAAGGATATGCTTGATCAGTTGGTTTATGACTTGCAGAATCCTGAACCAGTTGATGAGTCATTTGCCGGAAGAATTGGTGCCGGTTATGTTGAGAAGAATGTAAAGAACTTCGAGAAGATGTCAGAGGATGACAAACAGTATGTATATGGTTTTATCCGTGATTATGGTGTAAAGAATGCAGTTGAACAGTATTTCTTATTGATTCAGGATAATGATCCAGTGGCAACAAGAATTCTTAAGATATTTGTTGGTGGTCCATTGGCTACCAGGGATGGTCAGACAAGATATATGATGGACTGTGCCAACAATGTAATGTTGCTTGCAACAGGTGGTAGAGTTGCTGGTTCAGTACAGAAGGCAGTTGATGCCGGTGTATTTGACAATCTTGTAAAGTCATATAAGGGTGAGGGTCCTGCAATTTCCACATCTGCTGGTATTGCATATGAAGTTACTGATGAGGAAGATTCTCTTGAAAAGAAGATGAAAGCAAGAGAAGACCTTCTGAAGGCCAGGATTGAAGAGGACACAGAGAACTATGAATCAACCATCACAGAGTTGGAGTTGGTTATAAGTGCTATGTGTAACTATGTACATCAGAATGGTGACCTTGATAGTAATGACAAGTCTATTATGTCAAGACGTGGTGTCCTTCTCACTGGTAAGGGTGGTATCGGTAAGACACATACCCTCAAGAAGATCCTCAAGGAAAAGAATATGGTATTGAACAGAGACTATGTATGGGCAGGTTCAGGTTGCTCAACAGCAGACTCTGTTTATCAGCTTATGTATGAATACAATGGTAAGATGCTGGTATTTGATGATTCACCAAACCTTTTTGATGGTGACTACCGTGTTTCTATGTGGAAGAATGCTCTCCAGACAGATATTGAAGACTGTTTGATAGGTTATCCTGGTAAGGAGTCAAAACTGAAGGTTTATAATGTAAGAAGACTTAAGGGTGACAGACAGAAGATGTATTATACAGAAATCGGTCGTAAGTCAGCTGATGATAAGACAGATTTTTATAAGAAGGAGATGAAGAAATACAGTCTTTACTATAGTGGTACTGCACCTGGTGGTGTTGCAAGTAAGGAAGATGCCGATCAGGAAATGATTGACCTCTATATGACAAAAATTGATGATGCATGGAAGGATGAGGAAGCAAATACCCAACCTGCAATGCCTAATGAGTTCATCTTCAGAGGTCTTGTTGTTATCATCTCCAACTCTGAAAGAGATGTATTTATCAATGAAGTAGGTAAGGGTAACTGGGATGCTATCTCATCTCGTTTTGAGAACTATGATATTGCACCTCTTGCTGAATCAATCTGGACAGTTATGAAGAAGAAGATTCTTACAGAATATGCAGATAAGACTATTCCTGATGACAGATGTGCAATTCCAAGGGATATGGTTGAGGAGTTCATTGAGGAAGTTGAGAAACTCCTGGCTGATCCAAATTACCAGTCAATCAACTGGCGTACATTGAGTATGTTCCATGATGTATTGAACGGTAAGGAAGGTCGTGAGTTCTGGAAGAAGAAACTTAAGAGAGAATTATCAAGAAAATAAACTATATAGATTATGACAATAGAACAATTACTGTGTCCTGCTGTTATCAGGTGGGAAGCTGAGTTTAGGAAGAAACTAAATGAGAGTAATATTACAATGTCTGATGATGAGATTGCAGATGAGTTTGACAAGTGGCTTGTTGAAAATGAGGAACTTATCAATAAATCTGTAGAAGACAACATTGAACATATCAATGAGACAATTGAGAGAAACAGATTGAAGTTCTCAAGACTCAATGAGGCATTCTGGGATGATGACTTTTTGTCAGATGATGACATTAAGAAAGATGAGGATGAACCTATTACTGGTGATGTTGAGGATGAAGGTGGTGAAGGTAGTGGTGAAAAGACTGATCCTGATGAACCAGAAGAAAAGAGAACAATCACTGGTGCTGTCAAACTTACTGACAACAAGGTATCAAAATACAACATCTTTGGTTTTATCAATGACTTCTATGATATGGTAGAAGAGGAACACACCAATGAGATGACTCATAAGGGTATCTTGAGAAGACTGGATGTTTCTTCAATCACCAATATGGCAGCATTGTTTGCTTTTACAGATCTTCCAAACATTGATTTGAGTAGTTGGGATACCGGTAGGGTAAAGACTATGGAAGGTATGTTCTACAAATCAACATTCAACAATGACACTATTTGTAGTTGGGATGTTTCATCTTGTGCTGATTTCAAGAATATGTTCCTGTTCAGTTCATTCTCACAGTCATTGAAGAAATGGACTCCAAAGTGGATTGAGAAGAAATTCAGAAATCCTGATGGTACACTTGAGACCAAGACAGTAAGGGCTGATCTTCCTATCATTGGTGGTACAGAGGATGAGACAAAGTCAATGAACAAGAAATATAGAAGAGATTTCTTCAAGTCAGTGACTGATGAAGAAGGAGAAGAAGGTGTTACTGAAAATAAAAATATAACAGATATGGATAATAAATTGAATCATGTAGTTGATTTCGATACCTTTGTGAATGAGGGAAAGGTAAAGGATTTCATCAATAAAGGTGTTGATAAAATCAGGGGATTTTTTAAATCAATTGCTTTGAAGTTTGATAAATTTATCACCTTCTTTGCAGAAAATGGAGAAATGTATCCTGTAATGAGTCCTTATACATCATTGAATGTGATTGCCTCTGATGCAATACCTGGTGTTCATGGTTTCTGTGGTGTTGATAATGATTTCCTTGAGGGTGTTGAGAAACATGCTGACATTGTTGAGAGTCCTGAATATTATGGAATCATTGACAAGGACAGTATTGAGTACAAGAACTATGAGACTTTCAAAGGTATGATCAATGAACACTATGAGAAGTATGGTAATACTGGTTATCTCCAGATGATTAATGAGGAAAACTTCAAGAGAGTAGGTTTCAGTGCAGAGGCTGGTGGTCTTAGGGATATTCCAGACATCAATTCAAAGCAGCTTGGAATGATACTTGAAGATGCCATCAAGAATGTACCTGCCTATCAGGAAGGTGAGGAAGAAGGTGGTGGTTCAGTTCTTATCTGGGGTGCTCCCGGTATTGGTAAGTCAAGTATTCCAAAGAGTATAATAAAGGAATGGAACTCAAATCAGGATGCATTCCATCAGAAAGCATTGATGGTTGTTGAGTGTGGTGACCTTACAGTTGATGGTTTTACACTTCCTATTCCTATGGATAAGAAAGTTGATGATTACCTTAATGAAAGACCAAAGGTAAAGGAACTCATCCAGACATCAGGTGTTTCAACAGACACCATTGAGAAGATTAAGGGTAATATGCACAAGGTTTCAACAGAAGCTCCAAAGACCTGGTTGCCTTGTTATCGTATATCAGCAAGTCAGGAAGAGAATGACATTCTTAACAATATTGCCAATGGTCATGTTGACAAGAGTATGAAGAAAGGTCGTCTTGTTATCACAGAAACAACAGAAGGAGGTATCCTTCTCTTTGATGAGTTCTTCCGTGCTGATGAGATGATATTCAAGATTTTGATGCAGCTTCTTCTTACAAGAACATACAATGATGAGTTCCTGCTTGGTGACAAATGGGCAATCATCTGCTGTTCTAACCGTCCAGCTGATGACGCTGAAGTTGAGAGGGGTTATGGTTCAACAGGTGCTGTTGTAGGTACACGTTTCCTTGGTGGTCAGTACAATTTCATCCCATCATTTGATGACTGGAAAAAGTGGGCTGTAACAAAGGGCCATTTTGATGATGTAACTCTTGAGTTCCTTATGTTTGAAAAGAATGAGGAAGGTGAATATACCAACTGGCATACTATCAGACCTGAAGAGTATGAAAAGGGTAAATCAGGTTGGCCAACACCTCGTACCTGGTCAGCTCTTATGAATGAGTTACATCTTTACAAGAAGAATCATGGATATGCAGAGATTTCAGAAATTCCGGCAGATGAAATACTTTTGAAGGCTTCTTCAATTATCGGTGCTGAGATGGCAAAGAAATATGTAAGATTCCTCACAGAACACGCAAAGACATCTATCAATGTACAGAAGATTTTGGAGGATCCTGATTATGAGATTCCTTCAACTGCAAAATGTGCAGAAGTATGTAAGAGAATTGAGAATTACATAAAGGTTGTTTATTCACCTGACAATGTCCCAAGTGTTGATATTCTTATGAATGTATTCAACAATCTTAATAAGACCTTCTCTGGTTCAAAGGACAACTTTGTAAAGATTATGCACATCAATATCATCAAGTTCCTTGATGTTATGAAGAATAAGGAGACATTGAAGGAATTGAAGGAATATCTTGATGCAACTGCTGAAAGATACAAGTATGACAAGAGTGATTTTGCTTAATAAAAATAGGCATATGAATGAAAGGAAGTGGACACCCACTTCCTTTTTTATTTCATAAATACAATATATTATTTATCCACAATTTTATGTATAATCAGATGTATAGAAGTTTAAATGAATCATCTTATTATGATGTCATAACTGGTAATGAAGACATCATTGAAAAGATGGGAGAAATAGACATATATGACATAACCAAAAAAGGATATGTGAAGGTTAAAGCTGATGATATTCTTAAGGTTTGTTCAGATGCCATATATAAAATGATGAGAGATTATCCATATCTCTATAATTTTATGTCAAAGTGTAAACCTATGTATATTCCTGTTTATCCAAGTGAGTTCTGTGATACAATGATGGTTGATAATTTCAACAATCTCTGGATAAATATGGGTTATGTCTATAATACTTGTAAGATGAACAGTGATAGGGTATTCGGTGTCCTGTTCCATGAAATGTTCCATGTCTTCTTTGATCATCTTATGAGATTCAATGATATGTATCCTGAAGAGATGTTTGCTGACGGTTTGAAGGGTGCAAGAAAGAAGGCCAACATGAAGGCCAACATCTGTATGGACTATGAGGTTAATTCATCAATGGTTGAGGATGGTATTGTTGATGACAGTTTCTTCAAGAAGATGAATATGCTTTATAATAAGGAATATGCAGGTATGACCTGGGAGGAAATCATGGATAAGTATGGTGATAAGGAATATAAGGAGTGGCTTGACAGAAATGGTTTCTCACTTGATGACATTGAACTTAAAATTCTTGATGCAATTGAAAAGGCATCAAAGGTTCTGATGAATCCGGATGCAGAGGATGAGGAAAAGAGATATGCAAGAAAGGAACTCCAGAAGACACTTGATGACATTCTTGGTAAGGAGTCTCGTGGTGACAAGACCATCCAGGATGAACTTGAGGAACTTGGTGATTCAAAACTTGGTGATATAGGTGGATTGAAGATGGACATTGAAGATCTTGTTGAGGATTTGTATAAGAGTCCAAAAGGAATGTCTGAAGAAGAAATGGATAAGACTTTGAAAGACATTGACAAGTTGATGGATGATATTAATGAAAATGCTGATGAGGTTGCTGATCAGTTTGGAAAATCAAGTGATGATGTTATGAGTGATGCTGAAAAGGCCAGGGAATCATTGAAGGAAGCAATGGAGAAAATGAAGGAAGGTGGTCTTTCAAGGGAGGAGAAACAGGACTTGATTGATAAAGCAAAGGATGATTTGGAAGACATCATTTCAGATGATATTGAAAAGGAGAAACTGAAAAAGAAGAGAGAGGAAAGGGATGCAAAGAAGGCTGAAGAAAGGAAAGAGAAATTCAAGAGACAACATCCTTTCAGGAAGTGGATTATTTTGTTTAACAATTTCATTGATCTCCAACAGTTTGAACTTGTATCCGGAAAGACTGTTGAAATATTACAGAGTGGTATTGACAAGTTTGAATCATTGACAGAACTCCATTTCTCTGAAATGAGTAAAGATGATGTTGATTCTCTCATTAAAATGTTGAATGATCTGAAGGAGTCTTTCCTTCCTGACCTGATTAAGTTGATAGACAATGAGACAATTCTCAACAAAACAGAGGAAGATATGCAGAATCTTCTTGATACTGTATTTGAAACAGTGTTTAATGCATTTAATAATATTCTTAATACTGAACTCAATGAAGATGAGAAAGGTTCTGTAATAAGAATGGCAGCCGAGAAGATGAGAGTTATAGGTAAGATTCTCAAGACCCAGAAGGTATGGAGGACTGGAGAAGACTTCAAGACTGCTTATATTGATGAAATGAAGAAACTCACAGAGATGCTCAAGAAAGAGGGTAAGGAAGAAGTGATGAAGTACCTGATAGATAAGGGCACCATCAACCCAATGTATCTTGATGAGGAAAGCAGAAAGATATACTTCAAGATAATGGGAGGTATGAGTGAAGATTCTGATGATGTTAAACCACTTAGTCCAGAAGACCTTGATGATATTCTTAAGAGTAAACCCACAAGATTTACAGATGATTTTACTGGTGCAGACAGTGAATATGAAGATGAAGGTATTGATCCTAAACCATATGAAGGAAAACTTTATTACAGTGCCTGGATTGATGAGAATTCTGAAACAATACTTGAACTTTCAGATATTTCAGATGGACTGGAAGACAGTAATTATGAGAGATTTGCTTTGAAGTTTGAGAAGGATTTCCCAGAATACCGTGTATCAGAACTTATGGAATCTGTTTTTGAAGTCTGTTATGTGGATACATTTGACTTTGTGGATCTTGATGAATTGATTGAAAAACTTGAAAAACATCCGGATTATGAATTGGGTGATTGGGAATCAGGAATGGATGAAGAATAAAATAAACTGAACATATATTATGATAAGCATATTAGAACAATTGGATGCCATATTGAATATCAATGAATCAGAGGAATCTGTTGAAGAAAAGGCAGAAAAGGTTGTCAAGTCTATACCTATCAATCCAGAAATGGAGACTACAGAACAGGGTCTTGCAAAGGCATGGGAAAAGTTTGCCAAGTATTTCTATAAGTTGAGGTCAGAAGGTGGGGATGATGAGCAGACATCAACTGATGAGATGGATATTCCAGATGATTTCATTGACCCTATTCTTAAAGGTAAGATGTCAGGAAAACCCCAGGATAAGGAATTTAAGAAGAATAAGGTTCTTTGGGATGAGAATGACCTGGAGAAACTTAAGAAAGAGATTGAACTTGATCTGGCAGGTGATTCTGATGGTTTTGATGACTTTGATTATAAGGATAATGAGTTTGGTGACAGCGGTGATACATCAGATTTGGATACATCAGATATGGATCCATCCGGTGGAAGTGGAAGTGGTGATGATTCTGACAAATCAGAGAAGGACAGACTTAAGGATGCCATTGACAATGCCATTGATAAACTGAAACAAGATAAGGAAACTGGAGGTGATTCTGGAAGTAAGTCAAGCGGTAGTCAGTCAGAAGGAGAATCAGGTGGTGAATCTGGTTCAGAATCTGGTAGTTCATCATCAGATGAATCAAGTGGTTCATCAAGTAGTTCAGGTTCAAAGTCTGGAAAATACACATCAGCAAAAGATAAGAAATTGTCTGAACTGAAAGATGCACTTGAGAATGGTGATGAGGGTGGTTTTGACAGTGCTATGGACAAACTCAAGGATGGTGATGATGGTTCAGGAAAACTTGCCGGTGAACATAGAGACAGTGTATCTGATGAAGAATTCAGAAGTGATATGGAGAGGGCAGGTATATCTGATGAGGATATTGATGAAATGACAGACACCAAAAACAAGAATACATCAGAAGACATATCTGAAGAGGAAATGGAGAAGTTGAAGAAAGATGTTGTTGATGGTCTTGAAAAGAAATGTGAAAAGAGAGGTGGTTCAGCATTGTCCAGGACTGTTGTGAAAAATGCAATGAGAGCAAAGATAGACAATGAGGAATGGAAGGAAATGTTGAAGATCTTCCTTAAAGGTAAATCAGTGATGAAGGGAGATACCACAAAGGCAAAGAATAAGACTGTATATGGTCATAAGAACCACTTATGGAGAGATGCAGTACTTCCTACCAGGACATATGGTCATGGTGTAATCCAGAAGATATATTGCTTTATTGACTTCTCTGGTTCTGTAAATCAGGATTTGGTTTATACCTTCCTTGGAAAGGTCATTGACTTGTGTCAGGAACTCTCTTATACAGATGTAATTGTATATGGTTTTGGTGACCAGATTGTCCTCCCAAGAAAGATAAACGGAAAGATGCTCAGGGCAAAGGGTAAGGATGTTGTTCTTTCACAGACCTGGGATTATATCAATAGTCAGAATCCTGGTGGTGGTTCCGAGAACTTTGAAGATGTTGCCCATACAATCAATGAAATCAGGAGAAAGGATAAGGATTCCGTATTCCTTATATTCGGTGATGCCATATGGAGTTGTTATGGTAACCCTCATAAACCTATTTACTTGAAGGAGGTTTGTGGTGCAAAGGTACTTAATGATATATGTGTATTGACATACTATATGGGTAATGGTGAAGGTATGTTTGCCGGAGAGATTGCTTATTTGAGAGAAATAGTAGGATTGGAACACATAATCACGACAAAAGCGGAAAGTATAAGATAACAAAAGAGGAAGGTCAAACCTTCCTCTTTTTTATTTACCTTCATTCCAATCTCTTAATTTCTTGATGACTTTCGGTATTATCGGATTCCTGACAACCTCATCATCATTGAAGTGGCAGTGTCCCATATAATCCTCATCCTGGAAAATTTCAATGATATGTTGAAGTGCTGATTGTTTCCTTTTCTTTTCCTGGTCAAAGTCAACCTGTTCTATATCACCCAGGAACACCATCTTGCTGTCATCACCTATTCTTGTGATTATTGATTTGAAAAGATTCATTGTGATGTTTTGTGACTCATCTATTATGATGAATGAATTGTCCAGTGTCACACCTCTTATATATGCAAGTGGCAGAACTTCCACTTTCTTTTCCTTGAAGAGTCTCTCGACATCTGATTCATTCTTTATCATCTTCTTCATATTTCCCTTGTAGGACATTATATGAGGTTCCATCTTTTCGGCGATTGTTCCGGGAATGAATCCTATATCTTCATTTGGAGTTGAAATTACAGACTTGCATAAAATCAGTTTGTCATATTTCTTGGAGATAACTCCCATCAAACCTTCATAGAGGGCGATGTATGTTTTTCCTGAACCTGCTATTCCATCACATATTGTAATATCGTGATTTCTGATTTCACTTAAAAAATGTTTTTGTTTTGAATTTCTACATTTGAGAGGTAGAAGAGTTATCGGATTCTTGTCTATAACCAGTTCTGGTATTTGGGGATCTTCAATTTTCTTCTTTTTTGCCATACAAACAAAATATTATATATAGGAATAAACAAAAAGAGTGGGAAAGAACTCCCACTCTTTCAGATTTACTCGTAAACAGGAAGTCCAACAGTTTCTTCCTTCCAGTTATCCACAAAGAATGTTATGGAAATTTCCTTTGCTTCATTACCATTGTCGTAGTTGTCATCATTAAGACCTGTTGGTTGGGTAGGAATTACATCCAGACAATTGATTTTTCTCCAGATTGAACCATCACGGTTGTATTCAACAACAACCATTGAACCTGAATAATCTTTCTTGAGACCATACTGTCCATTTGCAGGGTTGAATGACTTGTTGTACCACTTACGGAGAGTTGTGTAGATGTAGTTCTCATTTGCATCATTTAAGTTCAAAGAGAATACTACCTGTAATTCAAGGTGTGTCTGTTCAGGAGTTCCGAGATAAACTCTTTCAGCCTGTTTGTACTTCTGGATCACAGTACCCATTGGAGGTGTTACACCATCAAGACCTGAAATTGAACGTATGTGTTCAAGAAGGAATGTGGTTGTCAGATTGTCTGTTTCACCATCAAGGTCTGGAAGCATAAATGAAGCTTCAAACAACGCTGGGTTTACAACTTCCCACTTATTCCTTGCGGCATGTGAATTGTTAAAGTGACTAAGTGCCATATTCTTGTTGTTATTTTATTTTTATGTAGTGGAGACTCCGCCTCCACATACATTATTTATGAAAGTATAAATGTGGAATTGGGATACCCAAGACCAAAAATGTTTTTACATAAATAACTTATAATACAATAAAAAGTAAATATTATGGCTTTAGATGCAGAATTGATTAATTTGAAATCAGCAGGTGCTTATCGTTTTGAGAGAGATAAGTCTGAACTTTCAAATAACAGTATTACAGCTATTTCTAATGTTAGATTGGTTGTAGGTTTTAGCAAGACAGGTCCATTCAATACAGTTAAATTGGTGACTTCTCCAGCCCAGTTCATCAAGCTGTATGGAAATATTGATCGCTCTCTTGAAAAGAAGGGTTCATTTTTCCACAGAAGTGCATTGGTTGCTTTGAGTGCCGGTCCAATTCTTTGTTTGAATCTCTTGAATCTTGATCCAGACCTGGATCAAGTTGTTGAGAAATCATTCTCAATTAGTTCAGGTGAGGTTAACAAGAAATCTGTAACTCTTCCATTACAGTCACTTTACAACACAGATAAGTTCTGGTATACAAGTGATGAGGCATATCTTGATGCTGTTGAGAAGATTCTTGGTGGTGCTAATGTTGGTACTAGTGAGGATGTAGATTGGAATGCAGGTGTCCTTCACATTACCAATGTTGGTAAGAAACCTGTTTCAGTATTGATTAAGAAGGCAAGTGATTACTATTCAAAGAATTACAACCTTACTCTTAATGAATGGTATGGTGAAGGTAATGTACCTGAATATCTCAATGGTACTTCATATGTAAGTGATTACCTTGTTGAGGTTTATGTTGTAGGTGGTGACTTCGGTCCAGCACTTTCATCAGCAGATGGAAATGAACCATATGACACTGTTGTTTCAGGTCTTGATTTGGATGATGACAACTTTAATGGAAATCTTGATGAGATTAAAATGTACACTGTTGCAACTAACCCATATAAGAGATTCTCATCAGATATTGTTTATCAGTCATACTTTGATGAGAATGGTTTCATCAGAGGTGAGAATGATGCAAATCTTGTTAAGTTCCTGAACCTCCCATCAGTTGATGTTCGTGCAAAGTATGTTGGTTCATTGATTCCTAACTTTGTTGACAAACTTGGTAAGAATATCTGGATCCAGAAACTCATCAATGATGATGTTGATACAGTAGGTCTTCTTTGTACAGAGAATGTTGAACTTCTTGAAAAAGTAGATTATGATGATAATTTTATTGATGAGAAGATTGACCTTGTTGGTCACAGTATATGTGATGATGTTATTGGTTCTGACAGTGAGGTAAATATTCCTAAATCAAAGACATTTGATTTCTTGAGTTATGTATTTGAATATGAGGAAGAAAATCAGCAGGTAAAAGTAAAGGTTGAAACTGATTCTTATGTATATGAAAGATATGCTGAAGGTGATTCTGTAGAATCAAGTACCCCATTTGCTTGGGTAAAATTGGATGCAAATGGTGAAGTACCTGAAGATCCTACAAATGAAGACATTGTTTATACAGATTCTACATATCTTACTGTTGGTTCAACTATTGGAACAGGAACAGTAACTGAAATTGTAAAGGATGTTAAACCTTTGATATCAGAATATGCATTTAAGTCAGAAAATGATGGTCCATATTATTTGGATGCAAATTCTGAAAATGCATACATTGAAAGGGATAATGAAGTTATCCTTGATAAGACTGCTAATGTAGTTGTTGGTGATTACCTTCTTTCAGACACAGATGAGGATGATAATCAAGACAGACATTCAAGAATAACAAAGGTTGTTGAAGTAAAGAATGTTTATAGCAATGGTAAGAAATCTGGTATCCTTGTAGTTTGTGCTGATAAGATTCACAAGACTGCAGGATCAACTGAAGATAAGGTAATCATCAAGGTTACTCCTATTGATAAGATTGCTGACAGATTCCAGTGGATATCACTTGGAGGTTTCCAGGTAAGAAAGGATGCAATGCCTGATGGTTCAAACAAGAGACAGAATGAGATTCTTGATATGCTCCGTGAGAATCCTGAATTCCCATCAACCACATCACATCTGTTCAAGGCACTTATTGACCGTGATTACATCCAGTTCAGATACCTTGTTGATACATTTGGTCTTGGTATTGAAGAGGAGTGTAAGAAGGTTTATACCCAGTTGTGTAAGGCAAGAAAGAGTGCTTTTGCTATCATCAACTGTCCTTCACAGCTTGATTTCAAGAAGAGTCTTGATCCTTCATTCACCAATAAGACAGGTGGTGTAGAAGTTGAGTTCATAGCAAAGGGTGGTGACCTTTCAAAGAATCCTTCATTCCTGTTCACTCTTCCAAAGATTGAGAATGGTGCTTCTTGGGGTGCTTACTACTACCCATATTTGAGAATCACAGATCTCAGTGCAGCCAAGTCTGTACCACCAGCAGCATATGTTTCTAACCTCTATATGCAGAAGTACAACAGAGGATTTGCATGGTCAATTGTTGCCGGTCAGAAGAGAGGTGTCATTTCTGGTAACCAGGTTGTAGGTGTTGAGGCAACACTTATCTCTGACAACAGAGATTGGCTTGAACCAATGGGTATCAACTCAATTATTTGGGAACCAGGTATTGGTGTTGAGGTATATGCAAACAAGACTGCAAAACAGACTCCTGTTTCAGCACTTTCATCAGCACATGTACGTGAGGCTGCTATCTACATCCAGGATGGTGTTGAGAGTATCTTGAAGAAGTATGTATTTGAGTTCAATACTCCAGAGACAAGACTTGAAATCAAGACTCTTGTTGATGACTTCCTCAAAACAATGAAGGACAATGGAGGTCTCTATGACTTCAGAACTGTAATGGATACATCAAACAATACTCCTGAGGTTATCGACCACAATATGGGTGTCATTGACATTTATGTTGAAATCGTTCGTGGTCTTGAGATTATCGCTCAGAGACTCACAATCCTCAAGACTGGTGCTATTGCAGCTGGTGGATTTGATGAGTAATCAAAACCTAATATACAGGAAAAGAGAGAGTAGGAAACTACCCTCTCTTTTTATTTGTCATAAATACTATATATTATATCTATAAGGTTATATGATTAAGAAATATGAAGATTATTTCAATGGAGATGTCCAGTTGAATGAATCAGAGGAACAGATGATAAATGAGGCGGTTGAAACAATTGCTGAAAAGATAAAGAATGGTGAGGAGGTTGATGAAGGAATCCTCGGATCTGTTGTAGGTGGTATCACCGGTGCAGCAGTTGGTCCCATAATTGGAAGGGCAATATGTAAGGCATTGGGTATTACCAGTGGTCTTCTCTATGACTTGTTCAACAGTAGGTTGTTCACAACTGCTGTGGCAGCATATATAGGATATAAGAACTAAAATTGAAAGGTTATGGCATTTACAAAGATTGAAAATGATACCAATATAAAGGATTTTCCAGATATATATAATGGTAATATTGATGAACTTATCAAAAAAATTGGTGAGTTAGAGACTGCCATTTCTAAAAAAGATGCAGAAATTAGAAAAATAAAAGAAGATTTCAGGTTAGCACTTAATGCTTTGAGAGCAGAATATACACAAATGTTTGACCAACTCAATAAATAACAAAACCAACTGACTGATTATGGCTAAAGACTCAATCATTGAAATAAAAGGTTCAGACCTTATTTCTGAATCAATGTCTAAAATCAATCACAATTTCAATACACTTTCTGAAGTTGATGAACAGAATGATCTTAGGTGGCAGAGATATACTAAACAGATAGAAGATAAAATAGATGCCATCCAAAATCTGTTTCAATTGGATGGTATTGAAATGAGAAGGGCTATTGAAAGTGTTGATGATAAGTTTGATAATTTACCAAATATGGATAATATCCAGGGGCAGATTGCAAATGCCATTTCTAATTTAGACAGTGAGGTTGGTCTTGCAATCAGGGCATTGGCTGGACAGGAGTTTGGTGCAGCAATGAATGACTATGCCAAAACATCTGCTGTTAATGAGAAATTAGAGGGATATGTAGTATCTACAACATTTAATGATTATAAATCAAATGCTCAAGAAAATCAGGCAGAATCAAACATAATTACAGCAAACAGCAAGTTTTATACTGTAGAATATTCTGGAAATGAATATTTTGTTTATGTAAATGGAGAAAGGTCAGAATATAAGAATTTGAAGGAATATTACAATTCTTTGACTCCTTTTGAAAAATCTCAATTTGATCCAAATGGTGCAGGTTTGTCAGACCCCAATGTTTTGAAAGGATTTATGACATTATGTGAGTCTGTATTCAAAACTGTTTCAACAGAACTTGTTGGATTTTCAACAAAGGTTGCTGAAGATATGGCACAGTTGGATATTGTGACACAAGTTACAAATGATGAAGGAAAGAAAATTTCTGCTGCTATAATTGCTCAAGCAAATTCAGAAGGTTCTGAAGTCAAACTCAATGCTGATCATATCAATATATCTGCCAATCATGATTTGAGTATTAATAGTGGTGGAAATGTAAACATCAAGAGTGGTGGTGGTTTTAATATTGAAAGTGGTGGTGATTTGAAGATAAAAAGTGGTGGAAAGTTTGAAATAACATCATCAAACTTCAATATTGATTCAAATGGTAATGTTTCCATCAATGGTGCCATTACAGCAACATCATTGACAATTGCACCAAATTCATCAGCAGAATCAACATTTAATAGTCTTGTATTGTCAGCAGGTGGTACCACCTGGGCAGAAAAATCAGAAATACCTGAAAAAATAAGTGACCTTTCCAATGATACAGGTTTTATTACCAATTCTGCATTGAGTAATTATACTACAACATCCACTTTAAACAATACATTGAGTACTTATGCAAAAAAATCAGAAGTTCCGGATGAATATGATGATACATGGTTGACAAGTGCATTGAGTAAGGTAAATATGAATAGTGGTCTTGTTTTGACAGGAAATGTATTTGTGGCTGATGCAAGTAGTTATATTACTGCCGGTATAATGGGTGGAAACACAAGTGGAAATGATTTGAGGATTTTTGCTGGAAGTAGTAATTTAAGTAGTAGAGGTTCTGCACCATTCAGAGTATATGAGGATGGTTCTTTTTATGCTACAAATGCTCATATTACAGGTACAATTGAAGCGACATCATTGACAATCGCACCCAACTCTTCTGCTACATCACAATTTAATAGTCTTGTTCAAAGTGCTGGTAGTGTTGCTGGTTATATTAATACCTCAACATTAACTACTGCATTGAGTAATTATACCACATCAACTGCTTTGGGATATGCTTTAAGTAATTATGCTACAAAATCAGACCTTTCAAGTGTTGCATCATATTCAGATGGATGGTTGACCAGGGCATTTGGTAAAACTGCTATAAGTGGGGGTCTTGTTTTGACAGGAAATGTATTTGCTGCTGATTCAAGTAATAATGTTACTGCCGGTATGATGGGTGGTTCCACAAGTGGAAATGATTTGAGATTCTTCGCCGGAAGTGCTGATACAGCATCTGCTCCATTCAGGGTATATGAGGATGGTACATTTTATGCTGAAAAAGCAAATGTATCTGGAGTTATTAATAGATATTTTAAAATAACATCAAGTAATTGGCAGGAATATGCAACTCAAATTGGTGAAAGAAATGGAGAACCATATTATGTAATAGATCTTAATAAAATTAAAAAAAATGTAGAAATAACATATATACCACCTGTACCTTCTGGTGTGGGTCTTATATTTGATGTTAGAACTCCAAGTATAACCGCAGATATGGTAGGAATGGAATTAAATGTTTTGAATTTTATTCCCAAAAAAACAATAAGTGTAGGACATAATGGGGTTGATTATTATACTACTGGAACCCCCCCAACAAATGCAATGGTAATACGTCCAGCCAATAATGATAATGGTTATGTTGGAGGTAATACTAATAGTGGTGTTGGAACATTTCAATGTATGAGACTTATAGCAATAGAATTACCAAATTATTCTGGATCTGGTTCTCAATATGCATGGCTTAGAACAGATTCATATAGTGTATATACAGAATCATAAATGAGGGGTTTAAAACCTCTCATTTTCTTTTTCACATAAATATATAGTATAGAATTGTTTAATTATTTAAATACAGACTTTTATGGCTGGTTTTACTAATACAAATAGAAATTCATCAAGTAACCCTAATCCTGTAACAAGGATGCTTCGTAGTTTGTCCAGTTTCGGAATGAACTACAAGGATGATGTTATCAAGAATGTCCGTTCTATGGATATGGAATTGCAGACACAGAACCTGCAGGTCAATCCTACAACCGGACAGGTTGGTTCTCTTAATGATGAAAACATTCAAGTCCTTTTTGCAAGGATGTCTGCAACAGATCCATCTTTGTCAAAAGGATATTTTCATCTTTCAGAAGAGAATTACCAGAAGAAAAAGGAACAGTTGAGAAGGTTTGCTCTCCAGGATGAGGTTGAGGAAATCCTTGACATTATATGTGAGGAGAGTATTGTGTTTGATGGTGCGAACAAATTCGCAAACATCAAACTCAACTACAAGGCAGACCAGGCAATCCTTGATGAATTTTCAGAGGAATACAATAAGTTATATAACTATTTTGGATTCTATGATACCGTCCAGGCAACTGACTATTTCAGAAAATGGTTGATTGACGGTTTCCTTGCTTTTGAAATTGTTTACAACACAGACCAAACAGAGATTATTGGTTTTGTTGAATTGGATCCTGCCTGTCTTACCCCAGGTATTGACCCAGCCACCAATGAAAAAATCTGGTTTGTCAACCAGAGGGTTGGTATAAACGGTCAGACCACACAGGACAGGATTCTTTATGATTCCCAGATTATCTACCTTTCTTATGCAAAGGCAGATACAGTTTCCAGAATTTCTTATGTTGAAAGACTTATCAGGTCATTTAATATCCTGAGGACAATGGAGGCAACCCGTATCATATGGGCTGTCACCAATGCTTCATATAAGACACAGTATATCATTCCTGTCGGTTCAGTGCAGTCACCAAGAGGTAGGCAGACTCTGGCCCAGGCAATGGCAAACTATAAGGAACTTGTGGACTTCGATTGGGATTCAGGTGAGATTAAGACTAATGGTAGGCCAATGCTTCAGTTCTATAAGGACATCTTTATGGCATCTGAAGGTGGTGAGACTCCACAAATCCAGAACCTCGGTGGTGACGGTCCTGAAATTTCAGATACAGAGACCTTGAGATACTTCAGGGATAAACTCCGTCAGGCATCAAAGATTCCTTTTACCAGGTTTGAGAAGGAACAGGGTGAAGGTCAGTATACAATGAGTGCTGAAGGTATTGCCCGTGAGGAAATCAGGTTCAGTAAGTTTATCGGAAGATTGAGAGCAATCTTTGCTGAAATCCTCATCAAACCTACATATCTCCAGATGTGCTTGAAACACAAGAACATTATGACAGATATGAACTTCCGTGTCAATCTTGGTCTTGATTATAATAAGGATTCAGTATTTGAGGAAAACAAGGAGATTGAACTTCTCCAGAAGAAGGCAGACTTCATCTCATCTATTATGGGTTCTATTGTAGAAACTGATGATGAGGGTAATGACAAGCCTTATTTTGACCTTGACTTTATGGTCCGTGAGTTCCTTGGATTGAGTGATGAGAAACTCCAACTCAACCAGAGATACAAGGATGAGAAGAAACTCAAGAAGGAGGGATATAAGCAGGAAGATATAGCAAAAATTCTTGACGGTGCCCCAAAATCTGATTTTGAACCGGATAAGAAAAAGGCAAAAGAAAACGAAGAAGCTGAAGAAAATAATGAAAATGGTGGTGGAGGTAATCCATTGTCAGGTCTTTAAAAAATAGTAAATTTTATTTTTCATAAATAACATATAAAACTATACAAGAAAATTCATTTAAAATGAAAGAGAAGAAACTATTGATAGTAGAACGCTCTAATGCCACACTCAATTATTCAGTTGAGCAGGTACTGAATGAAAATAATGAACACAGCGATTCTATTGTATTAACTGGACTTTTCACATCTTTCAATACCAAAAACCGTAACGGCAGAATCTATGAGTCTGCTGACTTCCTTCCACATGTAGAAGCATTGAGGGAACAGATTGAAAGTAAGAGACTTCTTGGTGAGTTGGATCATCCACATGGATTTGAGATTTCACTTGGAAATGTTTCTCATGTTGTTGAAAGTCTTGAATTTGACCCACAGCAAAATGCAATTGTGGGTAAGATTAGACTCCTTAACACCACTGCTGGTAAGGAAGCACAGGCACTTGTAAAGGATGGTATTCCTTTGAATATCTCATCAAGGGCTGCCGGAACAGTTGATGAATCTGGACATGTAAAGCTTCAGCAACTTTTTACTTATGACCTTGTTGCAGATCCTGGCTTTGCCAATGCCCAACTCAAGAGGGTTAATGAGTCTTATGGATTTGGTGATGATGACTCAATTGACATCTATGACATCTCTGAAGATGCAAACACCAACCTTGATCCCCAGGTAACCAAGACTGTTGACCAAGCAGCACCACAGGCTCAAAGGAATGAGGATACATTAAAAGACACAAATATGGAAGACAACAAATTCATACAGTATTCTGATTTCCAGAAATACAGTGAACACCTGTCAGAGATTGTAGGTGAACTTCAGTCTGCCATTTCAAATATCAAGGATGAGTTGATCAGTTATAAGGAGAAGGGTGGTGAGACTCCAACCCAGACTTTTGATCCTGCAAAAATTGATAACTCACAGATTGCTGACCTTGTTGCCAAGGAAGTTGCCAGAATTACTGGTGATGGTGCTGCACAGGTTGGAGGTAATCAGAAAGTGGCTGAACTTGAGGCAAAGGTTGCCGCAACTGAAGAATCATTCAACAACCTTAAGAGTTATACCAAATATCTTGCAGAGACTCTTGATAAGTCTATCATTCATCAGGATTATATCGCTGATGAGACAAACAAGGTTATTGAACATAACAACTACCTTGCAGAGAGCATGAACAAGATTGTTGGTTACAATGATTATCTTGCAGAGAAGATGAACCAGATGGTTGCTCATCAGGATTATCTTGCAGAGAATATCAATGACACAATCTCATATCAGAACTATGTTGCTGAAATGCTTGACAAGTCTATTGATTATTCAAATATGCTTGCTGAGGAACAGAATAAGTCAATTGCCCATAATGATTATCTTGCAGAGAAGATGAACCAGATTATCGAACATCAGGATTACATTGTTGAGGAACTCAATAAGGGTGGTTTGAATCTTGTTGAGGAAAAGAAGGATGAGACTCCTGTCGAGACTCCTGCTGAACCAGCAACAGAACCTGCTACAGTTGAGACTCCTGTTAATGAGAATAATACAACAACTGAAGAGACTCCTGCTGAGGAACCTGCAACTGTTGAAACTCCAGTCAATGAGAACAACACAACAGAAGAGACTCCCGCTGAACCAGTTGCTACAGTTGAGGAAGAGAAGTTTGATGCAAAGAAGTATCAGACAGAACTTTCAGAGAAACTTGATGCTATCCTTGCAACAGCAAGGGCTGCATATGCAGAGGAAAAGGCTGCAGAGGCAAAGGCACTTGAAGAGTCAAAGAAGAATGTTGAAGCAGCAAACTTCACACTTATCAACTATCTTCCTGAAAGACTCAATGAGAGATGGTCAAAACTTTCAGATGAGAGAAAACAGGAGATTCTTGCAGAGTCAAAGATGTTTGTAATCAACAATGAAGCAAGTGCAGTTTATTTCTGGAATACCAGAGATTTCAGAGACAAGCAGATTGAACTTCAGAAAGTTGATGAGGCAGTAGTAGCACAACCTACACCTGTTAATGAAAACGTAGTTTCTGAAGAAAGACTCAAGGCAATGTCTGAAGTAATCCAGAGAAGGATGAGAAGATATTAAAAACAATCAACACACTGGATGAAACACTCATCCAGTGTGATTTTATACAAACAAAACCAATAGAAAACAATGTCCGAAATACTTTCAAACTTGTTGGGCTATCTTATTACGTTTATCACTGGAGGAGGTTTGGTAAGTATTTTCTATTTCAGACTCAACAAGAGATTAAAAGCAGCTGAAGTAAAAGCAGCAGAAGTTGATGTAAAAACAAAAGAAATATCAAACTTATCCTCATCCAATGAAGAATGGATAAAACTATATCACAATTGTGTTGCCGAAAAGGAGAAACTTGAGGCAGATATAGAGAAACTTTCAGATAAACTTGATGAGGTCTATAAATCAAAGGATGCAGCATGGGACAGATACAGTGACAGCAGATCAGAATGTAATAAGAAAGATATGGTGATCGCTGAACTTAACTGGTACAGATGTGAAGTTAATGGTTGTCCTTACAGGCGTCCACCAAGAAAATTCGGTGAGATGGATTTCCCGGCAGATGCAATAAATCCAATAGAAAATCCTGATCCCGATTACATTTAATTAGTTGAAGAAATTTTGAAAAAGTAATTTACATAAATATATATAGTTAAACACAGCAATATGGAAAAATCTAAAAATGATAATAGAAGCAAAGATCTATTTTTAGGTTGATTCAATAAATAAACATACAAAAAAATCAAAACTAAATTATGTTACAGAATGTTATTTTGAACGAGGCTGAAGTTTTGAAAACTTGGTCAGGTTTTATTACTGAGTCAACTGGCGTTACCGATCGTGCTAAATTGACTTGGATGTCAAAGTACTGTGCTTATCATGATATGAATGAGAAGCAGAGTCTTAATGAGAGTGCTCTCGGTTATGCACATCTCAACCCAAATATGAATGTTGGTGGTATGGGTGCTGCTTACTTCCCAGGTGCAAATCCTAACAACGGTTATGACGGTGTTCGTGGTTCAGGTGATAACCCATTCTCACTTCTTCCTCTTGCAGTTCAGGTTGCAGCTCAGACAATTGCTCTTGACCTTGTACCTGTAGTTCCTATGCAGGGTCCTCTTGGTATCCTTCAGTATATGGACTATGTATATGAAGGTGGTAAGACCAATTTCCGTCCTCGTTTCGAGGGTGCAGATGAGTCAAAGACTGCTCCTCTTATGGTTAAGTTGACCCTTTCAGCAGGTGATGCAAACTCAGATAGTGATATCGAGAATGCTCTTAAGTCAGATGCTGCTTTGGTTAATGAAGATGCAATCAACCATGCTCTTAAGTTCAAGGATCTCCAGAAGGCATTTGTTCCTCATATGGATCCTATTTCAGTAGGTGACTATGACCTTATCTTCGTAGCCCTTGGTCGTATCGACGGTCGTCCTATCTTCCAGGTTAAGGAGAAAGCTTACTATGCTGGTCTTGGTAAGGTTAACGGTGGTGAGGGTGCTGCTGCTTCACTTGCAGAAACTCTTCTCGTTGACGAGCCTGTTATCACTGGTAAGGATGGTTCAAAGTTCTATGTAGTTGACATTGACACAGTTAAGGCTCTTGAAGACTTCATCCCTGGTTTCTCAGGTAATGGTTTCAAGAATGGCGATCCTATGTCAGCAAAGTCATATGACAGAGAGACTGGTGAATCTACTCCTTCAAACATGATGTCACTCAACACCTTTACATTGAGTGTAAAGGCTAAGACCATCCAGGTTAAGGGTGCTATCACTCGTGAGCAGATTCAGGACCTCAAGGCTTATGGTATCGACGCTGTTGCTCAGGTAGAAGCAGAGCTTGTAAATGAGTTGACACAGCACATCAACCGTGAACTTCTCAATGAGATTTTTGCACTTGGTGATCAGAACCATGTTGAAGCTGAGGCATTTGAAGGTATCAACCTTAATACTTACTTCACTGTAAATCCAGGTGAGGCTGCACCAGAAGGTTATGTTTCATCATACGTTGGTGGTGGTGCTGAAACCCTTGGTACAATCCAGAGGAGAATTATGAGTAAGGTTCTTGCCGCTTCTAACCTTATCGCTCAGAGAGGTCGTAGAGGTGCTGGTACATTTGCAGTATGCGCTGCTGCTATTGCAACTGCTCTCCAGGATTGCGCTGGTTTCACAGCTTATCCTCTTTCAAATACAATCAACCAGAATGCTGGTTCAATCTACCCAGTAGGTGCAATTTCAGGTGTATCTATCTATGTAGATCCTAACCTCCCATTCGCATCAACAAAGATTGTTGTTGGTCGTAAGGGTAAGGACAACGAGCCTGGTCTTGTATTCATGCCTTATTTGATGGCTGACAAGCTCTCATATCCTGCAGAGGGTATGGAAGGTGCTCCTGTTACTTCATTGAAGTCACGTTACGCTATCGTACGTGCAGGTCATCACCCACAGCTTTACTACTACTCATTCGATATTAAGCTTGGTGAGGGTGTAAGCCTTTATTAATCTTAAAGTAGATAGTAAATAAAATTAGAGAGAATCTTTCGGGATTCTCTCTTTTTTGTTATGTTTATGTTGATAACTAATGTTGTATAGATATGAACTATGAACAGATAAAGAATAATGAAGAGAGGATATTTCCTTTCTACAAGGGAAAATATATGGGTAAGACAGAGTTTGGATTTTCAAACAAGAAATCTGCCCAGAAATTTATGCTTGATATTCCTGATGGGGATGTATATGAAAGATTTGGTGGAAAGGAAGAGTATATCAGGACACATGAATGTATGTATAGACTTGATAAGAAACACTTGTTTGTATTCAATCCTCAAAAGAATTCACCATATGGGGATAATCTGGCAGCCAGACGGTTTGAAGGTATATATGATGGTGTATATAAAGATTATGTATATCTGAAAGATATGGATCCACAGGTGGTAAAAGAATTGAAAGATGATTTGAAACTGATAGGGTTTGCATATGATTATGCATCCCATGATTTAGTCAAGGCATTTGAAGAGAAGTATGATTTGTTCCCATCTACTTTTAATTGTGGTACACCATATGTTGATATGACTGATTTTGAAAAAATGAGGTCAAAGATGATGAGAGATGATATAGAATATAGGAGGGGAATAGTACGTATAAACATTGAATATTTAGATTAGTTATATATGAGTAAACCAATTGTATTTTTTGATCTGGAAACAACCGGTAAACACCAAAATCCGGATAATGTGAGAATTATTGAAATATCAGCACATAAGGTAAATCCAGAAACCCTGGAGGTGATAGATAGGTTGTATTTTAAGTGTAATAATGGAAATGTTCCGATTGACCCAGATGCAACAGAGAGACATGGAATTGTAGAGGCTGATTTGGTTGGTTATCCCACATTCCAGGAATGTGCAAAGGAAACATTTGATTTCTTCCAGGGATGTGATGTTGGTGGATATTATTGTTCAGTCTTTGATATTCCCATCCTGTATTATTCTTTCATAAGGGCAGGATTGACTTGGGAGTACAGGAATCTGAAGAATTATGACATCTTCACACTGTGGAGAAAATACAATTCCAATAAACTTGGTGATGTATATAAGAGACTCACAGGTAAGGATTTGGAGGATGCTCACCAGGCAGATGCAGATATTACGGCAACACTTGAAGTATATAAGATAATGAGAGGTATGAATCAGGAATTTGAGGATGCTGATCTTGATTATTTCAATGACAGGTTGGATTTACCTGGAAACTTCAAGTACAGGATCCTTGAATCTGGTGCAAAGGAGATTTATGTTGATTTCGGTAAGTGGAAAGGTACAAGTATTGACAAGGTTGACAAGTCTTATTTCAAGTGGATGATGGATAATGTTGACTTCCCTGTTGATACCAGGCATTATGCAAGAATGATTTATGAAAGGAAAGCATAAGATGAGTGATATAGAATTATTGAAATATGACCTCTGTGGGAGGATACCATTTAATACATATGTAGAGGTAGAAAAATATCACACAGGTATTCTTAAAGGTGTGGATAGTGGAACTGTGTCAACAGACAGAGGTATAAACTATCCCATCGGAATGGTTAAACCTTACCTCAGGTCAATGTCAACTATGACTGATGAGGAAAAGAATGAATGTTGTGCTATATTCAACAACAGTATGTATCAGTTTGAGGTTGACAAATATGGAGATGTTTCAAGTACCAAGGAAACTGTTGAGAGAGAAAACATCTATTATGATATAGAGTTGATGGATGAGTGGATAAAATGGCTCAACAAACATCACTTTGACTTCAGAGGTTTAATTGGAAAAGGCCAGGCTTTGGAGGCACTGGAAGGAATGTATAATATTTAAATATATGAAAGAAAGGGATTCATTTTACAAAGAGATTTGTGCAAGGTATCCATATGGTTTAAAGGGACAGGTGGTGATAGAGGCATCAACTGGTGAATATGATATATATAGTGGATGTCTTGAATATACAGATGTAGATGTGGATGTAGAACTGTTTGGTATTGAAGGAGATGATATTACAGTTTATCCAATAGATGACAAATACAATGATGTAATATCTGATTATAACTATACAGTGGATGACTTTTTACCATACCTCAGACCAATGTCATCTATGACTGAGGAAGAGAAGGATGAGTACAGGAAGATTGCTCCCGGAATAGTGTTCACTAATGGAATACATCTACCCAACATCCACCAGGTTAACTGGCTCAATGCACATCACTTTGATTACAATGATTTCATAGGGCAGAATAGAGCCCTGGAAGCAAAAGAAGGTATGTATTAAAAAAGGAGAGTGATTTCACTCTCCTTTTTTCATTTATTGTGTCTTGAATTAGTCAGCAACTACTTCAAATACTGGAACACCATCCTCAATAGTTTCAACAACATGGTATCCTTCTGCAACATAACTTACAGGACCACCTGGCTCACTGTATGCCTCTGCTGGGTTGAAGTTGTAGAACTTACCACCATAGACATTAATCTTTGCTGTGCCTGCTGTATAGTTTGCATCATAGCAGTTCAAAAGGAACTTGTGGTGACCATTTGTATCAAGTTCTGGAGTCTCATCAAGGAGTTTGAATGAACCACCATATACATTGATTGTACCACTGTAAGCATATAATGTATGTGTGTATGCTTCAACATCACATCCATAGATATTGACTGTTGTAGTTTCTGAACCAGTCCAGATACCATAAGTACCACTTGATTCAATAATCTTACCAGGACCATAGATGTCAATTGTAGGATTACTACCTCTGAAATACATAGCAGCAGATGTACCACCCTTCAATGTAACAGTGTGGTTATTGAAGTTGTATCTGTAAGTACCGTTTGCAAAGATACCGAAACCAACTCTACTTGTACTTGTTACATCCTCAATTACATTAGATACACCATTCTTTGAGAATCCGGCAATTGAAGAGTTGGAGATTTCATAAGTGGTAGGTGTAACTTCATCCTCTGTGATGAGTTCATCAACCAGGTCATGAATATCAGCAGCACCAAACTCAATTGTACCCTTCTTTATGATAAGTTTCTTTGCATGGAATGCACCTGAGATCTTTAAGGTGTTCTCTGAACAGGTAACTGTAAGTTCATCATACTGACCACCAGTCATTACAACTGTTGCATTAGGAGTATTGATGTTTACAGAAGGTTCATTTGCTGAATTAGTGTTTGAAATGGTGATTGTGCCGGCAGCATCAGAAACAAGAGCTGAACCATCCTGCCATCCTGCACCAACTGTCATAGCACTGTTCTCATTTACAGGTACAAGTGAAATGGTGCCATTAAGAGTTTCTACAGTAATCTTATTGGTCTCTGCATAAACATCATTGTATTCACCACCCTTAAGTGTCATAGTGGTTGATGCACCTGTATTTACAACATTGATGTCAATAGGATCCTCATTGGTGTTGTTGATGGTCAAACCCTTTGTACTTTCATTGGTGATAGTTGCACCATCCTGAACAGAACCATTGATAGTTATTGCCTTTGGTGCCGATGCAGGAACTGTCATATTGTTGATAGTCTCATTTTCACCTGCTGTATAGGTGTTGGCACCACCGTCAATCGCATCATAAATGTTGGTAGCTGTCTGAGCCTGGCTTGCTGTGTTTTCAGTTTCTGCCGGTTTTTCAGGAACAACTGATACATAATCAACAACTGCACAGGCATACAGATACTTCTTGCATTTGTCATACTGTTCCTGTGTGTATGTGTGGAAACTCTCAATAAGTTCAGCACTGGGTTCAACACCATGTTCAATGATGTACTTTCTGATGGCTTTCTTTGCATTGGCCTTCTTTAACAAATCTTTTTGCTTGTTTGTAAGTTCAAAATTGTCAAATGTTTTCATTTGTTATGTATATTTTGTTATACTGTATTTATGAAAAAAGAGAGGTCAAACCCTCTCTTTTCTTTAAATCATTGTACCATGCTGACCAGTTGTTTCTGGGTCAGATTGTACTCTACTTCTTTTTACTCTTGAAAAGTAAATCCTTTCCTTTGCCTCATAGAACTTCTTTGTTTCTTCAACAGATGCAAGACGGTCCCATTTGTGGTCTTGTGGAATATTCCTTGAATCATATTCAAAGGTTTCCAAATCTTTTTTAAAACTTTCCATATTGTTATGTTATTTTGTTTGTTATCTACTTTTTACCAAGAAATCTGCAAATGATGTTATAAGTGGTGCAAGTGTCTTGTGACGGCAATCAAATCCTTCACCAGTCACCCAACCATATGCAGCATCAAATGCTTCATTGGACTTGTATTTAGGGTCAGGATTGATGTCAATATCAACATACTTGACTTTGATACCACAATCCTTCAATCCTTTTGCAATATTAAGACTCTCTTCTGTCTCCTTGATAAGTCTTGCAAACCTTTGTTCTTTTTTATACCTGGGTGTTGACCACCTTTTGAATATACAATGGGCACCATGTCCATGCACACCATCACCATGATCATATAAGGCCACCACCGTTGAGAAATATGTTTTGGATCCCCTTGACTGTGAATCTGTACCGACAATCACATCAATGTTTGGATGTGTTTCTACATATTCCTTTACATAAGATACAAGATCTGTTACTCTTTCACCAGATGTCTTTCTAAAATCAACAATACTTATCATCACTAATTATAATTAAATTAAAACAATCTAACTATAAATATACCAAAAAATTTAAATTTCTTTCCACATAAGGGCAGGATAATTATCAATAATAAGAGGGACAGGGTCATTTTTCTTTACAATAATGAGGTCATTTGTATCTACAATATACAAACCATCCCTTACACTGGTCTGTGGCAGAATATCATTTATAAACTCATCTCTTGTATTTTGTTTGAACTCATTACTGATTACAGCAGCATCTTTCATACCTATATAATCTTCAATCTGGAGATAATTCTTCCTGGCATCTGATTTTGAAAGATATTTGGAATCAGCATCTGATTTTGAAGTATATATGTCTGCTGCACTCTCTTTTGAAAGGAAGATTGAATCTGTCTGTTCCTTACTATATACATTTTCTATTCTTGCATAATTTGACAATGTTGAAGATTTTGCATATTTGGACATATCAGGGAGATCTGTCTTCTTTGCATATGTGCTGTCCAAATCAGATGATGTCAGAAAATCATAACCTTCAATTATTGTATTGACATCAGATTCTTTGAGATATTCATTGAGATCTGTCTTTCTTGCATATGAATTGAGACTAGACTTCTTTACATAATCATCCAGTGATTGATGACTTGTTAAATAACCCTTATCTTCTACCCACTGTTGTGTTGCAAAATCATTAAAATTTGGGAGATTACTTTCTTTTACATACCCATTGAGTTCTGACTTTTTTACATATCCTGTCAATGACTGATGTTCTTTAAGAAAACCTTGGTTATTCACCCATTCTTCAGTTACATATCCTGTTACTTCAGGAATATCATCCGCTGTGATGAATCCTTGGTTGGTTATCCAGCCTTTTGTAACATATTTACTCATTTGAGGTATTTCACTCTTTGTAGCAAAATTACTTGTATCTGGAATATCTATCAACTTTGCATATTCACTCAAATCCTGGTGATCTGTAAGATAATGTTGGTTTATCACCCAGTTCTTTGATGCATATGCTGACAGTGATTGGTGTTCTGTAAGATAATGTTTGTCTTCTACCCATTCCTTTGTTGTATAGTCATCCAACAATGTAGGAAGTTCTGATACTAATGCAATATCATTTCTGTCAGGCATATCACTCTTTTTTAGATAATTCCTGAGAACTGTAGTTTTTACATAGTTCTGGAGTTCTGTTTTATCTGCCTTACCAGATATGTCCTGATGTTCTGTGAGGTAACCTTGACTTTCCACCCAGGATTCTGATGCAAGACCCTCAACTGAAGGTATTTCACTTTTCTTTGCATATGCTGACAGTGACTGGTGTTCTGTAAGATAACCCTTACCTTCCACCCACTGTTCTGTTGCATAACCATCAAGTGACTGGTGTTCTGTGAGGTAACCTTGACTTTCCACCCATTCTTCTGTTGCATAACCTGTCAGTACAGGAATATCATCAGATTTTGCATATTCATCTTTTATTTCAGTGATTCCGGATTCAATATTTCCCAATCTGTCTTTGATTGCAACAATTTCACCATTGATTCCACTTATGACACCATCATCACTTTGTCTTACAACCACAGAATATGCATCACTTATGATTGTCCTGATCTCACTTTCAGATATGTAGTTGTTATTATTTAACCAAGTTTCCAATGAAGACTGAGATATATACCCAGCATCATTTTTGAATGAACTGACATTTTTTGGAAGTTCACTCTTCTTCAAATAAATCTCTGATTCTGTCTTTACACCAACAGAGACATTATTCTTCTTTTGGGTATTGTTGTTAATCATAGGTACTATTCCATATTTATAGTATTTATGGATTTTTGTTATATTTAGAGTATATAACATAAGTATTTAATATGGAATTAGAAGAAAGGGTTGGTATTATTATTCAGGGTGCTGAAATAGCACAGAAGAATGGTGCTTTGACACTTGATGATGCTTATTATGCCAAGCAGGCAGTTGATGCCTTCAATAAAAATGTATCTCTCAAGGAGGCATATACCATACTTAATAAGACAATCAATATTGGACAGAAGAAGGGTGTTTACAGTCTCAGGGATGCATATTATCTTTATATTGCATTGGAGGGATTTGAGAAGTATATTCCAGTACCTACACCAGTGTCTGCTGCACCGGTACCTGGATCTGAACCAGAACCAAATTCTGAACAACCAGCAACTTCATCAAATGGGGGTAGAAAAAAGAAGGAGAGTTAATCAACTCTCCTTTTTATTTTACAGGTTCAAATTCTTGACTGCATCATTATAATCTTTGTCTGCCTGTTCCTTGATTTTCTTGGCTTCATCAATAATCTTGTTTAGAAGCGTACTTGAATTTTTCTTGAAATCCTCTGGAAGTTCTATTTCCTTTCCTTCTGTGTCTTTTAATTGACCATCAGTGATTATCTTGACAATATCTGTAAAATAGTTACCTGCTTCATCACCTGTCTTATCATTAAGAGGAAGATTATAACTTACAAGTCCATTTGAGATGACAGCACATTTTGCCATTAATGGGAGTGTATCACCATAATCGGTACCACCATAGACACAATTCTTTATGAAGGCATTTACAGAAATACACATTGCCTGTACTGACTGACCTGGTGTTTCAGCAAATTTCTTCATTACATCACTTGCATCAAGTGCAGTATAGAAAGAATCCATCAGTTTGTAAGCAGTCTTAAACTCTTTCTTACCATAGTCCTCATCAGCAAAAATAGATTTAAATCCAAGAGATTCATTTTTCTTGAAGAGGTCAGTTGTGTTCTTTTTGTTTTTCTTTGCTGTACGGATTTGGTCAAATTCGCCACACAGGTTCTGGATTGCCTTATCTCCAAGTAAATCATCCTTGATAGGTGTTGACTCTGTATCTGAAATGAGTTGTTTCCTTTCATCCTGAACTCTCTTCAACTGTTCATTCTGCCAGGTTTCCATTTTCTTGTTGATCTCATCAATCTCTGCCTGTTTCTTCTTATCTTCCTCAATCTTTTGTTCAAGTTCTTTCTTTGCTTCCTCATCCTGGATATCTGCAAGGATTGACCTGTTGATGACAAGTTTCATATCATTCATAAGGATGTCTGCCCACTTCTGCATCTGTTCATCACCTTCAGTAAGAGTCTTGATTTTGTCCTTGACTCCTTCAAGATTACTTTTGAGAGTCTCATCCTTAAACTTCATTGATACTGCCGGTTTTGGATCTGTCTCATTCTTTTTGGCATTGTTCATCTTGTAGTTATACCAGTCACAGGCAAAGTCAACCAATTCCTGACGTATTTTGTTACATTGGTCTTTCTTACTCAACTTCATTGTTGAGAATCCTGTAAGGTTGTCATCAAGTTCTTTATAAATCTTGATAATTTCAGGATCACCCTTGATTGATGCCCAGTCTTTCTTGAACATATTCTTCACCATACCAAACAATGTCTTCAAAAGACCTTCATTGATGGATACAAGTTCCTCATACTCCTTCTTTTCCATCATAGGATTATATACTTCATTGATGAAGTCATCCCTCTTCAATATTCTATCCATATTATTCAATGTTTATATTTATCTTTGGTAATTTATTCACTTGACCTATTGGTGTTGTTGCAAGACCATATGACTGTGGGTCAACAACCACAATGTCACCATTCTCATCAATACCCAGTTCTCCAACTGCGATTGCACCATTTACGAACAATGGTCCAGGAGGAATACTTGATGTTGTCTCTGCATCAAGACAGAACTGTGCCTTTCCACCATCAATGAGAATCTCCTTATATACAATTATATCATCAATGATACATTCACCATTTATGTATATTTCTATATCTGAACCATTACACTTGGTGAAGTAGAATGAATAATTCTTGATGTCATCTATTTCCTGACCTATTGCATAATCATTGATTCTTACTATAAGTTCACAAGGTTCTGAATCTGAATTTGAACCTGATTGAGCATGTATGTCAATCTTTATACCATTCTCAATACCTTCTGATGATAATACAAGTTTTCCTGAATTGACATAAAGGTAACCCTCATCATTGACACACTTTTGTACATCTTCAGCATTTTTTATGTACTTTCCATCACCCTTATAGTCATAGGTTTCTATTATACCATCAGGATAATCAATGTGAATACCCTCTTCATCAAAGATATTGTTTGGAAATTTTTCATCTACATCCGGTTCAACATAACCGTCAAATGGACCGTCACAAATTGCTTTCAGTCTAATGGTGTCACCATCTTCAAAGTATGCAGTACCACAGACATCACCAATGATGAATGTCCTGCATCTCTCTGTGTTTCCATCCTTCCACTGTTTGAATCTCCAACCCTTATCATCTCCTGGATTAGAGTTTGCATCGATTCTGTCACCACTGGGGATACAGAGAGCAACCAACTCATGACCTTCCATCACACCTTCAATGACATCTTCACCATCAGGATATCCATCATCCCTGTTTGATAATTTAGATATTACTATGTCTCCATTTGAGTTAACATAAAGAACTTTGAAATGTGATGACAGGTTATTTGAGTCAGAAACAACATTGTATCTCTTTCTTGCCCTATATACTGCTGTGATAACTGTGTCTTCTGTTATGGTGAAAGAAAACTCCTTGTTGGTGTCAATTATGTAATCCTCCAGGGAATCATCAGGACAGTCATCATCTGAACCAACAATTGCCCAACCTACAAAGATATGTGTAAGTGTATCCTCTGCCTTCAATCTGACTGTTGTTCCGGACCAGAACTGAACCGGATCTGAACCACATTCATCACCTATTTTGTTCAATACATCCTGGGAATCCTTATCTACCATATAAACAGTGAGATTGCACTTTTCACTGTCTTTGAAATCAAGATGATATACTTGGGAATAATCTTCTTTTTGTAATGAGGTGATGTTATCCGGATATGAGAATGAACCATATGAACAGTTGAACTGTCCATTAAGGTTCAATGTGATTGCATCAACTGTCCTCAAATCCACAACATCCTGGGTAGAACCATCTGCAATATAGAAATCAAAGCAGACATTCTGACCTCTGGTAACATCTTTCAGACAAGGGAAGTAAAGTGCATATTCATTTGTACAGTATTTGGTTCCGGCATCACAAGAGCTGGTTCCAACATTATATACATTAGTGATTGTGTTTGTTGACAATGTATTCATATATAAAAAATTATATATGATATTTATGAAAAAAGGAGATGATCACTCACCTCCTTTCTTAGTTATTTTCTTGGGAACTGCCCCACCTTTCAGCTTCTTGATTTCATTTTCCAGTTTTTCAACCTCTTCCTGCCAACCCTGTGTTTCAGTCATTGCTCTTTCATATTGAGCCTTGTATGAAGCAGATGATTCCATCCAGTGTCTGACCACTCCATTGAGTCTGTCATTTTCTGTCATAATTTCACCAAGTCTGTTTGTAAGAACCTTTACCTGGTCTTCAAAATTCATCTGGGATCTGAATCTCTCATCATCCTTCTCATCCTTCCTTATTGCAAGTATTCTGCCGCTGATTGAGAAATACAGAGAAGCAACTACATAAATGATTGCCAAAATGACAATGATTGTTTGAAATGTACTCATAGATTTAAATATTTATAGTTTAAAATTAGTTCCAAAGATCATGAAAGTGTTTTCTGAAAAGGTCAAGTGCTTTTTCAATGATTTCATCTTCCTCCTTTGTTTTTTCATTGTCTTGTGAAATCAGTCTGAATCCTTCAGTCATCACATTCAGGATGTTTATCCATTTATCAAATTCTATCTCATCCGGATGAATCTGGATTCTTATACACTCATTGGTGAATTCTTGAAGTCTGGGATATATGAACTTTGCTATTGTACCATCAAGACTCCAGGTTTCTGAAACATCAAATCCCCTTTCAAGTCTCTGTTTTTCATATTCATCCCATTCACTGTCATTGGTTTTGATTGATGAAAAACAGACATTCTTGATACCATATGGGTCTTTTGGTTGAACTTTGGAGTCTCTCCTGTCTGAAGAATAGTAGAATCTTCCACTTACATAAGACCACACCTGATCATACTTCAGGTCTACAACATACTCGAATGTTCCCATTGTAGGAGATATCTCCAACCTGTCATTCACATACTTGTAGAGGTTATATGTGTTCTCATCCTGGTGTTTGTGCATATATGACATATACAGGCTGTTGAAAAACCTCACATAAGACTTGTAATCAAAGAAGGTGTATTTCTTCTTGATGTTACATTCCTTTACAAGATCATCATTGATTGTGATTTTTACAATACCACCATGATTGAAAAACTCCAATGGTGTCAGTTCATCCAATATAACTTCCATAGAAATTTGATTTTTATAGATTAAAAATAACAAAAGTTTCAGAATATTGTATATGGAATTTTGTTATATTTAGAGTGTTTAGATATGAAAAAGTGTAAATACATAGAATTATTTGCAGGAGTTGGAGGATTCCATGTAGGTCTTGACAGGGCAGACAAGGATTTCTTCAAGTGTGTTATGGCAAATCAATGGGAGCCTGGTCTCAAAGACCAGTTTGCTGCCAATATATATAAGGAGAGATTTCCTGATGATCTTCTTATAAATGATGATATATGTAAGGTGTCAGGAGAAAACCTTGAAGCAGACCTTATGGTTGGTGGATTTTGCTGCCAGGACTACTCGGTTGCAAATAATAAATCGAGAGCATTAGGAATAGAAGGAAAGAAGGGTGTTCTCTGGTGGGAGATTATCAGACTTATATCTGAAATGAAGGAGAAACCCAAGTATCTCCTGTTTGAGAATGTGGACAGGATGCTCATCTCACCATCAAAGCAGAGAGGTAGGGACTTTGCCCTTATTATACAGTCACTGGTCAATCTGGGTTACAACCTGGAATGGAGGATAATCAATGCAGCCGAATATGGTATGCCCCAGAAGAGAAGGAGAATATTCATATTCGCTTTCCTGAAAGGTGAGTTCAAGATATTCTCACCTGATTCCTGGTTGTATTCGGATGGTATATTGGCCCAGGCATTTCCTGTAAAACCACAGGGTGATTCTGGTCTTTGGGGACTTGATGGCAGGAAGTTGAGTTCAGACCTTGTCAATCTTTCCGACAACTTCAACAAGAAGAATGTTGTCCTCAACCCATTTGAAAACGGTGGTGTTGTCATTGATGGACTTGTTTATACAGACAAACTCACACCTGATTATTCAGGACCATATACAACCCTTGGAGATATCCTTGTAAAAGGTGATGACAGAAAGTATGTGACTGATGATTATTACATACCCAATGATGAACTGTCAAAGTGGAAGTATGCCAAAGGTCCCAAGCAGATACCCAGGACAAACAAGGATGGACATGAGTATATGTACACAGAAGGAAGTATGGCATTTCCTGATCCTCTTGACAAACCGGCAAGAACACTCATCACCAGTGAGGTGACCATTGTGTCCAACAGATTCACCCATGTGATACAAGACCCGGAGACAGGTAAATTCCGCCGTCTGGTGCCGGTTGAACTTGAAAGGATACAGATGTTCCCCGACAACCATACGGAGGGCACTACAGACAAAAAAAGAGGTTTTCTGATGGGAAATGCTCTTGTATGCGGAATAGTGGAGAGGATAGGAAAGGAATTGATGAACAGAATTGGATAATTATGAAAGCATCAGAACTTGATATTGCCAAGGATATGTATTCCTTTGCCTTGATTGGTTACCTGGAACATGACTGTTATGAAACCAAGGAGAGAATGGAATGGTGGAGGAATTATGTGAAATATTTAATGATGAAAGAATATGACAGAAGGTGAAATTAATGTAATGAGGGCTCTTATGACTGATCCAAAATGTTCAACCTGTTGGTGTCAAAAGGAATGTGATGAAGTAAACGGGGAGACTTTGTGTGGTGTTATGAGAATGTATTATATTACCAGAAAATGAAAGTAACCACATTGGATGAGATAATCGAGAAGGATGTTCCGGAAGAAATGTACTTCAAGAAAAAGGACTGGGAGAAAAGGAAGTACCTCAGGACTACTCTTCCTATGATGTGTACTGTAAAAGGTGATGATGTCTATCTGTTTGTAGAGGGGATCAAACCACCCCAGATACTGAAACAGAAGAGGACAGAAGACGAGAAATTGAGAAGACACCGTTTCGGTGACAAGGGAAAGAAGTTCGGAAAGGGTTTCTATGCTGAACCCACAGGAGATGGATATGCCAACACACTCACCACATTCTCAATGGACAATTATGTCTGGGACAGAAACTACAAGGTGAGGGAACTGACAGACAGGGAGGCATTCCGCCTGATGGATGTTGACCCGGAGGATACTGACAAGATCCTGAAAGTTGTCCCCCAGAAGTACTGTAAGAAACTTGCTGGAAATAGTATAGTGGTGAATGTGATGACAGAGATGTTCAGAAATTTGTTTAGTGAAAGAAAAAATCCAGAAATACCTTTATTTTAATATGGAAGAACCGATTTATTTTAAGTGTAAGTTTGATAATATGATGGGAGTGACTCCGGCATCCGGTGAAGACACCTGGTACAGTTTCCTGAAAAAACTTCAAAAGACTTGGCCTACAGACAAACCTATTATATTCAATGAAGGTACCAATAATGAATGCCAGGTTGAATATCTTTGTTCATCAAGGATAGATGCGAATCCAATATTCAAATTGGTGAAAGGTGAGAGAAAGAATATTGAGTTTGGTGCATCCTGGTGTATAAATGGATATACTTTTGAAAGTAAGGATATAGTGTTTATTAAAACAGTGGCACAATATTAAAACAATTATGAAAAGATTAGTAATTATTGCAGAAAGTGAGGAAATGCCTCTCGTAAAAAAACTAGGGTATGACAGGTTTCCTGTTCTTATTACAGGTGTTGGTGCATTGAATGTCATTGAGGCATTGAAGGATGTTCCAAAGGATATAGAGATAATTAATATAGGATATGCCGGAAGTAAAGACCTTACACCAGGTAAGTTCTATGGTGTTCATTCTGTTACACTTTATCATCCTAATGTGCAGTATAATGAACCTGTATATAATCTTAAATTCACATCAAGTGCATGGTTTGAAGAAGTTGATGAAAGTGATTCTGACTTTGAAGGAGTAAGATGTTATACAGGTACAGACTTTGTTACCAAATCAGATGAGACTGGTTGTCTCTTTGATATGGAACTTGGATACATTATGGCACTTGGATTCAAGAATGTGACCGCATTCAAATATGTAAGTGACAATCTTGACCTCCAGGAGTACAGAAACACAATGAAAGAAGTGTCTCTGAATGAGAAATGATGTACACATAGTAAAGGTGGGACCCCATCAGCAGGACACAGTAATGTACACTGATGGGGTCTGCCGTTGTATATGTGTAGGTCAACACAACAATACCAACAGTTACCTGAAGATTCTGGATAATGGGAGAGTCAGGAAGATGACCACCAAGGAGATAGGAAGACTGATGGGTGTGGATGATGAGGATATTGACAAGATGACAGATGTCATGGCACCAGGGGTAGTCAATTCACTTTTCGGAAACTCCATTGTTGTTGATGTGATGACAAATATATTCAGGGAAATGTTCTATGAGGACAGGAAACCAAAAGAAGAAATAAAATTGTTTTGATTATGACAGACGATGAGAGAATAAGTATATTGAAACTTATAAGACAGGAGACTGGATGTGGTCTCAAGGAAGCAGAAGTAGGACTTAATAAACTCCTATATGCACTTAAAAACAAACCTATGGTGGTTATGGATAAACCTTCTGAATTGGTTATAACCTGGAAATGATATGAAAAAGGAAACATATACATGTGACAGATGTGGTGAAGATATCACATTGGATATTCAGATGTGGCACCGACCTCGTAATATCAACTTTGGTCTGTATTACTGGCATGGTGGAAGTATGGGTGGTGAAGAGGATATTGACAGGTTTGATTTTTGTCTGTGTGATAAGTGTGCAAAGGAACTATCGGATTATTTAAAGAATTGGTTAAAAAATAAGTGATATGGCAAGAGAGAAATTAAATAAGTTTATTGAAGATAAGTGGAGGGGTTATTCCTGGGGACTTGCTGTTGCAGTGAGTTTAAGGGAAGACAAGAAATATACATATGATGATGTCAAGAATGCATTCTCAGCAGGAGTGTATGAATTCTTGCAGGTTCTTAACCATAATAACATTGATGTTGATACTCTGGATTATGATGTAGAGTAATTTTTGTTATATTTAAGGTATGAAAAAATACAGAATCAGGAAAATGACACCCAGGGAATGTGGAAGACTGATGGGTGTGGAGGATAAGGACATCAACACAATGCTCAATGCAGATTTGAGTGACAATGCCCTTTATAAGATGTATGGAAACAGTATTGTTGTGGACTGTATGGTTCATATCTTTGATAATCTGTTTCTTAAGAAGAAAGAGGATAATATAACCAAGAAATTATGGTAAAGAAATATACAAAAAAGAATCCCTTGAGAGTGTTCACAGCATTTTCAGGTTATGATTCCCAGTGTCTGGCACTCAACAGATTGGGAATCTGTTATGATTTGGTGGGTTGGTCAGAGATAGACAAGGCTGCTATCATAGCCCATAATGCACTGTTTCCTCAGTATAAGGACAGGAATTATGGTGACATCTCCAAGATTGACTGGTCCCAGGTTCCGGATTTTGACCTGTTCACTTACAGTTCACCTTGCACGGACTTTTCAAATGCCGGTCAGCAGGCTGGTGGTGAGGAGGGTTCTGGCACCAGGTCATCACTTCTGTGGGAGTGTAGGAAGACCATCCTTGCAAAGAAACCAAAGTATCTGATGTTTGAGAATGTGAAGGCATTGGTTACTGACAAGTTCAAGTACCTCTTTGACAAGTGGTGTGCTGAACTTGAATCCTATGGTTATGTCAATTTCGCACAGGTTCTCAATGCAAAGGACTATGGTGTTCCACAGTCAAGGGAGAGGATATTTATGATCTCCATCTTAAAGACAGAGGATGACCCCAATCCATATTTTGAGTTCCCTCATAAGATAAAGCTGGAAAAGAGTGTTGAGGATATTCTTGAAGATGATGTTCCCAAGAAGTATTATATGGCTCAGGAAGTATCTGACAAGTATGTTGAGATTATGAACCAGGAATATCCAGATGATGAAGGTGAGGATATTGAACTGGAGGATGAGACATTATGGTAAGGAAAGTTATAAATACTTGTAAGGATGGCACAGCAAGAACCATTGTTGCCTGGTATGCAAAAGGTGGACGAAGTAATTTCGCGGCCTGGAATGGACCAGACAGATTTCTTATGACCGCTGTCCTTGAAGAATATGATGATGAAGAAGTACCTATGAACAGAAAAGAGAGGTTTATTGTAGATCACCAGGGATATGGTAAGGCAGATCCAAGACCAGGATCCCATATGGTCATTTCATCCAGGAAGGATGTCTGCACTACACTTACAACATTCTGCGGACTCAACAAGGCAGTTGTTGAGATTTATGAGGATGAGGATTCAGACAATGAAGAGGGTTTGTTTAATTCAGAAAGTGACAATTATGGAAAAGTTGAGTAATATGGATGGGACAAAAAATACATTCATGTATTTTGAAAAGAAAATGCCTGTTGAATTTTCTGAAGTATGTAAGGTTAAAAGGTTTTATAATTATATTATTGGCAGAAATGAGAACCCACCAAGATATTTTGATATGGTGTCAAAATTTCTGAAATATAGTTATAATGGTGATTTACCCAAAAAGGTTTATGATGTTGCTGTAAAGCTGAAACTTCCTGATTATAAAAAGGATTTGTTCTATATGAATGAGGATGGATATAAAAATGTTCATGCAAAAGAATATGATGACTTTTTTAAAAATCAACCATCAGATGAACAGGAAAGACTGTTTGCGGCATCAGATTATGGTGCAAGGACATTATTTCAACTTATGCAAGATGTTGAAAGCGGTAATGTGGTTGAAAGGATGATAGCATATCATACCAAAGGAATTCTATCACAAAATGAAAATGCCTCTGCCGGAAGTGGCAAGATTTCAACTTATTGTGACTTTATATATAAAAATCCACCAAGACCTGATAAGGAACAGATAGAAGTACCCATTGAATTGAAAACAAAGTTCACTTCAAAAATTAATAATACTGAAATTATAAAAATCAGGGGATCTATCAAAAAGATTATAGAGACAGAGGGTATGATTCTCGTTGTCTATGTAAAATTGAACAAAGCAGTACTTATAGATCCTATTGGAAAAGAATACACAATGAAACCTGGTAAGATGAAAGGTGGAAAGGATTGTGTTGATATATTTGTAAGTAGTGATGAATTTGTTGATTTCACCTTTTGGGAGTATGAAGATGTCAAAAGGATGATGAATATGATTTGGGACCAGTACCACAAAAGAGAAACCAAGTAGGTTTCTCTTTTTTGTTATATTTAGTCTATAAGAAATATATATAGATATGATAGATAGTAAATTGGTGATACTTTTACCTACTCCTGAACATATTGCCGAATTGAAGGAGAAAGGTGTGGATTTTGAAGTTGAACTGACAAGGATTGTTTATGACAACCTGAAACTCATAAAGGCAGACAAGAATCCCAGGAGACTTGGTATTGAAATAACAAAGGCACAGATGGATGACCTTCAGAAGTATGGTATAAATGCTGCCGAGTATTGTGCTGCCGAGTTCAAGAGAGAACTGCATAGTATGTTAACAAATAAAAAGAAGGATTGATTATGGTATATCAGATTTATTATGGTGAGAAAAGACCGGGTGAAACCCTCTTTGACATAGAATATTATATTAAGGAGAGTGATCGGGAGAAAGGTAAATGGATGGTTGAACTCCACAGTCTTTCATTCATTTCAGGTGCTGTTCATTTCATATGTAATGTTCTGAAACCTGAATTGAGGGAAGATTTCATCAAGGATTGTGAGGAATTGGAGGAACTCCGGGGATGGATTTGGGAAAGACACAGAAACTGGCCCAGAACTATGGATGAAGCATCAAATGATGAAAAGGAGTGGGGATACTATATAAAAGAAAAGATAGATACCTTCTGTAACAAATATGGATTATACATAAATATTGATTGATATGAAAGTAGCAGTTTGTGCAATAGCAAAGAAAGAAAACCTTTATATAAGGGAATGGGTTGAGTGGTACAAAAACCTTGGTGTAAGTAAGATATTCATTTATGACAACAATGATGTTGATGGTGAAAGATTTGAAGAGGTTATAAATGATTATATTGAATCTGGTTTTGTTGAGGTCATTGATGTTAGAGGAGTAGAAACATCTTCTATACAAGTTAATAAATATGAACAGGCATATAGAAGTTCTATCCAACACACATGTTATATTGAGTGTTATAAGGAAAGGGTGTCTGAATTTGATTGGGTACTTTTCTGTGATGTTGATGAATTTATAGAGTTCAAATTTGATTATACATTGGAGTCATTCCTTAATGATGATGTGTTTAAGGATGCAGATGTAATAATGTGTCCCTGGATAACATATGATGACAATGGATTGTTACATTATGAGGATAGACCTGTTGTAGAAAGATTCACACATTTGTCAAAAAGACAATGGTATGCATTTAAATCATTTGTGAGAACCAATAAGGAAGTGTATGATGAATCAATAAGACATATAATACACACATTCAGATTGGTTGGAGATAGAGTTAAATATGCAGATGGTTTAAAGGTTAATGGCCTTAATGATGACCATAATTTTTATGTAATTCCAAAATCTGAAGTAGATACTTTGCTTCCTCATTATAAATGTGTTGTGAACCATTATAAAACCAAGACCATAGAGGAATATCTGGAAAGGAGATATAATAGAGTTTGGACACAGGATGGATTCCTTGCATATCCCAAATTGGAAAAAATTGAAGATACAATAAAGGAGTTCTTTTCATATTGTGATGAGACAGATGAGAAACTTCAATATATAGAAGAATTTAAGAAGAAACATAATATAGAATCTTGATTGAAGGTGGATGAGAATCCACCTTTTTTTCATAAATAATTTATATGTAATATATGAATTATGGGTGTCATAAAGACTTGTTCAGAATATCTGGAAGAATCTGTTTGGGGAGGTATCCTGGATAAGGGTGCCGGAGAAAGTATAAAGAAAGAGGATGAGTATAATCCTGATTATATTGATTTTGGAAAGGATACCACAGTATATTGGGCAGATTGTGCTCTTGAGATTGATGGTGAGATAAAGTTTGACTATGATTGGATAAACGGTTGGATAAAATACAATGGTGACGGTTGGAGACTACCAACTGTTGAAGAAGTAAAACAACTCAACTGGGTGAGAGGATATTATAATCTGAAACCATTTGGTGATTTTAAAGGTGGATGTGTATGGTTTCATATCAGCAATAACATGAAGAACCCTGTATTTGATGAAAAGAATGTCCTGAAACTCAAAAGAATTCCAGGGATTCCTGATAAGACAAGTACCATAGACCAATTCTGGACAAAGGATATATTTGAAAGTGATGATTTTTGGAATGGATCTCCTAAAGTATATGGATTTAATAATGAAGGAAAATTCAGTATAAGGATTGTAAATAAAGATAATAAGTATCCAGCATTCCTGGTAAAAGACAAGAAATAAGAGTAGGAATTAAACCTACTCTTTTTTGTTTTTATCACTTTTATTTGTTATATTTGTAGTATGAAACATGAAGAAGAATTAACAAGTAAAGGTAAATACCTTTCATACATCCTCAGGCACAGTATGGAGGATTTCAATGAGGGCAAGATAGATGAAAATGGTTATATGCTCATCTCTGAACTGACCCAAAGAGGATTCACAGAGGAACTTATTGAGGAGATTGTACAGACAAACAACAAGTCAAGGTATGAGTATTCTCCTGACCATACCAGGATCAGGGCACGCCAGGGTCATTCAATTCCTGTTGATGTGGGGTTGACACCGACAACTCCACCGGATATACTTTATCATGGTACTGCTGACAGGTTTATAGAATCCATTTTCCAGGAAGGTCTGAAACCTATGTCCAGACTTTATGTCCATCTGTCTGCAGATTCCAATACTGCTGCAACAGTAGGTAAGAGACATGGAAAACCTGTGGTCCTGATCATTGATGCAAAGAAGATGGTAGAGGATGGGATAGAGTTTTTCCTGTCAAACAATGGTGTCTGGCTTACAAAGGAAGTATTACCGCAATATATCAAGTAACTTATGAAAGTTGCACTTTGTCTTATTGCCCGATTGGAGAATAAGTATATAAGGGAGTATGTCGAATATTACAGAAATCTGGGGTTTGACAAGATATTCATATATGACAACAACAGACCAGATGAAGAGAATATCATTGATGAGGTGAAAGACTTTGTTGATGATGGTTTTGTTGATGTCATTGATTGGAAGTATTTTGTTTCCACTGATCAGAGAACATCATACCAGGATTGCTGGGATAATCATAAAGATGAATATGACTGGATTGCTTTCTTTGATGCAGATGAATACCTTGTACTTAATAATACATCAAATATTAAGGATTTCTTGGGTAATAAGATTTATGATGGGTATAATATAGTAACTGTTGGAGCTGTGAATTATGATGATAATGACATTATAATCAATGATTCCAATACCAGACTTGACAAATATACAAGAATAGGGAAAAAACAAATTGATAATTGGGTAAAGAGTATCATAAGATGTAAGGATAATAATGTTGATTTTATGGATCAGGAATATTATTCTTACCATGTACCAAAAATAGAACATCAGGAATGTATTTGTGATGCTGATGGAGTCTTTTATAATACTGAAAATAATGATAAATTTATTAAAGGCATATGGTATTCTGGAGATGCCAAGAATGCTTTTTTAAAGCATTTTCCTACAGGATGTATTGATGACTTTGTTAAATACAAGAATGTCAGGAAACATATTGTTTGGCATGATTTTATAGGAATACAATACTTCCGCAACCGTAATGAGATGAATCAGGAAAAGGAAGATTATTTAATAAAACATAAAATCAAATAAGATATGAAAGTTGCCCTTTGTTTGATTGCCAGGTTAGAGAACAAATATTTGAGGGAATATGTTGAATATTATAAAAATCTGGGATTTGACAAAATATTCATATATGACAACAACAGACCCGGAGAGGAAAGAATCATTGATGAGGTAAATGACTTTGTTGATGGTGGTTTCATTGAGGTAATTGAATGGACAGATTGTTCATTAAAATCTCAAATACTTTCATACCAGGATTGCTGGGATAATCATAAAGATGAATATGACTGGATTGCTTTCTTTGATGCGGATGAATATCTTGTACTTAACTCTGCATCAAACATCAAGGATTTCTTGAGTAATAAGATATATGATGGATATAATGTAATAACGGTTACTAATAAGGATTATGATGATAATGACATTATAATCAATGGTTCCAATACCAGACTTGACAAATATACCAGAGAAAATAGAAAGACCCATTGGGTATTTGTGAAAAGTATTGTCCGCTGTGAGAATAATGAAGTCAGG